GCACCAATTAACCGTGCCACAGAGTGCTTTTCTTGATATTCGCTCATATCAAAACGAATTAATTGCATACCCATTTTATCTGCCAATGCCCGTGCAGTTTCAGTTTTACCAGTACCTGTTGGTCCTAAGAATAAAAAACTACCAATTGGTTTGTTTGGATTTTTCATGCCAGCCTGAGAAACAAAAATTTTATCAAGCAAATTATCAACAGCGGTATCTTGTCCGTAAACAGATGCTTTCATCGAACCTTCTAAATCCGATAGATTTTTACTTTCTTTCTGAGCCACCATTTCCAACGGCATATTAACCATTTTACTAAGTTCATAAGTAACTTGTTCAATATCAACAAGTTGCTCAATACCTTCCATACCGTCTTCGTCTTTTACCTTATAACGAGCACAGGCACAATCGATGATATCAATAGCCTTGTCCGGTAACTTTTTATCGGACATATATTTCATTGAAAGTTTGACTGATTGGTCAATAGCACCGTCAGTAATTTTAACATTATGATGTTTTTCATAATATTTCTTAATACCTTTAATAATTTTAACGGCAAGTTCTGGTGTAGGTTCGTCTACGGTCACACGCTGGAATCGACGCATTAATGCACGATCCTTTTCAAAGTGTTTACGATAGTCTTCCCAAGTAGTAGATGCTACAAGTTTAATAACACCTTTGGTAAGAATAGGTTTGAGCATGTTACTCATATCATTGCTTGATTGATTAGCAGCACCTGCACCCTGCATCATATGTGCTTCGTCAATGAAAAGAATAACTTTTCCTTTCTTTTCTAGAGCATTTAATACGGCTTTAACACGTTCTTCAAAATCACCGCGATACTTACTACCGGCAAGTAAAGCACTAATGTCTAAACTATAAACTTGATGGTCCTGGATAAATTTAGGAACCTTCTTTTCAAAGATTTTACGAGCAAGTCCTTCTACAATAGCAGTTTTACCAACACCTGGCTCGCCTACTAATAGAACATTACATTTATTTCGACGAGCAAGAACAAGTTGAACTTTTTCAAGTTCCTCGTCTCGACCGATAACAGGGTCAATTTTGCGCTGCTTTGCCTGCAGACTTAGGTTAGTACAGAATGTATTAATAATTCGCTCCATCTGGTTTGGATTAGCAACTGCGGTTTCGTGGCTAATTTCTTCATCGTTATTAACCATTTCTTGAAAATAATTAATAAATTTTTCTTTAGTAAGTCCGCCTTTATTTAAAAAATAAAATGCAAAACTATTTTTTTCGTTTAAGATGCTTACAATAACATCTGCAATTTCAATTCGTTGACGGCCACTGAACAATACTTGTGTGAAACAGCGATTAAGCACACGTTCTACAGCATGAGTCTTTCTTGGCTTTTCACATTCTGTATTTTTAATATCATTGAGATTATTTTTAATGTAGTGATCTAAATTTGTTTTAATAAAATTAGCATCTGCACCAAACTCAACAATTAGTTTAAATGAATCAGCATCGTTCATAATACCAAGTAACAAATGTTCTATGGTAATATATTCGTGTTCTAGGCTTTTTGCCATAGACATAGAATTTTCAAAAATTTGTTGTAGGCTTTGGCTTGGTTCAATCATTATTCAACTCCGTCTCTTAATTGTTGTATTTTATGTATTTGTTTATCTGTTAGGTTACGTGGAATATTGACATTAATTTTAATCAATAATGGTCCACGAATTTTTGAACGCATATTTGGCAAACCTTCTCCTCTGCAACTTAATATTGTATTTGATTGAGTTCCTGCAGGAACATTTACATTAATAGTCTTTCCTGAAATAGTTGGGACATCGATAGTACTTCCTAGGATAGCGTCCCATACGGAAATATTGTGTTCGAAGATTAACGAATCGCCATCTCGAATAAATGTTGGATGTTTTCTAATATAAAGATTAACAATTAAATCTCCAGCAGGAACATCTCGTAATGTTGTATCCCCCATTCCTTCGTATCTAATTTGTTGACCATGATCAACACCGGCAGGAATAGAAATATTAATTAATTTTCGTTGTCCTCCTGGAATGGTAATCTCAGCATTTAGATCTTTACCGTTCAATACTTCTTCTAATGAAAGTTCAACATTGATGTTGACAGATCTGTTTCTTCTCATAGGTCTTCTTCCAAACCCAAACTGAGAAAATATATCATCCATGCCAGGCATCCCGCCACCGAAATGGAATTCAAACGGCCCTTGATTATAGAAGCCGCCTCCCATTCCTGGTTGTGCATTTGGATCTCCGCCCATGTCAATAATGCGTTTCTTTTCAGGATCGCTTAATGCTTCATATGCGGTAGATATTTCTTTAAACTTATTTTGGTCACCACCACGATCGGGATGATGCTTCATCGCAAGTTTGCGATAAGCCTTTTTAATCTCGTCGTCCGATGCACCTCTTTGTAAACCTAATGTTGAGTAATAATCCATAATACTATTATACAATAAAAAAAGGACCACGTCAAGCAGTCCTTTTATTTAATTAAGATTTACTGAGCTCAAATTATTTTTTATCCGGTTTTGTCCCTTCAACCTTTGTGCCTTCTTTCTTTTCGTGTTTTTTCATTGTTTTACATTTTTCAACTTCTTTACCTGTTTTAGCATCTTTGGTTTTGATACAAACCTTTTCTGCTTTTGCAGGAGCATCTGCTGCTATTGCTGTAATTGAAAATGTTGTTGCTATTACTAGTGCTAAAAGATTTTTCATATCTTTCTCCTTAAATTTCTGGTTGATCTGGTTGCATTGGCATTGGTTTGCCTTTGCTGCTTAATGCAGGTGTTGCTACTGCTGGCGCTCCAAAACTTGGAGTCGGACTAGGTGCGCTTCCAAAGCCGCTTCCGCCAAAGCCACTTGGGGCGCTTGGTGCTCCAAAACTTGGCGCAGGTGATGCACCGAAACCGCTTGCTGGCGCAGAGCCAAATGTTGCTGGGCTGCTTGGTGCCACTGGTTGAATACCGCCATTATTAGCTCCTCCTAATTTTTCTTGAGTTCTACCAAATGCTGCAATACCTAAAACAGCACCCATCGCTATGTGAAACAAACCAGCACCTTGTAGAGTCAACGGATTCCATTGTGTTATTTGTTGGTGTTGCATAGTCTGTAATAAACTCCATAAAATAGGAAATATTACCATATCCATTGTACAGACCAGCATATACATCCAGCCCATCATAGGACGCCATTTACTATTCATCCAATCTTCTTTTTTCTTTTCGCTTTCGCTTTTAATTTCTTCGCTCATTGCTCGCTCCTAATTTATGTTAGAACCACAAAAATAAGCCATTTAGACTTAATAGTATTCCAACTCCTGCTACTGCAAAACTCCCCCAGAACATTGCCATGCTAACTGCTAAAATACTTGCTGATAGAACAACAATTGCTAACTGGTATGCCGTTGACGCATAGCCGATCCACGGGCTAGACTTTTTAGCCTCTTCACGAGCCGCTTCCATAGCACGAGCCTTTTCGGCAATTTCTTTCTTGTCAGAATCCATGCGTTCTTTCTCAGCCATAAATTCTGCACGTAGTTTAGGATCGTTAGTTGTTTTTGCGGCAATCTCGTAACTAACGCCACGGCCTGCCTTGGCCTGATATTGTGCCCATGTATTGTTAGCACCCAATGTATTGTTTAATACCGTGCTACTTAACTTACCGCCATACCATGCGTTTACCGCTAGTAACAACGCAAATATAGAAATCACCATACCTGCTTTGTCTTTTAATTTTGCTTCTCTTTCGCTGCGTGAACCCACTGGTGGCTTAGGTGCATCTGGGTCTTTAGGTTGCTTGTTGATTAAATTTAGTACTGAATCTACTAATCCTGCCATGTATATCGCTCCTTTAAATACTAACTTTATTTAAGTGTTTCCCAAATTTTTTGTTGGCCTTTGTACCAAGAAATCCAATTATCAACTTGAGCTCTGCAATCATAATATTCTTTATAATTGTCTGTTACAACTTCAACAATTGTGCTAAGTTTATCGTTTTTAGAATCAACGGTCTTTAAGTCCGGACACGCTTCTAAAAGTTCTTTAGGAACCTCCGGCCATTTTGGAACCACCGGAGCAGTAGCTAGGCATCCTGTAAGTAAAAATGCAGGAATTAAGAATGCTATTTTTTTCATTTCTTAACCTCTGGATTTGTTGCTGCCTTGTTTATTAACTCGTTAACTTTGGGATCTATTTTGCAATCAGAGTTAATCTGACGTTCAACTTCTTTAATTTCTGTTTTAACCGTGTTGTAATATTCAACACGGACTTTTTGTTTCTTTTTCTTTTCTTCTTGTAGCTGCTTGTTTAAATTAGAACTGGCCATTTCTGCTTGTGCAACTTTATCTTCAGCTTCTTCAACTTTTGCTCTCCACGATGCTTCGGTATCGTAGCCGCCTTTAAAGTATACCCCACTAACTAATAACGCTACACTAACTATTTGTATTAACAAATGATACGGAGCTAGAGCAGGAAACCAACGAACTATCCTGTGAAGTAAAAAGAAACTTAAAACAACGCCTATGGTTCCTGCAAGCAATATTAAATGTATAGCATACATTAATACTGAGTCAGGTACCCATGCTAGCATCCACATCTGTTATGCTCCAAAAACATGTAGGGCGTGGTTGTAATGTTTGATGCGATCTTCTAAACCAATTGTACCACCGTTGATGCGTTTTGTTAAGGTAAGAATGTCGCCCTTGTCCGCCCATTGGTTTAAATTGTTGCTTTCCCAGAACCAGCAAGCTGATTGAATAGCACCTTCAAATGTTTGTAGGTATTCACTAGCTTCCTCAACGGGAATGTCCAACGATGCTGCAAACCAAGTATAGTTTTCTTTACCAGTTAACTGAATAAGTCCACGACCGCAGTAACGGAAACCGTCGCCGGATGCTTCGTCGCCGTTGCCCATACGATTAGCATAAATGCGATTAGCAATAGCTTCTTGCTTGTTAGGTAAACTAGCATAGTGATTAGCTGTTGCATCGTCTGGGAAATACTTAGGGAAAATCTTACGTAGGCTAGGTGCCTTGTAGTTTAAGTTTTCTTTTAATACACGGAACCCACCGGACTCGTGAGCGCATTGTGCCATAAAAGCTGCCACACGCTGCGGTGTATTAATTTCGTAGTCTGGAAGAATTTCGTTTAACGCTTCATACCAATGATCAATATATGGGTTACCTTTAATAATTTCCCCTACTTGATCTCTAGTAAAATTAAATGTAAAACTCATTATTCAATCCTTTTTAATAACATAGAACGATTACCATTGTTGAAAACAAAATTTTCTCCAATCTTATTAATGCCGTAATCGCCTAATACTTTTGTAAGCCAAAATATTTCGCTAGTTGCTTTTTCGTCTACAGAATAAGCGCCTTCTGTTGCTTCTAAAATAGACTCGGGTGTATCGTCTTTTATAATTTCTAATTGAACTTTAACATCAAATGGTTTATGAATTGTTATTATGTTATTGTTCAATGTTAAATTGTCCATTAAGGTTTTTGTAAAAAATTTTTTAACATCTTCGGTTTTTACTTGTCCCATGTGTTCTTCGTAGGCACGTGAATCACTTGGAATAATTTTTCTTAGAATTTCTTCACTAACTTCGTGAATGTCGGAACTTCTGTGATATTTAAATTTAAAATCATCGTTGCCGGTTAGTTTTTTAACTCCATAACATAATTCTTTAATTTGTTCTGCTAACCTAGGACTACGATTTAATTCTACAAAAACAGAATATTCACCTTTTTCGTTTTCGCCTGAACTAACATCTGCATCTAAAACAAAGTGATAACCTTTTTCAATAAATTCCATTAAATCGCGAGCAGGTGATCTATCTTTAACTTGAAAGCTAACGACACAAACATCCTTATCCTCACCCATCTTAGATTTGTATGTGTCAACTTCAAAAAGAGAATACACTAAATCTTTAAGGTCGTTGGTTCTTAAACCCTCATCAAGTTGTTTATGCATTGGTCATGTCCTGTACAGCTTCTTCGCTGGCATCTGGTGCTGCTGTTGCTACACCGTATTGATTAACAACATCTTCTATTTTGTTGCTGTCTAAATTTCTATGACCTCTGTCAACATCGGCCATTAATTTTTTAGGCATAGTTATACGAACTAGCCATACATCTTCGTGGTCAATTTTGCCTTTTTTAGTACCAGGGCGAATATCATCTGGTGTTTTAATTTTTCTTACTTTAGCTAATCTTGTTTCGCCAAACTCAACTTTGCAGCCGTATTCAATTAAACGCATGCCGCCCTTCGGTTCCGGCATTTCTTTCTTAGGCCACATAAAAGTACACTCTACAAAGTAACGACTTTCGTTAGGGCCAGAAACTAATTCGCCGTCAATCCAGTTATCGAAAACATAGATATCTAATTCGTCAACAACACGCTCAAAATCTTTGAGTAATTTTAAGCTGTTATTACTGCCGTAAATATTTTCGATGTTATTAATAATATCTTTTAAATCGACCATAATATCTCCCTTTGTATTTATCGCGAAAATTTAATCATTACATATATCTTTTTAAAGCAAATGTTAAATACTTTTGTGTTCGGTCGCGGACACTACGGTTTTAGGGTCCGTGCCTAGCACTTACAAAGGAGGGCTAACCTTATATGAAGCGAAAAAGAGCGCAAGTTCAGCAAAAAGAGCAATATGATCCACGTTTTCAAAGCAACGTTATAAATATTGACCATAGATTAAATGAAAAGCGTAAGCGAGTTCAAATCTATCCCAAGAATTTAAGTCAAGAGACTTATCTACTAAAACTAAACGATCCCAACAAAATGATAGTTTTTGCCATCGGACCTGCGGGTACGGGTAAAACCATGCTGGGTGTTCAGTGGGCTATTGATCAATTAAAATATGGTTCTGCAGACAAGATTATTATTACTCGTCCTGCTGTCAGTGTTGATGAGCAACACGGATTCTTGCCCGGGGATTTAAATCAAAAGATGGAACCCTGGACCAAGCCCATTTTCGATGTTTTCGCTGAAAATTTTAATGCTAGAGAAGTAGAAAATTTTGTAAAAGAGGGGGTGATTGAAACCAGTCCTCTAGCATATATGCGCGGCAGAACTTTTAAAAATGCGGTCATCATAGCAGATGAAATGCAAAACGCCACACCGTCACAGATGAAAATGTTATTAACTCGCCTAGGATCAGGCAGCAAAATGGTGGTAACGGGGGACCTCCAACAAGCTGACCGCCCTAGCAACAACGGTTTATTAGAGTTTTTAAAGTTATATAACGACTTTAAAAATCACAGGTATGTGGACATAGTCCACTTTGATATACAAGACGTGGAACGCCACGAAGCAGTAAAGGAGATATTATCGATTTACGGTGACTCTTAATCTTTAGGAAGATGGGGGGTCAATTGATCCCCTATCGTTCTTTTATAAAATTCTAACATATCTTCGTATCCGGCTTCCGGATTTAAACCGTTTTTAATACATTTCTTTTCCTTGAAGTCTAAAATGACTTTAGCGGTTTGTATATGTTTTATTTTTAAAGTATTTTTAAATTCTGTAATTTCGTCGTGCTTACCGTTGGGTTTTAAGTAGTAAGTCACAATCATATATCTACTACTCATAATCTACCTAATTTAATTAATGTTGCTGAAAGATTAATTTCTGGATCAATAATTAAAGCGTGGTCAACTAACCCTTGTTTAATAATCAAGATTGCTTTGTCTTGATTTTCTTCCGAACCAAACACTTCAATATTATTATACAACCATGTATAAACCTCTTCCATTTCTTCTGCACGTAGTTTCCCGCAAAGCATTTTACGTGCTTCATTAATCTTACCTGCCTTAAACAAAGTAACCATATCAAACTTCCAGTCTGCTTCGCCTTGGTCGCCTTTGTTAGGTGCTGCGAGTGTACCTTCGTTGACATTCTGTTGTACTAGGTTAATACATTTACGCAGATCTGGGTATGTAACCTTTACATAGTTATCCAAGGTGTCAAGATCAAAGTCCACACCTTCATCGACGAGGATAGTAGCCACACGAGCAGTAAACTCTGTAATATCAGTACGTTCGACGTGGAAGCCTTGACACCGCGAATGTATAGCAGGAATAATACGATTGGGATAGTTACAAGTAAGAATGAAGCGAGCTGTTGCATGATACTCTTCCATAACGCCACGAAGTGCTGCCTGCGCATTAGGTGACAAATAATCAGCCTCGTCTAGTAGCACTACCTTAAACGGACCAAACGGAATCATCTGTACAAAGTTTGTAATCTTGTCACGAACGTCATCAACTGAGTTTGTACGACTTGCGTTAATCTCTAAGACATCATAATCTTCAATGCCTAGTTCGTGTATAAGGATTTTAGCAAGGGTAGTTTTACCTATGCCAGCACTACCGCTCAACAGCAGATGTGGAATGCTTTGATCTTTAATCCAGGTTTTAACTTGATTACGTTGATGATCGTCTCGAAACACATATCCATCTATACCTTTAGGACGGTATTTCTCTACCCATAGTTCTTTCATTCTTCTACCTTTATAATTTCACCACATTGATCATAGCTAACTTTGTGTATAGCAAACAGCACAGCTTCGTGCATTGATGGAAATGTTTTGCTTCTTAACTTGTTAGTAATATAGTAATATACCTTATACATTACACCATTTCTTCAATAACACCTAATACTTCTGCAACAATGAATAATCCGCCAGCAATATAAAAATCACCTAACATTAAAGTTGCACCTGCAATAATTCTTAATCCACTCTTAAAAAAACTAATATATTTGTGTTTAGTTGGATCAGGGATTTTTGATTTTGTTTCTTCTTTTTTATCTGAATTAATAACTTTATCTAATCTTGCTCTTAAATCTTTCATTACTTCAATATTTTCTTCATGTTGATTCATGTTTTAGTCCTTTGTTAATTTCAGCAGCAATTACACGCTGTCTTAGTTCACTTGTTGAAAAATTATGTTCTCGTTTGTTGAAATATAATTCGATTCCTCGATCCCAACATTCGTCTCGACCAGTAAACCTCTTGTCTTCGTACTCTTGTCCTAATATTCTAACATTAATAGGATAAGAAAGCAAGATGTTTACTAGATCGGCTTCGGTTTCGTATACTAAAATTTCGTCTACATACTTACAGGCTTTGAGCTGTTCATAGCGTTCAAAAACACTTTGTACTGGTTTGTTTTTGATGCCAGGGCGATCTATGGTGGGGTCGGTTTGTAGACCGACAATTAGATGTTCGCATTGAGTTTTTGCTTCTTTGAGCATCATAATGTGCCCGGCGTGAAACAAATCAAAAGTTGAGCAAGTAAAACCGATTTTCATTTAAATCCTTTTCTTTTATAGTAACATAATTATTAATGAGTTGTCTAGCTCTTTTTTCTCTATCGATTACCGTTTTTTCTCCAAGAATAATAATAATAAATTTATTTTCGGATTTTTCTACTAGTAATGCCAAACAACGTCCTGCAGGATTTGTATAACCGGTTTTGCTAAGAATGATATTGTCAAATTCAAATAACAGATTTTTGTTAGTGTTGCCTACTGATACATAAGAAATTTTCTTTTTATTTTTATTTTCAATTGTAAGATATTTTGATGATGAGCTAGTGGTAATTAAATTATATTTTGATGCTTCTTCTACAAGTTTTGATAAATCAAACGCTGTACTAATATTGCGTTTGTCTAAGCCGGAAGGGTCTGAATACGAAGTATTATTCATTTTGAGCAGTCTGGCCCTATTGTTCATTTCATCAATAAACATAGATCGTCCGCCCGGCCAACTATTTGCCAGTGCCTCTGCAGCAGCATTATCGCTTTTGATTAATAGAGAATCTAATAGATCTTTACGAGATACATGTTTAGATCTAAATATTCCACCTCGATATATTACTTGTTCTTGCAAATCTAAACCAGAATTAACAATAACCAATGCCGTCATTAATTTAGTTAATGATGCTATTGGACGTTGTATTCCTGCATACTCACCAACGACTATTTCTTTTTCTGTTTGATTATAAACGTAATATGACGGAACATTTGCAAAGACGGAAGATATTGAAAGGAAAAAAACAATAAAAAATTTTATCATTTAGTTACAAATGGATTTAGGTTTGGCGGAGTCCAACCGAGAGGTTTCAATACCTTACCATCCTCACGTTTGCGAACTTTGCCGGTTTCTGCATCAACTTTTGCAAAGTTGGTACGCATAACTTCTTTCCATCCGCCTTCGCCATCCATGCCGGCACTATGAATAGCACCAACGGTAACCACAATAAAATCTAACAAAGCATCAAGTGTTTCAACTTGATCATTATTGTCAATAGCAACTTGTAGTTCTTTCCATTCTTCTTTCATTAGCTCTAGGTAAAGTTTAAACTGCTCTTGATTAAAGGTGTCTGTGGTTTGATCACAGGCCTTCATAAATTTTTCTTGATCACGAAATGGATTTGTCATATTAACCTTTTTTTAAAATTGATATTAATTTTTTCTTTTCACGATCATCTAACCATTCTTTTTCAAGTTTTCCAAATTCCGGCGAATCGTGTATTGCTTTATCAACTACCTCTTTTATAAGATAAAGTTCTTTTTTAATTTCAAAAGAGGTAAACCCGTCATTATATACACTTGAACATTCCCTAGCCAAGGAACGAAGTTGAGTTATAATGTCGGGAGTATCCCAATTTTTTTTAAATGCCATTATAGAAAATCTTCTGGCCTTATATCAACGCTTGATCCATTAGAATGTTCAGCACCAATATAAACATCATTTGGTTTTTCGTCGGATACCGCAAGTATGCACTTAGTGTCTACTTTTTGAATTTCTTTAACACTATCGCCGTCGTCGATTTTAATCTTGCGAGTCCATCGTCCGTGTTCTACTAAAATCCATTGTCCTTCTTTAACGTCAGTTTGTTTAGGACCAACTTTGTAGACTTTACCCCATCTAGGTTTGATACCATGCACTTTAGCATCGTCACTTTGGATAACAATACCACTCTTGGTTATTTGCTCACCGAAATCCATGTCGTAAATGATAACATCTTCGTTAATGGCACGAATTTTAATGTGCTTAACATCATAACTCATAGATTAACCTTTTTTTCTTGTAGGTACGTCTTCTTTAATTGCTCGTGGGTTAGAAGAATAATAGTCCTGAAGAATTTGTTCTCTAGTCTTTACAACTTTCCCACCGGGACCTAATTCGTCACCTCGAGCATTTACTTTCATGTTTCCTACGGCAGGTAAAAGTTCGTTTTGCAAATTTAACTTTTCCATGTCAACGTCTTTGCCTCTTAAGCTGGTATATGTTTTACCCATTTTATATCTCCTTGAAGAATTCTTCTATTGGTAATTTGTATTTAATACTATCGATCTTATGTACCCCTATCAAATAGAGTACGTAACTTGCTACACTAGATCCACGTCCTACACCCCATACTACATTGTTGGCTCTAAGAGTATCCACTAGATATTTCATTGCTTGTAGTACAGGAACCATATTATTTTTGCGATAAAGTTCTAATTCTGTAATTAATCTTTCATAATTTTCTTTTGGACATTGATCAATTAAAAATCCCTCAATATCCATGTCGGCATAATCTTTAGGAATATTCCAGTGATTTATATCTACGGTGTTTTTTGGAACTGGATAATTTAAATGTTCTGAATATAATCTTTCAACATATAAAGAAATGTCGCCGGGCTCTACAACACATTGATCCAATATTTCAGGACCGTGTCGTAGAATACCTTCGATTAATTGTGATTCTGTATTTTTAACTAACATTGATTAGTTGATCCAAATCGTTATCTAAATCGGACTTTTTAGCATGAAGTCTTCTTTGTCTTTCATCTTTATACATTATAATGAAAGTTTCGATTTGTGTCAACATCTCAATTTTTCCCAAACGTTGCGCTTGGAAATATTTTTTTGAAAGCTCAAGTATTTTTTCTTCAATCTCTTGGTCTTTGAGCTCTGAAAGATTATCAACAAGAGGGTTAAACATTAACTAAATTGTCCGCCGTATTTTAGAAAGATTTTTTCTGAACTATGTCTCCAAACTTCAACAAATACAGGATCAGTTGTAGATTGAACCGTAATAGCATTGCCGCTCCATGCATCATCTGAATTTTTCTTAAAAATAGTTCCGCCTGTGGTAACAAATGTAATGGTTCTTGAAGAACCGTCTCCGTAAATTTCAAGTGTAACTTTACCAACACCTAATGGTGTTAGCTCATCTACAAACACAGGATCTCCTGGGAAATTTAAAAAATCAACGTTTGAATTAATACCAAATCGATAAATTTGATAAGGACCATTTTGATAATCTATGGTGATATCTGTAGATACTGAACCACCGTCAAACTTTTGATCTCTGTTATCTTGGAATATTGCTCTACTGATAACATTTTTTTCAAAATCGTTGTTATCATTCAATTTTGCTGTGTTATTTTGGAGGTCTGTAATTTCTGTTTTTGCAGAACTCAAACTAGTTTTTATAGTATCAAAATTATCTCTAAACACCTGTGTGTCGTTGTCTTGTCCTGCTACAGGAAAGTTTTCATTGATACTGATATAATTTATATTGCTGGTCACGGTAATTTTTCTCCACGTTGCGGAAATGCAAGATATTTATCTTCAAAATTTCCTTCTAATACGTCAATTAGGTAGCGATCTGATTCAAAATTTAAAGATTTAAAGTCAAACCCACTGGCTTTTATTCTTGAAACTATTGCTTCGGCCTTGCCCGGCAAACAATAGCAGATTGGTAATGCTTTTACATAACCTGGTTCAAATGCTGCATTATCTTGGATAGTTCTCATCCATAAAGGTAAAAATTCGCTGTCTCTTGATCCTAACTCCTTAATTCTATTTCTCATATTTTTAATAGAATTTGGGAATATTCTTTGATGATCGCTGTCGCTTACTAGCGGAATATCGCTGTCAATTTTAATAGAATCAAAACTAATAAGAACTTTGCTGTTAATATTATCTGGAAGATTTACAGATCTACTAATACTTTTTCCATTCTTTTCTAAAGGATCTCTAACTTCTACGTAGATAATTTCGTATTCTGTATCTTGAGTAATTACATTTTTACCCTTGGCATATTTTACGTCACCAAAAATTACTTTTTTTCTATAATGATTTCTACTCATTGCTTGTACATATTTTACAGCATCTACACTTTCAATCCCTGCAAAAACTAAAACTTTTAAATCAGTTTGTACACCGTAGTTTTTATCCCCATAACGATATATTTCGTTTGTTTTAAAAATAGTTCCGTCTGTAATAAAATTAAACCAGTCAAGTCGTTTTTCTTTATTTTGAAAAGCCTTGATATATAAATTTGCAAAAGTTTTATCACTTTCGCCTATTACCTTAACTTGGAACTCTCTTATGGATTCGGCAAAATGTACAGAATCTCTTGCTCTAATATTAAATTTAAAGGTCTTGTCAAAGGTACTTTCCGACGCATCGAATGTTATATTATAGGAAAAAGAACCAGTCGAATCTTCGGCGCTTGAATCTCTGTCATAAAATCTTGTAAGGCCAGGGCCATTAGCATCTGAAAATTGTCTAACTTTACCGTTTATATCGCCGGTGCTGATTAATTGTAATCCTGGCGGTAATGTTCCACTTATAAATTCATAAACGGTTCTACCTCCATATAATAAACTTTTTGCATGAACGGTTAGGTTACTAGGTTTATTAACTTTAATTGATCCTAGGTCTGGATCAGTAATCCATTCTATGCTACTTTCAATTTCTCCAATAACATCAACGGTAAAAGTTTTAGCACTTATAGAAACACTAGAAATCCAATAGTCTGGATTTTCAGAAGGTGCCCTATTTCTATTTTCAACAATACACACATAAACAAATCCGTCAAATACAACCGCATCATTTACAGGATATGTAATAGTTGAAGACCACGATCCTCTTAGATTATAAGAAAGTGTAGATATAGATTCTAAGAAATTAACAGCGGATATTGTAAATTGATATGTTTTTGTAACCGCAGCTTGGTAAGGAACCTTACCCGCAATTTCCCCAGTGTGTTGGTCAATGGTCATTCCTGGAGGAAGAACGCTAGATGAACCGTCTGGATTTATTGTTTCTAAGAAATATACCAGCGTACCAGTAAGACCAATTTGTCTGTAAACATCTAAGAAAATAGTAATATAATTATTAGCTCTAAATCTTCCTAGGTAAGATTCTGTTATCCATAGGGGAGTTCTTGTACTACTCGAATCTGCTTGGAATAAATTAGTATCAACTTGAACAATGGAGTTATCTGCTTGTAAAAACTCTTCAGTAACAACCCATATTCTAAATAATCTTTTTACTTCATTTCTTCCGTCTGATACCGTAACAATAAATGTATAAGCACGACTTAATCTTTTAGGAGTTCGACTACTTTCCGAATAATCAAAATCTACATCGTCATATAGATAACTATCAAAACCATTAGATTTAGATTCCATTTTATCTAATGGCATCATATCAAAAGAAGAAGTATCGTATGCTCCGGTTGGATTTCCGTTGTATTCAACAGCAAAAATAGGATCTGTGAAACCAAAAATCCTTCCTTCTGATGTTAATGTAAGACCGGGCGGAAGTTCGCCTCCTAGGGGAGTTAGATAATATTTTAAAGTATCACCGGCTACAACATCGGCATCATATGCATCTAATTGAAAATCAACATAGCTGTTATCTAAGACAAAATATGCATCTTTAGGACCAACATTTAAAAACCCTTCTCTAGTGATCCATTGCGGCTCGTCTGATCCGTCAATAGAAATACTAAAGGTACGATCTTCTATATCTATACCGTCATCTGCACGAATTACAAATCTACTTTCTGTAAAAGCTCGAACTTCTGTTGGACTACCAGTAATAAAATTATTAGATACTCGTAGACCTCTAGGCAACGAACCAGCAATTAACGTAAAAGTTATATCTCCTGCTGTAGATGTTGCTTCGAGCGGAATTCTTAAAGGAACACGTTCTATAAGGATTCCTAAACTTCCTGCTGGAGTAATCCATGTTACTGCCATTAGCTAACTCCTTAAGGATTTCCTAGATCGCCTAGATCTACGTTTAACCAACTTGGATTTTCAATAGTGCCAAAATCAATATTAGCTACAGCTAATGCTAGCTGTGTAGGATTTATAAAAGTCCCGCCTATAGGACCAAAATCTAAATTAAGTAAAATTTGATTTAAATCTAAAACCGTATCAACCGTTACAACTGAACCAGAAGCGGCTGTCCTGATATTATCTCCACCTTGTATTGTTATATTAGTTGTATGTCCTGCCGAACTTGCAACAATATTTCCGAGGTCGGTATCAATTCTTGTAAACGCATCCGGTTGTGTTGAATTAATAATTAATGTATCTGGATTATCTTCAATTAAAATTTTTGTTCCTGGAACTAATTTTTTAAATGATAAGTTTGAGTCGGATTTCTCTTTAAAAATTCCATACCCTGTTGTTCCTACGTTTGATGCCGTTACGGTTATCTCTTGGGCTAAGGTAGCAAAATTAGCATTTACCTTTTGAAAAGCCGTGCGTAGATCATCGCCTAACCCGTCGTTTACTACATTGCCAATATTAATTGTTTGAATAGTCATAATGCGCTCTCTTTAGTATATTTAGCGTTAAATATCATTCAAATGCTCGATGATAAAATACACGCAGATAATGAATTTTGGACTACATTAAAATGGCCAGCGGCCCCTAACGATGATGATTATAAGGTATTTGAGCAGTATTGTACGGGTAGAGTTTTATTATTAGGCAGTACAAAAATGTTGCTCCCTCTGGCTACAGAAGCCTGGGATTTAGAACCTAAATATAAAGATGTTAAAATTAAAAATAAAGATTGGTTTGAATTAAACGAGCATTGGGACACTATTATAATTGATGGTGGATTAGCATTTGGTAAAGAGTTTACAGAACGTTTGTTGCCCATAGTACTAGCAAATTGTGATACTTTTGTTGCCCGTGCTTTCTTAAATCCCAACTGGCCCACAAAGTATGCCTGTTACTTCCCCCGTGCTGAGGAACTTACTCCACGGCCACAAGAACACCCAATTAACGAAATTTATACATTTTACATATGGAACAAATAACTAATCCCACAATCTTATCCATGTATTCAGGCGGCTTAGACAGCCTGGGCATGACCTACAAGTTGTTAACAGATCCTGAATATAAAAATTATGCTGTACACGTACACCATGTACATAACAAAAATGTAGAAAATAGACATAGAGCAGAAGCTATTGCTGTAGACCTTGCTCTTAAAGAGTTAAAGCGTTTAGGATTTAATTTTACTTATAGTGAAAGCGAAATAGGAAATCAACCCTATGGCAAATATTTTATGTTTGACTCGGATAGTATGAATTTTTTTGCGGGCTATATAGCAAGTGTAAATCCCGGTATAGAAAAAGTTGCTATGGGTATGCAGGCCAACGATGGCAATCTAGCACTTGAAGAACGTAGAGTTCGTGCTAATAAAATACTAGCGGCATTTACACCTGTAGAAAAGATTTATCCGGTGCTTAACTTGACTAAACGTGAGATCTACGACATGCTACCAGAAAGTCTGCGTAATATGTTTTGGTCGTGTCGTGTGCCTATCTATAGTGAAAAAAATATCGCACCTTGCGGACGGTGCGATACTTGTGTTAAACTTAAAGAACAAGGTATCCGTTAATAACCGTACTTGGCTTTAGTTGAAGTATATCTAGAACTTTGTACGGTTGTACCACCGTACCAAGTATCCATATAGCCTTGGTACCTATTTGTAGTTGTTATATAAGTCCAGTCACTCATGCCAACGCCAAAATAAGAAGAAGTTGGATGATCGCGTGTTACACTTGTTTGATTTACCTGATCACTGCTACCGTTTAATTCTAAACGAATAGAATTTGCGCTGTAATAGAAATATATGTGATTCCAAGCGTTAAGTGTAACTGGGTTATTTGAAGTAACATAAGTTATAGTGCCGGTCCAAGTTCCTGCATTTATCTTACCGTCAGATCTTATTTCAATCATATTGTAATGGTATCCGTTGGCTTCTGCTCCGCCAACATCGGTTTCAGAAAATATAGCAACATTTGCGGCTGTTGGCCAGAACCAAAAATCTAAATAATATTCATCAACCGTTCCTAAAATATCCGATTCAACCCAACCGCCACCAGTAAAGTTTAATACATTACTTCTACTAGTGTCGGGAAAGGTGCGAGATATTAATGATGGAGTTATCCCTCCGGCATACAGGTGTGTACTAGGAGTGCCATTCCATACATATGATCCGGCAGGGCCTCCTAATGCGTGTCCCGCGGCTGCTAATATTTGTGTTACTGGCATATTAATCCTCGTTACTAATATTATTAGCAGTCAACAACCAATCGTCCGGACTTATCTTCATTAGGGTAGCAGTTTGCATACCACCAAAACTCCAAATGCTTGGGTTAAGATATCCTGTTGCCCAAATACGAGCTGCCGATGATTGACCCCAATCTACAGGTTGTACATATATTCTGTAACCATCTGAAGTATCAAGATTCAACAATGTAATGATACTACCTACAGGAAACTCTGCATCTGACTTAGGTACATTGATTGTTAAATTTTGTACCCAACCTACACCCGGTGCGTGTTGGTTCTTAATGAACTTGCCACGATCTCCAGGAGTTAAGGTAATTTCCCAATTGAGCTGTACATTCTGTGTACTTTCTGGAATGTCGCTTGGGTTATGGTCTAAGTTGTCACCGTTGATAAACTTGATGTTGTCAACACCAACAATACCTTTAACTTCATAGTTACCATTTATAATTCTACATTGGAATCTATGGTTGTACCATGTAAGTGTAGCTGGATTGGCTTCATATTCAGCACTACTATCTAAGCCTTCTACACCTAATGCTATTAGGTCAGTGATTGTAGGTGCAGAATCAAATGACCAAGCTAGATCTACCGTCTTAGTTATTATGCCACTAGTGCCTTCTGTATCTGCTACAAAATCGTTGGTGATACATAACGAACTTATCATACCATTATCGTAGTCAGTGCCTAATATATCACTATAACCTACTATAGCGGCCTGTGTAGATGTTAAAGCAAAGTGTTGGAAATTGTTAGCATAGTCTACCCACATCCCTTGACCATTAGACATTTCCATATATCTAGCCCAGACCGGTGTCAGGCCAAGGTCAAATTTTTGTACAGCAAACCCGTCTGTATTGCTAAACATAGCATAAAAACCGCTAAGTCCAACATAAAGATATTCGTCACCGGTTTCATCGCGGGCAATATCTAAATGGGCACTCCAAGCACCGTACGGGCCGTTAGCGTATCTATAAAGGCTGTATGCTCCTTGGTTGTCAAGTTTATATATTTCATTTCCGCCACCATAATAGTTTGCGGTTGATGCATAAACAGCTCCATACGAGTCAGTAGCAATACTAGTAACATTGAACGAACTTGCCAATCCTGAAACCCATTGTGTAACACCTGATGAATTCAACTTCCAAACATATCCGCATCCACTGCCACCGTTAATTGATGAATTCATCGCTCCGCCAACAAATACATTATTTGCGCTGTCAACATACACGGTAGTTGACCAACCTTCGGTATAAGCATCACCGTCTTCTAAATCAAGGAACTTTCTCCAAGTAGACGTTAGCACAACTGGACGCTGGCTCACTTGTCTATGGATGCTGTAAGTACCTGTACTAAAGTCTTCAGTGGTGAATCCAATAGCGGTCATATCTAATCGAATAGTTGAAAGACTTGGAGTGCCTGCGGCAGTACCACCCTGCAACCCACCTGAGCCGTTTTCTGTTATAGTAAAGACCACGTCGTTAGTTGGAGTCGTACCACCTAACAAATTGCCAGTTACTCTTAGTGTGTCGCCGGCGGTATAGTTAGAACCAACGGCTGTTACTTCACTAATGTCATAATACACACCATTCTTATAATCAATGCGTACGGTAATAACAGCACCGCCGGCCGCAGGATTAGCCACGGTGTCATTTACTAAAGATATATTTGTAAATGCGCCAATAGCACTACCAAGCGTTTGCTTGCCCATGATGTTTGTGCCCGATATCTTCCAACTAGTATCTGGAGCACTCATTAAATCTCCAAGAATTGTAGTTGCTGACGCATCAAGTATCAACAAGCCGACACCCGAACCTGTTTGTGGTGTTAAGCCTGCTTTTACAACTTCCTCACCATATGAATTAGCAGATACGATCCAACCCAATGTTGGGTGTGAAGCCATATCGGTAGCATAAATGCTGTTATCTACATCGTAAAAATCTCGTGTACTAACTTCTTGACCATCACTAGTAAATGTAACTAATTTAATATATTCGTGACTTCTATCTGGATTAGCAGTACAAGCAACTCCAACTTGACCTAGGGCTGGATTGTAGGCAATAGCATTAGCATTCCAAGCATCTGATCCAACAAGTTTACTCCAGATAAGTTCGCCATCTTTGCTAAACTTGCTAATCATTGCGTCAGCAGTAGTATGATGTTCGCCGCCAATATAATAATTTCCGTCAGGATCTGTTGTTACGCAGTTATGACTAATGTCGTTATAGTTGTCTAAGGCCCAAAGATAGTTATAGTTGTCACCATAATCGCTGACAAATGTACTACCGTTGCGTGTAGTGCGAAGCGCAGTTTCAATAACTTTAATTTCTGTTTCTGAACGCATTGAAACATGACCAGGTGTTGTACCTGCTTCTTTACTGCTGACAAAGTTATCATCAGTACCTAAGAATAGTTCAACATTACCTGTGTGTCCTTTCATATGGATATGACCTAAGTCATCCATTGTGCTAGGAGCACCGCCTGTATAAATTTCCATATACTGGCCAAGGCTTACATAGTCGGTATCAGGATTAATTTTGGCAGTTTTCTTAGTTGAAGGAACATAATCGCCAGACTCAATAGTTATTGGAAACGCTGGGTTAGTCCATTCACTAACAACTTCGGCACCGTCCCAGGTGTATAATGCGGCTCCGGTATCTTGTCCATCAGTAGTGCCGCCGTTGATTATTCTAGTTTCACCGTTACGGAAAGTTATGATACAACCCGCTACTATTGTGCTTATAAATCCATCTGATAACACTACTCCGGTGATTGTTCCCATTCCGTTACTTTGAAGACCATAAAAGTCTGCTGTGAAAGTATATTTGAATCCTGTACCTGGATCGTTACCGTAGCCGTTTAAATCAGCATTAAGCGGAGTACCACTTGGTAATTGTAGGGAACCGTCATTCTTAAACACCCATTCGTTATCATAGGTATTGCCATTACTGCTGGTATAAATGTGTACTTCGCCGTTGTTAACAGAACCTAGTCCAGCACGAATAGTTACATCACCGCCATCACCTAGGCCGCCGAGACCTTGGCTAGTACTACCTGCGTTGATTTCAACAAATCCGCCTGTACCGTAACCCCACTGGACATCACCGCCTTCAATCTTTACATATCCGCCTTCTGTCCATGCGCCGCCTTCTGTACCTGCTTGTCCAACACCGCCACGGATTTTAATGTCACCGCCTGAGCCAACGTTGCCATTGCCGTTTTCACCGCCAGTACCGGCCCATAGATAAATGTCACCACCTTCACCGACAGCAGAATCTCCCCAACCGCCAAACCCTCGTTGTCCTTGGATGATTAATCGTCTGGCACTTGGATTGTTACTATTAGGTGCCGGTCCTGTGATAATAGTTTCACCGACCGTTGGATCATTACCCATTTGGAATGTTGGTCCATTGATAGTGTAACCGGGTTCATAAGAAGTCATCCCTATGGTTGGTAAAGTAATAGTGCCATCGCTGTTTAGAGTGAACGAATAAGCACCGTTAGTAAGACTACTACCACTAGTTGTTGTCACATATGAATCAATATCATTCATATAGTCTGGTTCGCCTGGACTACCAGTAAATGTATCTGCTAATATCCAAGTTGCGCCACCGTTAGTAGACACAAACATTTCTTCATCATCGTTGCCAGCATAAAACTTACCGCCTGAGTAGTGTAGTGCGTCGATGTATTGTCCATGACTGAATGTTAGTGTACCTGATATAAAAGCTCCAAGGCCAGAAGAATCAAACGCTGAAGACACACCAGAATCTGTATATAACATATTTCCGCTGCCAACATAGTATGTTCCGTTGTAGTCTGACGGAGTACAATTAGACAGCACAATCTTTTCATTAGTGTTGGCGCTATAGTTACCAAATGTAATTGCCGCAGTACTTGATTGGTTAATGCTAAAATCTGTTGCGGTGTATGGTTTAGGAATGCTGACCCACGGACCGTCTGGGATAGCAGGCCAATATAGTATCTGTCCGTTAGTAGTAGCAATCATAATTGTTGTGATGTCGTTGTAAGCACCAAACACAACTTCTGATACATCTGGTTCGTAGTTTACTTCCGCGGCAAATGCGCTACCTATATCGCCGATGGCAAATTGACTAAACCCACCGTATGTTGGATCTATGTTGTTATTATAGTACCAAGCATCGCTATCAGGGCCGTTATTCTGCATTATGTGCCAGCCGGTAAACTCTCCAGCGGCAGCGTAGGCTATTCTAGTAAATGGGTATTCTAATCCTAAACCGCTGAAATCAATCCAAGAGTTTTGCCCCATTGGCGTTGTAATATCTGTGGTGTAGAAAGCACCTAGGTTGTTATTGCTAGTAGTTAGTAAGAATCCAACGCCGTTAGTTTCAATGTCATAGAATTGTGCGTTACCTTGGAATCCAGCACCATTATCAAATGCGGCAAGGAACCCGCTATCGAGATCTACCTGTATCCAACTTGTTCCGTTAGAACTATATAGAATAACTGGTAGGTTATCAGTGTTACTACCCACCGCTACAAATTTTTCAATGCTGGCAAAATATTTTACTTGCTCAAAACTAAAACCGCTAAACCCAGTAACTTCAGTTACCGTTCCAGGAGTATCAGTTGATGCGTACCATAAAGCACCTCCATCACCATTACTAACATCAACAGCATTTGCAGTATATACAATCATATTAGGGCCAACAGCAACTCTGCCCACTCCAAGCATATTAGTTGTATATTCTGTCCAAGATATGCCGTCAGAGGAAGTAAATGATCTGCCATCAGAGTTAACAGCAACATATAATGTTGAAGTACTACCACCACTTTGTCCAGTGTAGGCTGTAGTTTGTTTTGTGCCATCTGGGAATGTTAAAGCACCGTCTGTGCTAAAATGCCAGTTAGATTGGCCTTCTTCTAAATGTCTATTGATTTGGATTTGTAGGCCGTCTTCGCCATTTAACCACATAGCATGACTGACCGTTTCGCTATCGTAGTCAATCTCAACACCACCATCGCTACCTTCAGCATTGACTAATGTAGGATATCCTTCTTGAGAACTAATAGTATTACCGTCAAATGTAATGTTACCAGTACTGCCACCGCCGCCGATAGTTTCAACTTCGCCGGCTCGCATCTTAGGACGGAATGGAATCTGTGTCCAGTCTGAGTCAACAAATGGATTAAAAGGATCTACTGCACTAGCAGAGTAAATGAACATGTCATTGCCTTCGTTCATTTCAACTAATGTAGGACTATACGAGCCAGCACTATCTACAGCGATTTCGTCAATGTATCCGTCGTCGTCCAATTGTGCCATAAACTCGGCAAATGTATTGCCATTAGCATTGCCGTATTGTTGGAAAGTCTGCCATCTAGCATAGTCGATGATTAACGGAGGACTTTCAAATGTTAATGTTTGATCACCGGTATCATTAACGTCTTCTACTTTGTAGTTTGTTGCTTGTGTAACGCCAGGAATAACAACACTGGTGTTACCTGCTTGTAAATCAACACCGCCAATTGTTAGTGTTGAACTTTGTATTTCAAATGGTTTAATTGCCATAGTCGCTCTTCCTTATTAATCTGCTGTACCAATTTCTAATGAATGTATAGAAACGGTGATATTATTGTTGAGATCTGTACCAGTTGCCAGTACTTCGACGAATCTTGTGGTTGGGTTTCTTTGAACTTCAAAAGTTGCCAGCGGCGATGGGCTGGTATAAATTATTCCATAAACTGACATTTCTGGATCTCCGTAACCGTAAGTGCCGTTAGCATATCCTCTTGAAGCAATGGTAGCTTCGCAAGTCTGTACGTGCCAACCTGTAGCATCTCCAGTTACATTGCCTTCTACTTGTATAGTTAGCTTGATAGCAGAAGTCCAATCTTGATTAGCTGACCATACTACCGTTCCTGTTGCAGCTGGAGCTGATGCAGTTGTTGCCCTAATAAAACTATGATTTTGTCTAACAAATCCTGCAGCCGGCAAAGTTAAACTACCGTCTGTATCAAATGTCCAAGATTTTGTAGTAAGATTGCTTGCGGCATCACTACGAATAGTAACAACACCTTGCGAACCTATTTGTAAATTGATATCAATTGTTTCTAAATAATTGTTAAAAGGAAGTGTCAGGATTCCGGAAGAACTTAATACTGCTTCAGAATCTCCGTTAACTAATCTATCAGTGGTTCCAGTAAATCCACTGCTGTTAAATAGCTCTGTGAAATTTGCATTTACCTTTTGAAAGGCAGTTCGGAGACTATCTCCTTTGCGATCATTAGCATTTGCTCCTACATTTATTGTTTGTTTTGTCATTGATCACTCCGTTATGCTAATGCTGCTATTCTTGCTTTAAAATCAGCAAAGTCTGTACTTGCTGCCACAAGTGCTTTTAATTCTGTTGTACTAATATGATCAGCAATAGATCCAAATACCGTTAGTTTATTTCTAACAATTAAATCATTTTCAAAAGTTCCATCGGTATTAAACACTACGGTTGGAACAACGGTAATTGTTGACGAATCTGTTGAATCGATTAAACTTGTAAAGAAATTTGTTGCAGTTAACGAGCCTAATACGGTTGTAGCATTGCCAGAATGTCCAATGGTTATCGGACCAGTGGTTGTACCGCTAGGTCCCGCACCAATATATACAGGAGCTGTTGCTGCTCCTATAACACTTGCTCCTCCTGTACCTCCAATTACTACACCATAGGTTGGATTCATACTAATAGTATTTCCATAACCATCTGATGAATTAATAGTACCTACAATCTGAGAATTGATAGCATCAACTAATAATGAAGAATCTTCACCAAATATACTTTGTTTAATATTTCCTTCTGCAGAAATAGTAATGGTGTCACTAGTTGGATCAGTTAATAATTCAATACCTGTTCCTGCAATAAATGTTAAGGTATCCGATACGGCATCTGCAATACAAGAATCTTGGCCTTGCACACCAATATTAACAAACCCAACCTTGGTATTTGAAATTGTAACGCTACCAGTACTTGAACTTATACTAATTCCTGCACCAGCAGATAAACTAGTAACACCTGTATTAGTTAATGTAACACTTCCTGTTCCTGCGCTTACGCTAATTCCAGTACTGCCGGCAATGCTTGTAACGCCTGTATTAGTTACGGTTACGGTATCGGATCCTGCATTGGTTGTTATGTTAATGCCAGTACCATTTGCAAAGGTTAAAATATCCGATGAATTTTGAGGATCTAAAGAACTTTGGCCAGCTACAGCAATAAAACGCCAAATGTTTTGTGTAATATTAGGAGAGCTGTTAGTAATTGTTACCGTTCCTGTACCAATTGACGGATCTAAAATAATACCAGTACCTGCAAGTAATTTAATAACGCCAGTGTTGGCAATTGTAATTCCACCAGTGGCTGCACTTACACTGATACCAGAACCGGCTGTTGCACTAGTAACTCCTAGGTTAGTTAATGTTACATTACCTTTTCCTGTCCCACTTACTCCAATTTGACCAGTAGTTCCTATTACCTGCGTAACACCGCTATTAGTAATAGTTAAGGAATCCGTGCCAGCTACCGTGGTCATTGTAATACCAGTGCCGTTTACAAAAGTTAATGTGTCGGTGGTATTGTCAGCAACAATATCACTTTGTCCGGAAACTGAAACGGTTTTAAATGATGCTTCGATCGGATCTTTAATTAGTTGTCCACCAATAGTTGAACCAGCAGGAAGGTTAACAATGCTTCCAGTTGACGATAAAATTGCTGATCCTAAATGGATTGAGTTGCCGCTAAGATATAAATCTTTCCATCGTCGTGCTGATGAACCTAAATCATATATTGAATTACTTGAAGGAACAATATCTGTTGATAATGCTGTTAAATCTACAGGATCGCCTCCGCCAATTGTTGCATATAATTCTATGAAGTTATCGTTAATTTTTTCAAATGCAGAATTAACGGTGTCCCAAAGAATTGGTGGTTGTTTTGGATCAATTTCTCTTCTAGCCATATTATGTTCTTCCTACGGCAACTTCAATAGTGCCAATGTGATCTGAATCGTATTCTTGTAACGCTTTGCCCACCGAAGAACCTGTCTTAATATCGCCTGTGGATGCAATAGCAACCCCAGGTATTTTACTGGTTACTAAGATGTCACCTTTCTTAATTTTTCCAACTACCTTACATGGTACACGACCTTGTAAGGCAATTTGATTTTTAAATCCTGGACAAGCACCATACATTGAATATGCTGCATTATCCGAAACAACACCTGCTACTCTTGTATCGCCTAAAGAATTTGTTGTTGTAACTTCTTTATCACCACCAAATACTAGAACGGTTCCAACTTCGTATTCTTGATCTCCCTCGTAAAATTCTGCAAGGTCAGCAGCATAAGTTGCCTGCAATCTTGAATTACCTTTAGTTGATCCGCCCGGTGTACTAGCCAATATCCATTGACCAGTAATTGTACCCGACGTAGTATCTGCACCTGTAGTAAGTGCTGTAGCGGTAACTCTTGAACAGCTAATAGGAGCAGCACTAAAACCATCTTGAGTTCTAAACGAATGAGCGTTATTGTCGTAGTAGGTTGTATTATCTGCCGTTAAAGAACCAGAACCAATTAAAACACCACCTTGGCCGTTAAAGGCATAAAGTCGTGTAGTACCGCCTGTTGCAGTTGAGTTTCTAGCAAGTGTTAAACTTGAACTTGTTTCTGAAGAAAGTTTTAATTTAACATCTTGTAATGTAAGAGTTCTTGCAGCAAAGTCGCCATTTGAATCTCTCTTAACAAGAGTGTTAACCGTTAAATCAGTAGCATCTGTAATAATAGAATAGTCAGAATCAAGTGTGCTTGATAATGAATTATTTCTTCTTAGGTACCCTGTTGTATTGTATTGAGATTTTTTAATAGCTCCACCAACATCAACAACCGTACTAAAGTTAACTGCGGCAACGTTATCTGTTGTAACACTAGAATTACCTAAAACGGTTCTTGCACCAATTTGTTGAATTTTGCCAACTAATAAACCATTATTTGAAACGGTAATCCAACCATTGGTAGATGTAAATTGTGAATTGTCAAAACTTGCTAAACCTAAATCTGCTTGAGCAATACCTGTAGCACTAGCACGAGTGCTGGCAGCAGTCATGTTTAATTTAGATTGATCAATAGCGGCACTAGAATTAACATCAGCATTAATAATAACACCAGGTTGAATTTGTGCATCTATAGTGTTGGCCGTTGAATCTATATCAAATAAAATATCACCGACCACTGCTGCATTAGTAATTTCATTTCCACTACCTGTGAATACAACAAAGTCGTTCGCTTCTATATTTCCAGGTGTAAAGTCTTGTAAATTATCTAATGTTAAACTTTGTAGATTAACTGCGTCAGTTAATTCAACCGGATCTTCAACATTTTTAATTCTATGAGTTCCAAGGTCCATATCTCCGTTCATGGTTAAATTACCATTTAACGGCATGAAACCTCCAGTTATTTGCGGAATTAATTGAACATCCGGGACAATTTCTCCTGTGTGAGTTAAACCTAATCTTCTCTCTAAATAAATTCTTGTGGCATTTTCTGTTGGTACCGTATCAGTAGCATTATCAGAGAATGACGAATCAGTAGAAAATTCAGCAATTGGAACACCACGTTTGAAACCAATACCGTCTAAGTTACTCAACGCAATCGCTGCGGAGAATGTAACACGACCAGTACCTTGGTCAACACGGAAATATGGTCCGACGTTAAAGTTACCAAATTGGTCAGTAGTTACATAGAATGTACGACCCGATCCTCTTTCTGCAGTTTCGGTTGCAGGATTTAACGGATTGACCGCAGCGCCATAAATTTCATTTGGATAATTTGTATCAGCATACGAACCTGTACCAATTTCTAATAGGTCGTGACCGGTAACACGAGTTAACGAAATACGAATAGTCAACGAACCGGATGCATTAGATGTTTTATTTGGAACACCGGCTTTTAAAGATGGCGGACTAGAGAATGTTAAGATATCATCTACCAATGGTGTATCGAGATAGACTCTTGCATAAGGTTCGTTGGTAACACCTTCAGCATCGTATTGAATAATAGTATATTCAGTACCAATCCATACAAATTTTGTTCCAACAATTCTAGTTCTATCTTCTGGTCCAATAGGAACCACAGCAAAATTACTATCGCCTACTCGACCTTTTACTTTGCCCCAACTATGAACGCCGGTTTGTGTTCCTGTAGTTTCTGCAGGATCTCCTCCCGGTGTTAAACTGACTCTAAACGAATGAGTTGATAATCCTGTTGAAAGAACAAAATAATTTTTAGTTATTGATAATCCGTCTGGTAATGATCCTGTTGTAGTAAATGCAATTACATCACCAGATGATAATCCGTGACTATTACTAGTGAATACTGCTGGCGCAGCAACGGTTACGGTAAATGTTGAAGTTGCACCAACAAACTCGTTTGGAGACCATGGAGTTAATTCAATATAATTGTAGTTTTCTCTTAGTGTTGTTCTTGCAAGACCGTATGGTGAAAAACTTATTGTTCCAGTACCAGCAGAGGTAATTTCAATTGGAATACCTCCACGTGATTCGGAAATTCTAAATGTATTTTCTGATATGTCTTCACTGATAATAAAGTATCTTGTACCAGCTGTAATTCCGGTTGGTAAAGTTCCTGTTGAACTAAAAGAAACAATATATCCAGCAATTTGACCGTGAGCTGTGCAATTAATTTGTCCTGGATTACCTGTGGTAATCGTACAGATTTGTGAACCATTATCGTCGGTATATTCTTCAAATTGTAGAACACGATATACACTTTCTGTTTCGTTTAATTTAAGAGCGGTAGATGGTCTAGTAGCAACTTCAACAACGTCACCGGTTAATACCACCTGCGAATTTTGTCTAATTGTAACTTTAGTTCCATTTGGGATAGAATATGTTAAACCTGCGGTAGTTGAATTACCTGTACTTGCAATATTAAGTTTAGCCACACCTGCTGGCAAGTCTTGTGTATCAACAGAGTTAACAGAATATCTATAAAGATCACCGTCGGTGTGTATAACCTCAAGTTCTCCATTACTTAACGGTACATAGTCATAATTGTTAACATAAAGTGATAATCCGCCAACGGTGTTTGCATATAGCGCACTAGGAAAATAAACCGTAGCACCCTGTGACAAATTATAATATAAACTTACCGGAGTTGGAATCTCTAATGGATCACTGCCTTCTGCAACTAACGCATACACACCGTGGGCACTTGATCCTGATACAGAACGAATCTGTCCACCATTTAGTGCATAGTAAGAAATATAGCAATAGTAAGTAAACACTGACACAGCTTCTAATAAGCCGCCATTGGTTACCATAATACCATAACCCATATCAGCAACTTGTGTAAAGTCGTTGGCCAACATCGATCTGTTACCAGGCATTAGAATTTCGTATACGTTAGCAATTGAATTAATGTAATCAATTGTATCAGATTGTATGCTTGACTTGGCTGCTAACAATGCTGTTCTAGAATCAAGTGCAGTTGAATTGTATCCTGTTAATGTTGGATATGTTGCAGTTGGCGCAGCACTTGTGCCACTAGTAACTACGTCAATAACAATTTGAATTAAATTGCCTAGTGTGGTTGCTTCTGTTAAGGTTCCTGCTGAGCCTGTTTGTCTTGATGTTGCTGAATAACTAGAAGCCGGTGGAAGATTTCTAACAACTTGCTGTACTAGATATTTTACATAATCTAATGCAGCTATGGTTTCTTCTGTTTCACCTGCACCTAATTGAAGAACTTCTAAATCTCCAACTCCGTCATAATATTTTAATGCAGCATCTCTTGATTGACTATTACCACCATAGGTAAAATCATACAACATGGCTTCAATAATATATTGAATGTCTCTAGAACAACGATCACTATTATAAGTAAACGACGAACTAAATGGCGCAACATTTCCTGCTACTTGTGCTTCGATCCAACCAATTGCTTGATCTCTAATATATTGTATGTTAGCATATAACAACGCTTTGGCATTTGCCTGATTAGTTGTCATCGATGCCGGATTAATCAATGACAATGCTGGAGCAAATGTTTTGCCATTTTCAATAATAGTTGTTAATGCAGTTTCGTCTAATCTTAAAGTAGCTTGGCTAGCAGCGTCACCACTGATAGCAGCGTAGGCTAAATCATGAGCGTAATGAATAGCGTCAAGAGTTAGTGTAAGCTGTTCTTGTACAACTACTTCAGCATTTTGTTCTCTATAAGTAAAACCTGCTTTTCGTGCATGGTAGTTAGTTCCAAGAACAAAATCATAACCAACACCTTCTAAAATTAAACCAACGTCTCGACTACAGATATCTTCATTGTAATCAAATACACCAAACGGCCACGGAGTTACTTCGTCAAGGATTAGCGATGCTGAAGAACCGGTTGGGCTATAAACAAAATCTCTAACATAGTTAATTCGATAAACGGTATCGTTAACAATAAACGATGCTGGAAGATTTGGCAAACGCATTAAATCTGTAACACGTAAGAATGTTGTTGTAACAACTTCTGTTATTTTAAATTTTAAGTTTCCTGTAAATCCGTCAATGAACATACCGCCGGCAAATACATGAACATCTTTGCTTCGTGTAAAACTTGCACATTCTTGGGCATACGGTGACTTAGCAAGAATTTGACCTTCTGGGTCAAGTACCATCATAAAGCCGCCGTGACCTTGACAGGTTACAGCTCGAACAATATTTGCATCGTTACATAAAAATACGTCTAGATCATTGTTATTTTTTGGATAATTTACACTTCCAGAATTGTTAATAATATCAACAATCGCAGTGAACAATTCATTAATAACTGCCCCTGAACCTAATTCAGAAACAAATGCCAAATCAATTGTCTGTGCTTTTATAGTATTATAAACTTCTGTAATTTCAGTATTTGAAATAATAGTTTGTGCTAGATCATTTAAGTGAACCAATGCAGCTGATGTTTGTGTTAATTGATCAGTAATTGCTATTAATGCACTGGCATTGCTTTTATACTTCAATGCTGAAGAAACAGATCTACTATAACCTCCGTAGCGTAAATCGAATGCAATAGCATCAACAATTAAACCAACATCTCGAGCACATAATCTTTCATTGTATTCAAACGTATCGTCAAAAGGAGTTACATTATTTGTAACACGATAATTGATCCATGCAGTAATTTCATTTTGTAAGAAAACCTTGTTTAATTGTAAAAGGTCTGCGGCAGATCTAAAATGCCCTGGATTGTTTACCATTGGGTAAACAGGCATTGTAGGATCAGCAAGATAATGATATCCGTATAGTTGTTCGGCTGTAGTAAGTCCGTCTATTTCTAAATCTCTTCTAAAATACTGGAACGCCCACGGACTCGAGCTTTCACCGGACCTAGGTTTAACAATTACTCGTCTAAATTCATCACCGATAATAGCAACGTTTTGCGGAACTTTTAAAGGATAGTTTTCTTCATAGATACCAGATTCAATTAAAACAGAAATTTGAATTGTCTTAGTTACATCGCCATAGGCAATTTCTTCCCCAAGTTCAAAGGTACCGTATTTGATATCAACATCAAAGATTTCATCGCCGCCATCTAGCGAACCGTTATGAGAAAGGATCTGTGCCAATGCACCCGAAGTTTCTCCTTTAAGATATAGGCCTTCCCTAATATCTCTACCACGTGCAGCAACAGGATCACCGCTTAACACATCTCCGGTAAAGTCTGTTCGCAATCCGTTGGTATATATTTTAAATCGTGGAAGGTCTACAACTACGTTTGGTAATACGGTAAACCCAGACCCTTGGTCAGTAATTGTAATACTCTGAACGATACCGCCTGCAACTTCAGCAGTACCAAAAGCTCCAGACCCTGTAGTATCTCCAATTCCTCTAGTAATACGAACTGATACTAGACCATAACTAGATCCACCTGATATAATTTCAATATTATTAACTTTATATGTTACATTAAATTTTGCACCAACACCAAATTCACTATCACTGATAGTTGGAACTGCTGTATTACCTGGCAACACATCATATACACCAGATGAAACAACTCTAAATGTTGATATACCACCAGGGTTAGAAATAGTTGAAAGAACTTCTAATGTTGTTGGAGAACCTGATCCACCAGCAAGTGTAATAATATCACCGACTCGATAGTTGGTACCTCTTGTTTGTAATGTTACGGTATCTGCACTCATGTACACCTTACCGGTAAACCCAGAACCAGAACTTGGAGCAGTTGAAATACTGCTTAAGGTACACTTAAACTCTCCCTCGTTATAGGTTAAAACCTTTTTGTAAGGTCCAATGTCCAAACGAGATTCATTAACTAATTCTTCAGCACGTTTTAATGCTGCTTCGATCGTTCTATATGCATAGGCTAGCGCACGGCCTTGTAATTGCTCACTAACACCAGTTCTTTCGTCTTGACCAGATGTTGCAACATATAAGTTAACTGCTGATCCAAACGCTGAGTTATCAACATATCTTTTAGTGGCAGCAATCAAACCATCATAAACTTCATCGTCCGTAGGTTCTGGATCTCTTGAAAGAATCAACGGACCGCTCATTGTACCAAAATCTGGGTTTACAAAACCTGTTCTTGGATCAATTGCTTCAACACCTGCTCGAGAAATTTTGCTATCAGCGTAGCTCTTATTAACAGCTTCGTGTTGGTATATAGGTAATAATGGGTTAGAAGTAGTGCCTAGATCTAAGATTCTATATTGAGTAGCACCAGATCGAGTAGAAAGGTTTCCTCCAAGCTGAGGACTTGGATCTCCTGAAATTTCAGCAAATAAAGTGTTAATGGTAATTTCGTTAGTATTAGATGTAAAATCTAATTGAATACCTGTACCTGCTGTAAGCTGTTTAAATTGAATTCCTGTTTCTGTATTATTAACAGCTAAGATGGAATTTTCGTATCCAGCATACGATGTTGGAGTATCATCGAGGCCTTTAAACGTTAAGTTCTCGCCTAAACCTAATGAGCTATACAATTCTCTAAAGTTATCATTAACTTTACGGAACGAATCGCGTATGCTATCACCTGTACCGTCATTACCAACAGCACCAATATCTATTATTTTTCTAGCCATAGTCTATCCTACAAAATGGATTATTTCTATATTTAGCCCAATATTTTAAAAGCCAAATGTAAATAACATATGTTCTTAAAAACAGAAATACGAAAAACAGAATATATTCGTAATAGCAAGCTAGGTCATGGGCATACCTATTTTAGAAACAAGACCGTAGCGTTATTTCTTTGCGATAATTGTGATGAAAAATTTGAAAGAGATATTAGAAAAATTGATAGAAAAAGATTAAGCAACAATTTTTTTCATGTATGTTCAAAATGCGATGCTAAAAGATTTGCCCAAAGAAAGGGCGTTGAACAGAAAAAGATCTGGGATTTACCAGCTAGTGTTGAACTTCCTGTGAGTAAGTTTTAAGAAATTCGTTAAATGTTCTAGTGTTAAGCAATGGGTACGAATAAAATTGACAGGCAGAAACTATTTCTGATTCCCCATCGTAGTTTATAGTATAAAAGAATTTGTCATGCTGAGTCCAGTTATTATATAAATTTTCTTCTAACATTCTACAGCCATTAGATTCTAAAAATTTATCAACTAAAACATCTTTATTTGGTGTTTTAATAAGGCATAATGTTGTATAAATCATAGTTATTAATGTCATTTTTACAAAATCTCTTTGTGTAAAACTTACACACGATGCAGGAAAATTCCCTCTAAAGAAGCCTGTATTGCTGAATCTTTCGCTATTACTATATACAAATTTAAATTTTTCTTGATAATCGGGATCAACTGCTGCTGGACTGGCCGGCAGTAATTCGCTAAAAAAGGGATAAGGCAAACACGGAATTTGAGAAATAATAGATAGTGTACGTTTCCAAGAATCAACGGTTTGCCCCGGAAGTCCTTGTATAAGTTGTATTTGCGGATTAATTAAAGGATATTTTTCTAAAAGATTTAAAATGATATCTTTTTGAATTTCCCAACCAACGTCAGGTCTATCAATATTTTTAAGCACTTGTTCGTCTATATCTTGGATAGAAAATATAAGTTCGTAGCCTGTGGTTTGATCAACTAAATCTGATTCTAATAATAGATTATAAATTTTTTTATTATTTTCTATTCTTAATTTACTTAGATTTCCAAACACTTTAAAATTAGCATTTTCTTCTATATTTTTCTTTGCAAAATAAGCAACCATGTCTACATCTTCATCATATTGTCCTACATTTGCATCTGCTAAAAATATGTTTTTAATTCCTAGTTCTTGAAATAAATCAATTTCATCTTGGTAGGTAAATTTTCTTCTTGAGACTTTAGTAGAAAGACCACCGTTCCAATCACAAAATGTACAAGAATAAGGACACCCTCGTGTTAGCTCGTAGGGTAAAGATATGTCAAAATTATTGTCAAATTCGTATTGAACTATTTCTTGTAGTAATTTTTTATTATGACAATACGGACTTACTTTTATTTCAGGAACATATTTGAAATCTGCTACGATTTGTTTTTGTTTTTCTTTATCAAACCATCCTAGATTAGAAGTATTAAATGATAACAATTTTGTTTCTGTTAAAATACTTTCAACCAGGTCCGCAAATGCAACTTCGCCTGCTCCGTATACAGCATAGTCTATTCCAGGATTTTCAACAAAAAAGTTTTTGTTAACATTTACGTCAATGCTTGGCCCACCGGCGACAATTATAAAAGTTTTTTTATTTTGTATATTTTTTATTTGATTTAGTAAAAATGTATTGTTCCAGATATAATGACCAGTGCATAAAATATCAATTGATTTTTCTTTACAAAGTTTTAAAAGAGCGTCGTCTGATAATTGCCGTTGTTCGGGTTTTATCCAATTTAAATTATTAGATATGTTAGTTCTGTTTATATCAATATATGTTTTTAGATATAAAGATGAAATTCCTAAACTTAATGGTTGAATTGGAGAACACAACAGATCGTTAGGATGATAAAACAATACATTAAGTTGTTTCATTACATTCCAAAAATTTTCTTAATGTCTCCCATTTCTTGATTATACATACTAATAAATGGTTCTTGAAGATAAGGATTGCCGTCCGGTACAAGTTTGTTATATTGATATTGAATACGATAACATGTTCTACTTGCTATACCGCCTAATCTTCTATGTAAGGTAATTGAATTATCAAATAAAGATAAATCGTTATCTTGTTGATACCAATGGTCGTAAATGTATTTGTCAACAAATAAGGTTTTATTAATATAATCAAATACAGATTGAGATTCTTCTTGAGTCATTCCTTTAATTTTTTCAATAGTGTTAACACTATAATGAAGTCCTTTGATACCTATTGGATTTTGCATAACCAAAGGAAGTTCATTTGGAATAGGACACATATTTTTATACATCAAGTCATCTTGGTCTTGTCGAAGTCCTGGATTAATTCTTCCAGGAGTAAATTTATGTTCAATAATCATTTCGTCAAGTTCACTTCTAAAACTTTCTGTTTGTTCTTCGTACCAATCTGCAGTTGTTAAGAATCCAGTAGCACTACCAATAGTTCCTTCAACACCTAATAATGCTACTCCCGGAGCAAAACATAAATTCCCAGATTCGTTGCTGTGCCATAACAGCTCTCCTTCAGCAAACATTCCAAGAGGTTCTCCTTTTTCGTTTTTCTTCCCACTAACAATTTGAGACATTCCATCTTGGTCGCTCATGATCCTTAATACCGTCGCAGCCCATTTTTTATCATCGGGGTCAACAGGAATTCCATTAACAACATCGTTCGCAATCAAACTAGGAACGTCCCATGTTTGATATTTTTTAATCATTCTATAAAATGCTAGATAAACTACGGTTCCATGTTTAGTGATTAATTTTTCGTAAAGTTTTTGATCTAAATTTACATTTCGAAAAATTGTAACCAAAGATTTTAAATGAAGCTGACCAATTTCTATCCATTCTTCCTCAGTCATTGAATAAAAATCTATATCGTCGATAAACACACCAAATCTGCCCAAACCTGGAATCTTTGAAATTTTCATAATCTTGTCCTTAAACTCATATAAGAGTATTTAATTCCGCCAACGAATGTAAATAACAAACAAGGAGATTTAACTATGTTAAAACTATTAGCAAAACTTTTTGGTCGCAAAGATGCTGAACAACCAGCTGAAGCGCCATATAAAGTAGAAGCGCCAAAAGCCCCGGCAGAAGTAGAAGTAAGTGCTGCTAAATTTGAAGGTGAATTGAAAAGCCCGTCAGAACTTCAAGTAGAAGTTTTACAGGCTAAACAACAAGAACCTAAAAAGAAAGCACCTGCTAAAAAGAAGCCAGCGGCTCCTAAAAAGGAAGGTGCAAAGAAAGGCGGACGTAAGCCTAAATCAAAGCCCGCAGTTTAAAGCCTGTTGGTAGAGATCAAAGCTGGCTAAATTCTTAGCCTTTGATTCGCACATAATGTCGAAATGATCTCTAAAGCTCAGTGCCCATTCATTAACATCTGTATTCCAATAGAAGTTTGAATGTGCTCTGAGCTTTGCTTTTTTGTGTCCAGATTCTAAGAGGGTCGGAAGATCGGGACGTAATCCATTGGAATGACCAACGAGTACGTCTTCGCGAGAAACAGAGTAATGGCAAGTAGGACGCACACCGCGCCAACTATCAATAACCCGTTTAACACGGTCTTCGTTAGGATCAATATATTCCCCCGAGTTAATCCAGTGATGGTGTATGTCAAGTACAATTGGAACGATATCAGCAAGTTCCAAACAGGTGTCCAGATTGTGTGTAATTTCTTCATTTTCGATTGTGAGTGTGTTACGTGCTTCGGGTGTTAGCCTGCCCAATACAGCACGTATTCCCATTGGGCCTCTTCTTCCAGCGATATGAACATTGATTTTAAAGTCTTGAAACGTTTGGCCAAATCCCATCCAGCGAGCCATATCCACATGATATTCGAACTCTTCAATTGAACGATTTACAATATCATCTGACTCAGACGCCAACACGCAAAACTGACCAGGATGCATACTAAGCCGAACACCAGTCTGACGACTAATATCTCCGATGGTTCTAAATCCTTTTTCGCAATAGGCTCGTACGTCGGAATTCCTCCAATACCCGCCCCAACTTGGCTCAGTGTATACAGGAAGAATATCGCTACTGAGTCGTACCATTCTAAGATTTTCATCAAGTGTACCTACCCTTTCAACAAGTTTACGAGTGGCTTCAATGTTCTGCACCATTAGGTCCCAGAGCTTTTGTTCAGCAACATCTCGTGTCTGTCTATTTAACCAGGCTACGGTTGTAGCACCAGTGTTGTAGATTTTACACTCGTCTTTAGGTTTAATGCCGTCTACTTGATCAGGACGGTCGATCCATTTGCAGGCAAAGCCAATACGTTTATTCATACTACTATTATACAATCTTTATTGCCAGTTGTCAACAATAATAGGATCTTCAACATCGTGTGGATTTGGATCTCCGTGAAATACCAAAATTGAACAATCAATCGGAATGGTTGGATTTTTAATTGTTTTAAATTTTCTTGGCATGGTTCCAAAAGAAATTTCTGTTCTATCTCTAATTTCCCATTTATAACTCATGATATATTGATCTGGCCAAAATATTATCCTACCTTTGGCTACTTGGAATATCCAATCTTGATCTCCGTGTAGTTGCTGTGCCTTATTCATGTTATTTTTAAAAACGGTATAGATATCTGGATGCTGCCCTGCTACCCAACTCATTACAGAGCTGTTTAAAATTTTCCAAGCAGGATTAAACTTTCTATTAAAATCTCTAATGCCTAGGAATTCATTTTTAGTATAATCTTTGACAAGTTTATCAATGTTATTAACTATAACAACATCTAAATCAAGATACAAAATTCTTCCATTTAATCCAAGTCCAGGATCAAACATATGAACTTTATGCCACCACTTTTTAGTATAGCCTTGATCAGCTAAGATAATGCTTCTCACACCTTCTATAGGGTGTTGATCATCTGTTAAGCATATAAATTCGTAAGGCACGGTAAGATGTCGAGCGACCATATTGCGTAGTCTTTCCACATATTCTGGTCCATACTTATTTCCAAATCGAACACACAATACACTAATCATTAAATCACCAATGTCGTATAACGCCTGCCACAATAAAAAGATTTGTAATTATATAACAAAGAATAATGGCAGTTCGAACAAGGGCTACCATATCAGCTTCCTGCTTGGTAGCCCCTGCTTTCTCTCCAAGGGCCTTAGCCCAGATTCGCCATACTTTACGCATCGCCCTCGTAGATTGCAGAGTTCGCACCGTGTTCGAATACTTCTACTGATTTAACTCTTACACTTGGATTGATTGGATATCTTAGGTTACCTGATGCTAATAGTTCAGCCATCTTGTCGTAGCACATCTTGGCAAACATTTCACAGCCTACCGCAGGTACAATACGCAAATCACAAACACCGCTACGGCGGTACGGTTCAACTTGTACACGTTCCGGATTATTGTCGTGTTCTGGATTTGAACTCCAACCAGACATTGTTTTAAAACGATCTAACATTGGGTCGTCTTCGGCGATTACCAAAGTGTGATCGAACATATGATCTGCCCATGCTTTGAATTCTTTAAGTCCACCGAAATCCATAGCCCAATTTTTATCGTCTAATGTATCAGCTTCAAAAATTAATTTGATTCCAATTGAGTATCCGTGTAATGTTGAGCAGTGGCTGTGGGTGGCACGCCATTGTCTAAAACAGCATGATAAGCCGCGGTCGTTACCGTATGTTTTTGTTGAATAAAATTTCGCCATCTCTTGTCTCCTTTATAAAGTTGAGCGAGTTTGATGGCAGCAGAGTATTTTGAGAGGGATGACGCCAAGTCCTCTATAGACTTATTGTACTATAAAGTTATTTATAACGCAAGGAACGATACATTATTTTTTTGCCAATCTTTAGGAAAATCCCAATTAGGATTATTTAAAATTGTAAAATTTTTATTAGGAAAAAATTCAAATATTTTTTTAATTTGATATATCCAATAATTTGGATCTACAGCATTTGATGTTGATGATGAATAGTTTGATGTGTTTTTATAGATATTATTAACTTTATTATTGTTACCCCATAGATCAAAACCCACTAATGTAATGTTATCTGCCATGGTTGCTGCAATTAATAGAGCGTAAGGACCGCTATTCCAATGAAAGGGATTATCTATTCTTAAAGAACCAGTATAAGGCAAGTCAGGAAGTTCTTTAACATTAGGAAAAAAGGACAGCCATTCCTTTCTAGTGTATATAATTGTTTTTTTGTTATTGGGATTTTTTAATGCTTCTCGCACCATTCTCATGTCGCAGCATATAAGATGGTCTACACACATATCTCTATGTATTGCGTTACATCCTACTAGTGTATAATCTATAAATTGTGAAAGGTCTACGTTTTTTCTACTTTCACCGTTACCGATTACTAATGAATTCATTATCCTTTAATTTCGCCAAAGGGTAACCATTCTCCGGGCTCGCCTGATCGAACACATATCCAGCCAACAGATTTTCCTTTTTCAGGTTCTGAATTCCAAACAATGTCTCCTCTTTCATGAGAACCAAATTCAGGAGGACTTGATTTATATTGATGTAACTTGTCGTTGAATTTAATAGGACCTTTAACATGAAGATCAGCCCGCGAGTCCATAGTCTGAACACCAACAGAAACTTTACCATGTACTGAAACTTGAATTGGTCCTTCTGCTTTATTACCAAATTTAATATTTCCGCCTGCTTCAATTGTTATTCTAGGAGTGTTATCAGTTACTATGTTTAAATCATTGCTGGCAAATGTTCCAATTTTACCTTTAGAATTTTCGGCCCCAATGACAATTTCTAATCCTTCTTCAGCAACGCTTAGTGCAGAGTTAGGCATTTCTATACCAACACCAATTCTGCTGCTTGCAGATTTATAAAATACATATTGATCAATAACTACATCACCATCTACTAATAAACCTTTTAATCTACCAAGTTGTCTTAAATTACTTTTAATTACGCTGTTCCCTAATTCGTGTGCTGATAACACAGGGGAATTATCTATCAATACAGATTTGTCTTTTCCTAATTCAATGTTTTCGGAAATAAAAAATCTATCAGGATTTCCATTGAATACAATTTGTTTAGAATTGCCTTCTCCCGACCAAATGAAACCTTTGCCATAAAGACCGGTGTCGTTTGATTTAAATTCAACAAATGTAGGATTACTAATAGACCCTTCTCGTCCTTCAGCAAGATCTTTCAACGCTTTTGTAATTGTATCTAACGCAAGATTAATTTTGTCTGACATATTTTTCTCTTACTCTAATTTACCAAACTTTTTCCATTCGCCTGGATTTCCTGCTCTAACGCAGATCCATCCTGCATGTGTTTGTGGGTTGGTATTCCAGACAACATCTCCTGGTTTAAAGTTTCCTGATGTTGGTGCCGAATCGGCGTATTGATGAATGTGTCCGTGGAATCTAACAGCTCCGCCAACATGCAGATCAACTTCTGGATCTGGATTTTTAACTCTAATGGCAACTTTACCATGTACTGAAACTTGAATAGGTTGTTCTGTAGTATTTCCTAATAATATATCTCCACCTGCTGAAACACTAATGCGTGATATATTATCCGTTACAATATCAAATTGTTTACTGGCGTATGTACCAATGATTCCTCTGGTCTGTTCCCTACTACCAACCATAACTTCGATGCCGTCTTCAGCAACAGAGAAACCAGCATTGGGTAATTCAATACCTACTCCAAGTCGACTAGCGGTAGAATTATAGAATACATATTGATCAATAACAACGTCACCGTCAACTAATAATCCTTTAAGTCTACCTACTTCTCTTAAGTTACTTTTAGTAACGGTGTTTCCGAGAGCGGTTGAAGAAAGAACAGGTATATTGTCAATACCTATATGTTTATCTTTTCCTAAATAAAGATTTTCAGACGAAAACAATCTATCTGGATTGCCGTTGTACACAAATTGTTTAGCGTTACCTTCGCCAATCCAAAGAATGCCTTTACCAAAAATACCTTCTTGTTCTGTTTTTTTAAACTCTAACGAGCTTGATCTCTCAAATCTTAGATCAGCTTTTAATTCATTCACTTCAATGACTTGAGCTTTTAGTGTTCCTAAGACATTAATATTTTCTGCAATCACAGATTTTTCAACAGATAGATCACCTAAAACTTGTCCAGTTTTTATTTTTGAAATATAAACGTTATTGTCTTCGATAATAATTTGTTCAGCTGTGGCTTTGTCGTTGATTCCGGCACTTGCAAATCCTAAGATTTTTCCACCAGAAATGTGATCACCGCTAAGACTTCTTTTTGGAAGGTCTTTATGAAAAGTAGCAAGATTAATACCGGGTTTGTCAGCATTTTCAACTAGGGATTGAATGCTGCTTGCTAGGTAAGTTAAGGCTTGATCGATGTTGTTTTTGCTCATAGTAAGATATTTATCAATAGTTGTTTTGCGATAAATATCCAAAAGAGGAGTTTTTATGCCAGTCGCAACCACAGATGCGTTTAGAAATATTACAATTGGAGCAACAACTATTAGGGCAGAACAAGTAGGAGATACACTTACTATTTCTGCGGGCGGAAATATTACACTAACGCCCAACGATACAAATGACTCTTTTGAAATTGCCGCGGCACTTGCAATAACCGCTGATAATTCTACAAACGCTTCAAACTATCTAATATTTTCTAACTCAGCTACTGGATCTTTTACACCTAGAACTGATGTTAACTTATATTATAACCCTAGTACAGATACTTTAACTGCCGGAGTATTTGCTGTTTCTGCGGTGTCTACATCAACAGGAACCCCGTCGAACGCTGTGGTTCCAACGGGGTATATGCAGATTACTATAAACGGAACACAAAGATATGTTCCGTATTTTACTTAATTAGACCAACCTAAGAAGAATAACTTCTTCGTTGATTCGTCCGTTAAGTTTAATATCTACTGCTTTAATATCGTCCAAGAATTTACGCAACGCAACCTTGCCCGCCGCTTTAAATTCTTTAAGTTGCTCTTCTGGTTTACGCAAGGTCTTTTGAATACTCTTATGCTCGTCAAAACCTGTAATTGAAGTACCTTTTACTCCAAGTTCGCTAAATTCACCGGCAACATATTTTCCAAGTTTTCGACTCTTTGTATTAAAGACCCAGAGCTCTTTAGAACCGATAATATCAATAGGATTGATAGAAACTAGTTTGAGTTTATCGTCTTGTTTGAGATATTTCATCTTAGCAACAAGTTTAGCTTTGTCGGTAGGTTTCTTAGCACGAGGCTTCTTATTGACCTTAGCTTCTTGTGCTAGCATGTCGCAAGCAGAAAGAATTTCAGAGTAGAACGTAGTAATCTTTTTTAAGTTTGCTTTAGAAAGATGACTATATCCTTCTTTTAATTGCTCGTCTTTAGTAGTTGCGGCTTCAACAAATTCGTCATGTTGACGCTGATAAAAGTTTTTAATAATACGGGCATGAGCCGCTTTAACTTGACGACCACGCAATAGATTCAAAATCTTAAATGCCTTAGGATCAAAAGCATCTGGGTCTGCAGAAAACGATTCAATAGCATCTTCAATTTCTTCAGTCATTGCATAAGCGGCATCTCGAACACGTTCTTGAATACTAGGACCTGCAACGACAGGTTTGACCTCTTGGCCTTCTTCGGGCTCTTGTTCGTCGTCTTTGCCTTCGTCAATAATTTTGGCAATGGCTTTACTTAACCATTCTGCTGTGTTGCGACCTTCGTTAAAGTCTGCACGATGAGCAGGCATGCCTTTGAGCAAGTTAGCGGCAATAGCACCAACGGTAATAGAACAACGATTGTCTTTAGTATCTTTAAATGCTTTAATGACATCTTTAGGATAACCGTTAGCACCCATCCAGTTAATAACTTTGGGTTTAAGTTCCTTACCAGAAGATTCTAAACGATACCAAGTCATTGAATCACGGAAATGCTTACTAAACTGGTCAGCAGTCATAGATTCGTGTTCGTCCCATTTTGGACTTAGATCACGGCCTTTATTTTGACGAATAGCGATCGCTGCTTTTTTGAGTTTAGTTGCCATTTGATTCACTCCTTAATTAAACAATACATATATTATAGCACCATTTTATTCAGAAGTCAACCGTTCAATTTCAATTATATCGCCGTCTTCTGTTTCTTTATATATAATTGCAGACGGAAAATCAGCTAATGCTGTTTCAGCCATTTCTCGTGCCTCTTTAAGGCTTTTGGTGGTGTCTATCAGTTCTTCGTGTCCGTCAGCATCAACAGACCAGACCTCGTAAAGTTCCCAGGTCATTTTATTTTACCTTTTCTCCTTTGGTGTTAAAATTTTCCCAATCTCCACCAGGCGCTACTGCCCAGCCAAGACGTTGAAGATCATTCCGGATCTCGTCGGTAATAAATCCTTCAGGAAAATATCCATTTTGGATATCGTCGTCATATGATAGGCCGCCTCGAATACCAGAGCAGTACCAATCGATATAATCACCTTTTTGTTGCATATCTGCAATAATACCTCCGGCATAACGCCAAGAGCAACCCCATTCTTCTTGTTTTAATACAGGAATAACTTCCAATTTAATGAAACCGTTGTTACACATTGCCGCATATAAATTTTGAGCATAAGTGTCACTAGATCTTACTTTAGATAAAATCCAATCAGCAGTTAAGAGATCGTATTCCATATCATTAACACATCTTTCGGGATCGTCAAACCTTTGATCGTGTTCATTGAGGTGATTCTCAAACATTTTCAAATAATTCTCATTGATGGGTTCTCCCTTTTCGATCTGACGTTTTACATATCCTTCTTTTTGAAAAGTCATGCGTTCAGGGCTTTTTGAAACTTGTTTCATTTTAATTCAATATCTTTTGATACATATTGTCCAGTTTCTTCATAAAGTTTATTACATTCTTCTTGAGTACGCAATTTTACTTCACGAATAACGGTTCCATCTGGTTCACAAAATTCTACCTTATACGGGCCTAACACAACAACATATGTATCTTCTTCTTGCCAGTTATGTTCAGCATCAAATAACCAGCCTGCCCCACACATGCCGTCATCGTTACCTTCTAAATAATTCTTTTTAATTTCTTCTTGTTCTTCTTCAGTGATATCGTCGCTAAATTCAAACCAGCAGGCAACCTGATCTTCAAGATCACATCCATCATATTCACCATCGTCTGCTTTGCAATATTGGGTAGGACTATCAGCAGCTGATAGATTACATTCCATATCTTCAGCAATAAATCCTTTGCCCCAACGATAGTGGTCTTCTACATTAAACCAACTGATAGAGCCATCATCGTTTTCACGATACATTTCATAAACAATATAGATACTTTTCTTTTCAAGTGGAGTAATAGTATAATGTGCCATATTATGCCTCAGGGTTTTCTGTTAGTCCGCGCCATTGAGTAATTTTAACTTTTTTATCGTCTTGTTTCCAAGTTCTTCCAGTCCATTCTGCCATCCCCGGGCCGCCTAACGGCCACGGAGCATCTATACAAACTTCGTATTCGCCTTTATATTCTGGCTTAACATCTTTGTCAAACCAATCTGTTTTTGCAGGTTCTTCAGCTACAGGCCATTCGGTAGTTTCTTGTTCTTCTTCATCGGGATCAACATCCTCGCGGCTAACACCTTCGTAGACTTCTTCTGTATCGCCAACAATGATCCATTTGTTTTCTCCCCATTTGCCTGTGGTAGAATAATCATTATTATCTAATTCTTCTTCATTATATTCAACACCGTTAACAATACACCATCCGTCGGCATTGCTATAATTAAGTTTTATTTTTTTAGGATCAAATGGTTGTTTAAGTTCAATTTCCGCTCCAAACAATAGACCCTTTTCACCTTGACCACCCCAAAAGACAATCGTACCTTCGTCATAGTCATCAATATATTCTTCTTCCCAGCAGTTTACTTCAATACCATGATTGTCTAGATCTTCCGGATCAAGTGTGCATTGAAACACTTCGTCATTGTTTTCGTCGTAGATAGTTAAGTAATTGCCATTGTCTAATGTAGCGCCACTACATTGAATAGAGTTATGACCATCATACGGTGCACCGGGAGGAAACGGTCGAAGATCGTCTGGGACAAAAGTCCACTTCTCGTCATCCCAGTCACTGGCATATTCGTCTAGATCAATTTTATGTTCTTTAAAGAAATCATAAATTTTACGATCTACTTTTCCAAAATAGCATTCCCCACCATATGCACCTAGTTCAAGTCTATATGTGCGGGGAGTAAATTTAAGAATCTCGATTAATTCTTCTTTTTGTTTTTTAGTAGCCATTATACACAATCCCCTTCGTTTGCCTGTTTAATTGTTGCTGTGTTTTCTTTTTTTGCTTGTTGTTGATTACGAAAATCTTTAACATCTTTAACAGCAGATTTTAAAGTTTCTGCATAATTAAAAGCCTGTTGCTCAGTCATAGCAATAGTAGTTTGTGCGGTCACTGCACCAGTAGACCACAATTCCCAAGTTAATTTTACTTTTCGAACAATCCCATTAACCAGACTTTTCCATGCCCAATCAAACTCTTGCAACCAAACATTATCAATATCGTATCGATTTTTTACGGTTTCGTCCCAATAATTTGTTTTGATAGTTGTATAGACATTTACATTAACACCTGTTTCATCTGCTTCAATATCAAGATCGTGTTCGTGATTTGGTTGACCGCATCCGCAAACAATTTTATACATCTTGCTATTACCCCATTCGTGGGTAAGCATAATTCCTTCAGCAGGTGTTTGTGATTTCATTAAAGTGTTCCTTGATCGAATGTTTTGACGTTATGTCTATTTTCGTATATGGTATCGATGATTTTAAGATAATCGTCTTCGTCCATGATTGTTTTATAAAAACTAAAAGCCTGTACAGCCATAATGGCAGCAATCTCTGCCGGCTTATAATCTTCTAACATAATATTGTTAAATGCCATATATTTGCTGTAAAGCTCTTCGTGCTTAGATTTTCTTGTCATGTTTTCCTTGTTTGATGACGGTATTCTCGTTTTAACCACCATTTGAATTTCTGAAAATATTCTTCATGCGTATATTTAGGTTCGTTTACTTCAAAATGTTCTTCGCAATTTGCATACCACAAATCTCGAACCCAGGTTCTAAACGCAGAAGTTTTCATATTATGTCCAAAGTGATTGACGAATTTTAATTAAACGAATCATCATTGCCTCGTCCTCTTGTTCATATTGTAACTCTAATTTGTGTAACATGTCAAGAGATTTTTTAGATTCTGCTTTTTCTTTCTTTGTTTCGTCTTCTGGAAGAATCTCGTCTGGATATTTCACACGACGACGTTCACAGATATCGTGCCAGCCACTAACATCGTAGGGATCAGGACGAGCAGGGCGTTCGTACTTCCACCACTTGTAGAGTATTTCCATTTCTTTAGCAGCTTCTGCTTGATGTGTAGGAACTGCTTCGTGCTTTTTATCTTCGTCCAAAAAATCTGCATTGGTCAACGTTTTGGCCCAAGCGATATAGGCCATAGCAGCTTCTTCTGAACGCCAATTACGGTACCAACGACGCCACCAAGGATACTTGTATTTTTTACGAGCTTCATCATCCCAAACGCAGTAGTTCCATGCTAGTTCGATTTCAACGAATTCAACAAGTTCGTTAAAAAGACATGGCAGGAATCGATTCCCAACATCGCACCAAGTGCCACGCTTGATATCGCGAGGGTGAGCAGAAAGACAATGAGTACGAGTAATAAAGCGATTGTTAATATAATATCGAACATCGTTGATCCTATCAGGTATCCACATCCAAACATCCTGGATGTAATCAAGACCTTCTTCCGCTAGCCAATAACGGAAAGGATGCTTTTCTTTCGAAGCACGTTTCCACTGCGCCCAGCCTTTAGAAGTTTCTGCGTTTGGTTTAGCAGAACCTCTTAGCCAGTCGGCGAATTTTGAACAGGTCCAATAGTTTCTCATAATATAATCTCTCAAGACTTAATAGTCGAACACTTTAATTATACAAGAAATTAAAAAACCTGTCAAGATGATTCGATTTTACCCCATTTTATCTTTAACCAAATTCTTTCCATTACATAATGGACACCAGTTAAGATAATATGAATGGCAATCGCCGCACTAATACCTGTCCAAAATGCTGTAATTATAGTTGCAATAATTCTATAAGACACAGCCCTTGCCAATGTACGTTTACGTGTTTCCGTCATATTTTTCTCTGATAACCTGCTAGATTTAACATAATGCTATATTGCTCGTAGGCTTTTTGAACAGCAGGGTTAGTCTGTCGCATAAAAGATTCTTCACGTTCCTTTTCCATCAGCATTTGGAAGATATCAACTTCACTTTGTGTGTGATGGTGCCATTTGAAGAAACGATTTTCCAATTCTACCAAAGCACGTAGCCTACCTTCTGGGATCTCAACGGTAAACACACGTTCAGACTCGTGTTCTATAAAATCGTTTCTAATGATATCAGCCCGTGTAGGGTCTGTAAAGAACTGAGGAGGACGGTATCTTACCCTCCTCTTTTGATCATTGAGAACACGAACTTCGTAGTTCTCGCAGAATTTATCTAATTCTTTAGACATTTTGAACCAAACTCTCGCTCATTGGGAAGATAGCAGCAATAGCTTTTGCACAAGCCAACGCAACTTCCTGATGTTCTTTTTGTGTACCATTGCCTGAACGCAGTTCTATAAAATGAATCCACGAACGTAACGTTCCATTCATGTACAAACGGCTTTCAATCAAGCCCTCAGGCAATACAGCACGAGCTTGTTCCTTGGCAATACCGTTGTCAATAGCCCATTGATATGCTAATCTTGCTTCTGTAATGACATTATTTTGTCGAATCTCCCACTCTCGTTGCAAACGTTTGTCATCGGTTTCTATACTATTTTGTCGATTTGTGGTGTCTTGGAGTCGTGCTTCTCTAAGTACAAAGTTGAGATCCTTTGTTGGGTCAGCGTAACGTTGGCTGAACTCCTGGAAACTAAAACTTCTGTGTCGTAAGATTTGCCTTGCAATATCTCGTGTTGTCGTAATTTCCATGCAAGCTGAAACCATTTCGAGAGGACTCCAGTGTGCGTGTTTAACGAGATACTTGATAAGTTTTTCGCTTGTGTCAGTGTTGAGCTGGTTACTCGGGTTTGAGACTCGGGCGCAGTAGGCGATGAGCTCTTGCGCATCTGTAATTCCTGCGTCGGCAAAATCGGTTGTTGGTTGTGAATAGGAGACGAGCTTGACATCCATTTATATTTCCTTTAAATCGCTAAATCAAAATTAACAGCACATCGAGGACCATGTTTAGGAATTCCTCCTCCGTGTCGAAGTGTGCCGTCAAATAAAACAACTCTTCCTTTTTTTGGTGTTACTCGTTTAATAATATTGTCATGATCGTCAAAGAATACGGTGTCACCATCGCTGTCATTAACATAATACAATACAACTAAATGAGGATAAGGAAGGTCAACATGTGCATCATAATATTCTTTATCAGTATTATATGGCATTAATACAAAAATTCTGCCAACTAATATATCTTTAAATTGAATATTTTCTTTTGCAAATACTAATTGAGGGATCAAACCAAAATTTGGTAAGTGAGAAGATAATGTATTAGATGATTTAAGAACATGAACAAAACTTAACGGAGTTATAGATTCCTCTCGTGCTGTGAGTTCATATTTACATTTTAGATCTATAATAGGGTGCATCATTTTGTCCCCACTAATACCTAAAATGCTCAACTCGTAATAGTCTTGAAGATGTTCTGGAATAACATCATCTAATACCTTTATCACTTTTGTTCTTCTTCCTCTGGTTCATTAAAACATAAACTTTCTAATGTTTTATAATGTTCATAGGCCTTTTGAAGGGCTTGAAATTTTTCAAGTTTTTTTGGATCAGGTACAAGTATTGATAACCTTTCTTCCATTTTTTTAAGAAACTCTTTTAAACTAATGTCACCAAGTTTAATATCAGCTTCTTTATCTAGTTGAATACCGTTACCGTCAAAGTTAACTCTAGGAGGAGATACGTTTAAAGTTCCATAGCACGTTGATCCGGTATTAATTGTATAACAAGGAGATGACGTCCATGAACCAGTAGAAGTAGTGTAAGATGTTCCAGAGGTTGTACTTGGTAGAGTTATCGTGGTAATTGGGGTTGTCGTTAACGAATCTAGAGAAGAAATCGTTATAGTGTCGATGCCGCTATAAGATAAATCGGTCATCGATTGAGCGGCTCCGACAGCACCAATGCCTAAAACAACATCATCAGAAATACTTGCTATTTCATCTGATTTAATTGCTTCAAGTTGTTCATTGGTTAACATTTTATTTTCCTTTTGCTTCTTTGCGAGCATTTTTCTCATCGGTGATCTCACTGCGACGAGCTTTAACTAACTTAGCAACTTCTTGTAGAGCTTTACGTGCTCTTGTACCTGCTGCCCCATTACCCGATGTAAACTTTGCATCTTCTGCTAGGAATGTTTCGAAAGCTGATTTTAATTGTTCTACGGTATTTGACATATTATATTTTTCCTTATGATAATTGGTGTGGTCGGTAGGTTTCGAACCTACAAGAACTGCGGGCTATGCCCATCGTTCCGGCCCCTTTCCAAACTATAGGTTTGGCGGGAGGTCTGCCATATTCCACTCACGACCACATACTTATTATATACTCGCAATCCCTCTAGAACAACTGATTGTGGCTTAAATATGTTCAGTTTATGAATATCAATTTTCAAGAAATACCATTTCAAAATATAACAAGATTTGGACAACGAACTATGTTGTCTGACAATTTGTTTTCTGTTAGTTGGATCTTAGGACGATTTTGTAATTACAAATGTAGTTACTGCTGGCCATATGCTAGATCGGATAAGCAAGATTATCAAGAGTTTTCCGTTTATACCAAAGCCATAGACGAAATTAAAAATCAAGCTAGGGAAAATGGTTTTAATAAGTTTCATTGGTCTTTTAGCGGAGGGGAACCTACTGCCTATAAACAATTATTAGACCTAGTTAAACATATTGATGACGGTCCCCAAACACCTTACCAAAGCATACACATGACTACCAATTTAAGTCCCGGTAGTAAATGGTGGAAGACTTGGTGTTCAAATACCGAAATGCTTCAACGGCGAAGTATAACAGCAAGTTATCATTCAGAATTTGCTAAAGAACAGGAGTTTAGTGACAAATGTCTACAGCTCATGTATGAATTAGTTCATGTTACCGTCAATCAAGTTATGGTTCCTGAAAACTTTTTTGAATTATATGAAAGGTGTGAAAGACTACATTCGAGGGGAATTAACGTTACTCTAAAACCACAGAGCGATCCAACTGCAAGTTTTGTAGTTGATGGATATACAGAAGAAATGATTCATTTAATGCAAACAGGATTCCCACAAAAATCAGGAAATGCTGATGTCTATCAAATAGCATTGTATGATTCTGAAGGAAAAGAATACTTATTTGACCAGGCAGAACGGTTTAATGCCTTTGGATTTAATAAGTTTGAAGGATGGTCTTGTAATAGCGGCTATCAAAGTGTTATAATTCGTAGTGATGAAGTTAAAAGATCTTATAGTTGTCACGATGAACCACTAGGAACATTAAACAATTTTAAATTATTTAAAGAACCACGTCGTTGTATTACTCCGGCCTGCGTAAGCTCGGCAGATTCAAAGATACCAAAATGCAAATAGACCTAGAACATTTACACTATTGGATGTGTGCCATCCGTGAAAGCAAAGACCCCATGCGAACCTTAGATGCTTTCTGGAAAGGCCAGATGAGTAGTAAAGAATGGCTTATAAAAGAATTAATTAAACAACGCGGTAATTTTAAAACTTGGCCAAGTGTAGACATTCATGGCGGCTGGGTAGGAACATTATCGAGTCTTATATTCCAAAGCGAGTTGTTTGTTAATAACATTAGAAGTATTGACATTGATCCGACCTGCGAACCTATAGCAAACCTAATGAATCAAATGGAACTTGAGGCTGGTAGGTTCCGTGCAGTGACCGGTGATATGTGTAGTATCAGAAGTGATGCTGATATTATTATTAATACAAGTTTTGAACACATCTCACAAGATCAATATGAATTGTGGTTGAGTGGTATGCCACACAATAGTTTGTTTGTTCTACAAAGTAATAACTACGACATTCCAGAGCATGTACGCATTGCTAAAGATCTAAATGAATTTAAACAACAATGTGGATTAGAAAAAATTTTATATGCAGGTGAGCTAGACTTACCATTGTATAAAAGATTCATGATTATCGGTAAAAAATAATGTTTAAGTTTAGTGACCTAAGACAGCTTCATTTAGAAATATCAAATAACTGCCAGGCTAGTTGTCCTATGTGTACTCGGAATATTCACGGAGGAATTGAAAATCCTCTTATCAAAACCGAATCCTGGACTCTAGATCGATACAAGTCAATTATCAATAAAGAAGTTCTAACTCAAATTTCAGCAATATATTTTTGCGGAAACTACGGAGATCCTCTTCTTAACAATCATTTGTTAGAAATGGTTGATTATACAAGACAGATGAACTCAGAAATAGAATTACGAATCCATACAAATGGAAGCCTTCGTAGTAAATCATGGTGGGCCAAGTTAGCCATTGCGTTGCCCAAGAATCATAAAGTAATATTTGCCATAGACGGATTAGAAGATACGCAGGCAATTTATAGAATTGGTACCGATTATGAAAAAATTATAGAGAATGCTAGAGCATTTATTTTGGCAGGTGGTCGGGCCGAATGGGCATTCATAAGATTTAAACATAATGAACATCAAGTTAGTGAAGCTAAAAACCGAGCTTATGAATTAGGGTTTGAAGATTTTACTATGAAAGATAGTTCTCGATTTTTATTAGATGCTAAGTTTCCTGTTTACAATAAAAATAAAGAAACTATATATTATCTAGAACCTAGTCAGTACTCAGAAATTAAATTTATTGACAAAAAAGTAATTGATCAATATAAAGACATTGTAAAGAGAACAGAAATTAAATGTTATGCTGTTAAAATGAAAGAAGTATATATAAATGCTCAAGGACATGTCTTTCCGTGTTGCTGGTTGTCAATGATTCCATACCAAGCACCCGATGAATTATCTGAATTAAGAGCAGTAAGAAACGAAATGTTTCATCAATACGAACAACTTGTAGAAAGTTTGGGCGGAATTGATAACTTAAATGTTGATAAAAAATCTTTAAAAGATATAATTGATTCGACAGAATATCAATCAGTTTGGGATTACTATTGGAATGAGAATAAATTGATTACCTGTGTAAGAACCTGCGGAGTACAACCAGAATTATTTTCTACTCCCCAAGATCAATTTATTAGTAAAACTGAATTAAAGGCCCAGTAGACCTTCTATAAGACTACCTTTATTAGAACATTTACCGCAAACAGCAGCGCATAGTGGATTCCTACCGCTAGACATTTTAAGAGACCACGATTCTTTTATTTTATTAAATGTATTAGATGATAAGATATTTTCTAATTTGTTTTTATAAAGACTAATTTCGTCTTTGTCAAAATCCTTTTTAGCATTCTTAATCCAATCATACCCTTCGGGAAGTAAATTATCATCTAATAAAAATATACTTGCTGTGTGACAACAAGGAAAAACTAAACCTTCCGCAGAAATATATAAATTTCTTTCTTCAATTGCGTAGCATTTAATATCTACAGAATCAAGATAATCTTCGGTTTTCTTCATGTTTAGAAAATCTAATTTTTGTCCTTGGTGTACAAATCTTGGATCGTCAGTAGGCTCAACAGCATTAATTTGATTTTGTGGTTGATTTAATAATTCTCTATGAGAAATTTTAATTTTAAAATGACTAAATCCTAGGTCTTTACTCATTTGTTCAGCTTCTTCAACCTGATGCTGATTGTGTTTAAATGGAATAAACTGCCAAGTGCTTGTTGCTCCTGTACTGATGTATGCCTTTACATTTTGAATCAATTTATTCCATTTAACGTTTACTCGATAGATATGATTAGTATCTTTCAAACCATCAATAGCAAATATAACGTTACCATTATTGCCGATAATATTGCCAAGTTCTATCCACCATTGCGGTTGCTGAACGCTACCATTAGTATAAACTTCTAAGAATACATTTGGATTTTGTTTACGAAACCAACGAAGTATGTTTAATAGATCCTTATTCATTGCAGGCTCACCAATATTACCGCTGAACGATGCAATTTTTAATTGAGCTGCAACTTCGGTAGGAAAAAATACATTGAAGAAACTTTCATGTAAGTTTACCTGTTTGAAAAAACTATAATCTCCGTTCTGACTTTCCCTCATACAATGAGGACATTTAGCATTACAATACGAACTTGGTTCTATATCTAAGATTTTTATTGGGTCAGGATAGAATGTCATACTGGAGTAAGAGATACTACAAAACCTTTATCTTTCAATTCATTAATTTTAGCATCGAGGATAGGCGGATTACAATTTAATAATACTTCTTTTTCGTTAACTTTTTCAAAACCAGTTATATAATTTGATTTAATAGCTCGATTGAAGAACGCCATTAGAGTAGTATAGGACTCTTGTTTCCAATCATAGTCTCCACCTTCAATTTTTAAAGAATATCCTGGCGCTTTAAATTTAGGTAATGCTACCCTGATGTTTAAATGTATTCGAGGCCTTGCCCCAAAGTTTGCTGCCACATGCATTTTACTAGTATCCATATGCCATACTTCTCCATTTACCGGTAAATGATAAAGTTGATTATCAGTTAAGTTAATTAGATACGAATGAGGATTAGTTGTTATGGCCACATGAATGCGATCATCGGGATCTGCATGAGCGGTATAAGACTCTGCAGAATTTAATTTGAGTAATCGTGCTTCTCCTAAATTTCCAATCGATTCTAATGCATCACCTAATGGGGTTCCTACATACTCTGGTTTGGTTGTATAAGGACCGTTGAGGAGTTTGCCAGTTGTATAGTTTAGGGTTAGACTTTTTTCAAAATCTAATGAAGAAACTTGTTCTATAATTGGGGCAATGTCTAATTTAATATTCGTTTTAGTCAGCATGAAATATTTATGTGCTACTATTACTAGGTTAAATATCTTGTGGACAGAATAAAAATAGCACCAACATATGATGAAAAATGGTTAGAAGTTGAAAGACCGCAACCTCTGTCGGATAATAAAATTGAAAATTTAATCACAGAAGTATTGAATGGTAAATTGGAAAAAGACATTACTGATAAAGTCTATGAAAATTTTAAAACCGAATGTGAAAATTGGTTGCTTAAATCTAGACTAAACACATTAATAGGTTTAGATGCATTTAATTACAAAAATATTATCATTGGTTGTACACAATTTATAGACAATCAATATATGAAAGGTCCGGTACAAGTACTTCGTGGAGATTACAGATACCACGAAAGATTAGGATTAGCGTATGTTAAAGATGTGGGCTCGCTAATTCCAGATATTCCTTTAATTATAGCAATGCCGTTTCCTAGCGTTGGTGCACCACATCAAGACATGGAGGAAGTTTTGCATGAATGCAAAATTAAGAACATTGAAGTACATATTGACGGTGCTTGGATCAGTTGCTGCCGCGATATTAATTTTGATTTTAGTAATGAAGTTATTAGATCCGTTGGCATCAGCCTTAGTAAAGGTCTTGGTTTAGGGTGGAACAGAATAGGTTTAAGATGGTCTAGAGATGATAAAGCAGATAGTGTTAGTATTATGAATGATTTTCATATGAACAATCGTGCTTTAGCTATGATAGGTTTGCATTTTGTTCGCAATTTAGAATCAGATTATTTGTGGAATACGCACGGAGACAAATATTATAAAGTGTGTAAAGATTTTAATTTAACACAAACTAATTCAATTTATCTGGCTTTAAAAAATAATCAACCTGTGGGAGTTAGTCCATTAATAAGGTATTTAGAAAATGCAGCTTGATACATTAAATGTAGACAACGTCGAATTGCCATTTGATTTTAAATGGCCAAGCATTGCTATTAGTGTAAGCGGCGGTGCAGACTCTGCATTACTAGCACACTTGTTATGTTCATATGCCGATGACAATGTTACCATCCACATTATCAATCATGTGCGTATGTGGAAAACACGCCCATGGCAACAACACGATGCTGATAGAGTTTATAACTGGTTGTTTCAACGACACTATCATAAGAAGTTTATTCGTCACACTAATTTTATAGCACCTGAAATAGAATACGGAAACATAGGACCAACTTTAACAGATGAGTATGGCAAGAACGTAAGTGGCGACAATATTCAACAACGTGCTTACGCTGAATTTATTTGTCATAAACATAATATACCTGCATACTATAATGCGGTAACTCATAATCCAAGACTTGCACAATTTAACGGAATGCATGAACGTGATATTGAGCCCACTGAGAATAATAAACATTTGGTTCTGATGCAGCATATGGGGCGTTGGGCCGTACATCCTTTCCGTTTCGTAGAGAAGGATTGGGTTATTAAACAATACAAAAGATTAGATCTTGAAGACCTGTTAAACATTACACGAAGCTGTGAGGGAGAGTTTGACGGTATCGACTATACAACATATACACCAGGACAGACAATTCCAACCTGCGGAGAATGTTTCTGGTGTAAAGAAAGGGCCTGGGCAATTGAACGAAACAAGTAAAACATTTTGTATGCATCCATTTACTGGCCTTGCTACCAGAGAGGATGGAGCTATTCAAGTATGTTGTAGAAGTCATCCAATAGGTTTTATTCAAAAACAGACTTTGGAAGAAGTTTGGAATAATGACGAAATGAAACGGATTCGTAAGTCAGTACTTACTAACATACGTCCTCCAGAATGCGAACCGTGTTTTAGCCTAGAAGATCAGGGCGTCGAATCCTTGCGACAACGTCATATAAGCGGTGTAATTCCTGAAGCTAGGGTCAACTTGTACCCCAATGCCTTAAAACGCTTAAATGACGATTATACAATGCCCTTTGAAATACCTACAATGGAACTAAAATTAAACAATTTGTGTAATCTTAAGTGCCGCATGTGTCACCCAGGAGATAGCACAAGTTGGAACGATTGGAATGTAATAAAAAAGTATTACAAAGATACAGGAAAGGTTATTTTTGATTTAGTAGAGGATCACAATCTAGAGCGCAAACCTTTATTAGACAAGTTTGAAGATAATCCAAATTGGTGGGCTAGTTTAGAAAAGAACTTGCCACACTTTAGACGTGTAGAGTTTGCTGGTGGCGAACCTTTAATGGATCCTCAGCATTATCGCATATTAGATATGCTTGCACCATATGGTCATCAGATTGAAATTAAGTACGCAACAAACTTGAGTATGTTAGGCAAGGGTAATAGAACTATTTGGGAATACTGGCCTAAGTTTAAATCTGTTGCTGTAAATGTAAGTATTGACGGTATAGGACCTAGTTATGAATATGTTAGAGGTAATGCCAATTGGAACACACTGATCGATAATATAAAACAAATACAAACTATTCCTAATATTAGTCGCATCGTTGGGGCTGTTGCTGTGCAGGTTAGCAACGTGTTAATTTTAGATAAAATGATAGAATATTTTTTAAATGATTTAGGAATTGTATTTTATACCAATATGGTAAAATATCCAGATGTATTATCTATCCAAGTATTGCCGGCTGAATTAAAAACTCTTGCATATCATAGATTAGAAGCAGTAAAAAGTAAAATACTCAATTATAAACTAGTTAAACAACATCCAATGTTATTAGACCTTACTATTAAACAAATTGAAGGTGTTCAAAATTTCCTAATAGCCAAAGATGAAAGCCATTCTTGGAAAGATTGTATAGAATTTAATCAACGATTAGATGAAACAAGGAATCAATCTTTTACAGATGTGACTCCCGAATTTAAAAAATATATTTGATTATTCTATGTAGTCTGGGCTTTGTTTAGACATACGAATATCTGTACCACAATTACATCTATCTAACGGACAGATCATTGGAATTTTTAATTCTTCTGGATCAAGGTCCATGAAGTTATCATATTTCCTTACACGACACCTTGCCCACATAGCTGTACCGTCATCGTATATTCCAATAGATTCGTTTCCTGCCTTACATAGCCATCCTTTAAAATTGTGTTGATCGTTTCTGAGTATTTCTGCGAAGTCAATTAATGATTCTGTACCGTCATCATATTTTCCCATACTTCCCATATCCATCATCCAGCTATGTGTTTTTTCTAATTCCGCCTGTCTTTCAGGAGTGAAATTCCATTTCCCTTCCATGCTTTTTAAAATTTCTTCTTGTTCTTCGGTATAATCTACTCCTAAAACTCTAAAAGCATTAAGTCTAATATTTTCTACCTTGCTCAGTTGGTCATACCAGTCAAGTGCTTTATCTAGGTATAGAGGATCCATTAATACATAAACAACTACAAACGATGCTTCGGCAGCAATTTTAATTTTTTCTATGTCTAGTTCTTCTAGTTGACTAGGATGTAAACTTATGCACCAATTGGCTACCATGTGAGCATACTCTTTCCACCAACGTTTTGTTCTAATTCCGTTAGTATCAACAATGGTGTTAATTTTTTTATCGTAGAGCATTTTAATAATTTCTTCAAACTGAGGATGAGTTGTACACTCACCGCCAGTTAAATTCATAATAACCTTTCGATCTTTAAATTTATCCAAAAATAAACTAATAGTTTCTGCATTGATTTTTTTATGTTTACCTGCATAGAGCGTAGGTGTACAATAACGACAACTATAAGGACATTGAGTTGTCATGATGTAGTCAATTCTTAAATTATTTGTATTGACTGGTTGTATTTTGATTAATTTTTTCATGGGGATATCTTATAACGATAATTAATTATATATGCAAAAAATAACCTCGGCCTGGCCACATCAGGATCAAATTAAAATAGAATGGAATCTTGGTAAAAGATGCAATTACGATTGTTCGTATTGCCCGTCGGCTATTCATGACAACTTTAGCCCTCATACAGATATAAACATTTTAGAAGCAACCGTTGATAAGTTATGCGAATTGGGTAAACCTTTGCGTATTAGTCTCACTGGCGGCGAACCCTGTGTGCATCCAGATATTGAAGATTTTTTAGAATATCTAAAACGTAAAAACATCTTTTGGGTAAATGTAACAACCAACGGTACACGCGGTTATCAATGGTATTTACAAAACGAAATGTTTTGGAATCACATTGTTTTTAGTTTACACTTTGAACATGAATGGACCAGAATAGTTGATACGATTCTAAAATATTACGATTCTACAGAACGTGAATTTTTTGTTAATATAATGGCACATCATAATAAAATGGATCATGTCAGAAATGTTGTTAAAGCATTTAGCGACATTGGTATTAAATTTGCTGTACGCAGAATACGTTGGACTGAAGGAGACCACAATGTATTTGATGATCTAAAGTATGACGGTAAAGACCTTGAATGGATTTTAAAACAAGATGCTACAGCAAAACCAAATTGTAGAATAGATGATAGTCAAATAATACATGCTAATGATGTTATCAAGAAACATATGAATCAATTTAAAGGATGGTCGTGCAGCGCAGGTATCGAAAGCCTAATGATTAATTGGGACGGAGAAGTACATCGTGCTACTTGTAGAGTAGGAGGTAGCTTGGGCAACATATACCACGGTACGTTTGTTGTTCCCAACGATCCCGTTATATGTACTCGTGATTATTGTACCTGTGCTGCCGACATACCTTTAACAAAGGAAAAACATGTCTAACAAATATTTCTATCCACACATTCCGCCATCATGGGTAGCAGCAAGTCCTATGAAAAAGGTAGCAGGATCTAGTTTTAAATGGGGGAATGATCTGTTTCCACAGAGTCCCGATAAACCCGAAAATGCAAAATATAATACGGACGATGTTGAGTATGTGATCAATAGTCTAGGTTATAGAGAAAAAGAATTTGAAGACTCGTATCATCAGTACGATGAATTGTTTTTAGGATTCGGACATAGTTCTACAGCAGGTGTTGCCATACCCGAGGATGATGTTTTTCTTAGAGTAGTTGAAAGAGAAATACCAAATGTTAGAATTTTAAATTTAGCCATTGCCAAAGCATCTCCTGATACTATTGCAAGAATGGTAGCCTGTACAATACCTTATTTTTTACCTAGATGTAAAAAACTTAGTGCTATTATTATGTGGCCACAAGATGTAAGGCGCGAAGTATTTTTAGATAACTTTCACGAAAGTGTTACAGCATATTCTGATCCGCCATATAAAGGTTACTTTATGGGCATAGACAATACCAGTTGTAAGTACAACAGAGATAAAAATAAACATATGGTGGAATTAGTTTGTCAGATGCATAACATTGATACCTTTACCGTTCCATGGCAAATGTATTGCAACGCTATTGATGATCAAACAGATATTGCTAGAGACGGAGTAAGTCCATCAATTAGTTGGCATAGAAAATTTGCTGATGAAATTATTCGACAAATAAATGCGAGAGCTCAGGAAAAATAATAGAAAATTTAGTGTTTCGCACTTGGTCTAGGTTATTGATATAATCTATAAAATCGGGGAGCAGATGTGTATGATCCTCTGCTTCTACAAATTTTAAAATAGCTTCCCATCTCTTCCATCCATAGGGATTAGTATTCCAAAAATTATCATCTTGAGTATAATTTTCCCATAGCCATTGTTTAAAATCTTCAAATTGTTTTCTAACTTGCTCTTTATCTTCTTTAGGTAAAATTCTAGCACTTAGGAAAGTAGGAATGTATAACAAATGAAGATTAATAATTCCGCCGCCTGTTTGATATTCGTCTAGTGTAAACTTATTAATCTTTTTAAACCCTTGACTCAATTTCCATTTAGCAAAGTCAACAATATGTTTGATGTTTAATGCTTGTACAGCACAGGCAATGGCGCAATGTATGTGATCTGGAGCATCATCCATTAATCTTAAACTACGTTCTATATCACTCCAATCTGCAGGAAATCTAATATAATGATTTCGATCACCGTAGGCGTCTATACTGAATGCATATCGAACCTGTTTGAATTGACTCCAGACATTAATTATATCTTCATTAACAAATATACCATTGCTGTTATAACGTAGACTAATGTTTTTAGCGTAGCCGCGTTTAATAATCTCATCAAGGAACCTTCGATGTTCCTTAATCATTAAGGGTTCTCCGCCCGCAAAATAAAGTTGTGTAATATTAGGGATTTGTTCAAACACTTCTTCCCAGAATTCCGGCTTTTCATACCATGTATTATTGAATTCTGTTTTTTCAAAATTTAATTGAAATTTAACAACCTTACTTTTTAATCCATCCATGACTTTATCATAGTCCTGTAACCAGCGACTACTATCATGTGGACTGCACATAACACATTTTAAATTACAAGTGTGTCCTAGTCTAAGATCCATGTATCTAATAATCGGAGGTACTGATCCGTCTTCGGAAGTATCTTTAATTAATTGTTGAAAATCCAACCCGTCTCGATTCCACTCATATAATTCCCAAAGACGTTTGCTAACAACTCCGTTATTTTCTTCTTCAAAACATTTGGTACAACTAGCAGGAATTTTTCCCTCTATCATAGTTTTACGAACACTTTTCATGTATTCGTTATTGAATGCAGATAATAGAGTATCTTTACCAAAGTTTGCAGGTTGTCCGTTTTCTTTTTTAACTAGCCCAACTTCGTGGTCTCCTGTGCGAGCACCGGATGCATTTGTAACACAACATAGTCGAGCATCGCCGTTTGGGCGAGTAGCTAAGTGTATCCATGGTAATGCACAAAAAGTAGGAGAGCCTGTTTTTTCTTCTACTATTTTAATATATGTTTGTATTTTATCTTTCATGACTTGTTCTATGCTATTAATTAGCCTATAAATATCCTATGCGAGAACAAAGATGAACATTGAAGATTGGAATCTTTATTACAAGACACACGAAACAGAACTTCGTCCTACAACTACCCAAATGTGTTATGAACCGAGAGTAAGTCCTCAAGGTGATGTTTTCTGTATGAATTTTTGTTTTCCGTGTGATTATCAACTCAATCAACAACGTCTTTCTTATACAGCTGACCATGTTGAATTTGCCTTTAATCGAGAAATAAAATATTTAGAAATATTTAAAGATCGTCCATACGCACCAGAAGTTATTGATATAATAGATAAGAAAATTTTTATTAAATGGTATGGTAAAACCTGCAATGATTCTGTTTATAGAGACCACGATCTTAATATTAATTGGTATTCAAATTTAGAAAATATAATTCTTGATCAGTTCAGCTTAGGTTATTTAAAAGCAACAATATATCCGCATAGTCATTATTACGATGATAATGGAAATATGAGAACAATAGATTTTTATGCTACAATTGAAAGAGATTATCCGTATCTCGATTATAACCAATTATTAGGATTGATTGGGTTAGATACTGATAGATTTACAAAGGCACAAGAAAACGGTATGTTAAATATCGAAACTATTTTTAAATCTGGATTATTAACTTATAGCAAATGGCCGGAAAATTTAGAAAAAATTTATAATAAAATTTATGACAGAGTCTAAGAAAAAAATATGGTTCTTTAGATGGGATGTTCAGCAGCACATCTATCTTTTCTTACCTCTTGTTTGGTTAGAATTTAAAAGATATTACGAAGACCACGGAAAACATTCTGATAAGTGGGAATGGATTCCTCCCGTGATGGATTACACTGGTCAAACGTTAGATGATGTAGTTGAAGAAGCCATTAATGCCAACGCAGACGTATACATGTTTAGCAGTTATATGTGGAGTTGGGATATTATTAAAATAATTGCTCTTGCCGTTAGAGAAGCACATCCAAATGCGTTGATTGTTCTAGGCGGCCCAAATCAAGGAACTACTTATACAGATCCAATTTTTTGGTTTAAGGATCATCCGTATTTTGATGCAACCTGTCAAGCAGTAGAATATGGTGAATTTTTTATTACTGATATGTTAGATAGTGTAATTGAAGGTGATTTAAATTGGAATAACGTTAGGAATAGTTACCATAGAAAAGGAAAAGGTCCGTTAGGAAATAAAAAAGATTTTAGCTATCCGTGGGGATTGATTGAAAAGAATTTAGACATTTGTTACGCATGGTCAGAATATGCTAAATCACATGATAGAGTTTTAGTTACATTGTATGAAACAAATAGAGGATGTCCTTATAGTTGTTCGTATTGTGAATGGGGTGGAGGAACATCAACAAAAGTTATTGTCAAAGATTTAGAAAATATTAGAAATGACTTTTCATATTTTAAAGATTTAGGCGTAGGATCAGTATTCATAACAGATGCAAATTATGGAATATTAAAACAAGATGTTGAGATAGCACACATGATAGCAGCAATGAAAGAACATGTTAAATTTGTTGGGATCATGGGCTTGGCTAAATCTAGTGTCGAAAAGAAAAAAGCGGTATTAGAACCATTATTTGAATCCGGAGTATTACAATTTTATCAAGTAAGTTTACAGAGTATAGATCCTCAAGTATTAAAAAATGTAGAACGTTTTGATATTCCTGCAGAAGAAAATGTTGAGTTGGCAAAATATTTTATTGAAAAGTACGATGCTGAAACATTAATTGAATTAATTATTGGTTTACCAGGAAGCACCATTCCTGTATTTTATGAAGAAATGGAAATTGAAGATGCGGTGTTTAATAAAATTAAAACCGTGTCACACCATGTACCATTATATGTTCTTCCAGATGCTCCTATAGCAGACCCTGCATATCTTGAAAAATTTCAAATGAAACTTGCGGGTATTAATATGGAAACTATGGATCTTCTTAAGCAATATAGTGATTCAAAGTACATAGTAAATTTTAAAAAACAATTTCCTAAAAAACAATATGCTATGTACATACCGGTTTCGTGTTATTCGTACACAGAAGAAGAGTGGAAAGAAATGTTCTTAATGAACGATATGAAAATTCCATTAATTAATAATCTTCTTGTTAAACCGTTAGTTGATTATTTAAATTATCAGAAAGGTATACTACCTCGATATTCATATAAAATAATTCACACAGCAATGTGGAATTGTGAAAAATTTAAAACTCCAGTAAATGGTTATATGGAGAGCATTATTAATGGTACTCGAGAAAATTTACCTTGGCGAGAGTTTAATGTTGGTCCTGTGAGAGGTGATTTTTCTATTAATGAAGGTTTGATATATTGTTGGGTTTCATCCAGAAAAGAAATATTTAAAAGTCTGAGAGAACAATTAGCAGAACATATAGATGAACCCTTAGACGATTTATTAACTTATGTTGAGAATAGTACTTTTAGAGAAGACCCAGCAGAGGAAGTCGAGTGGGAAACAAAATATCGTTGGGATTTATATGAGGAAAGAAAATCTAAAGAAGATCCACCTATCGAAGGAAGTATTCTTTTAAAAACAATTCCAAATACAAAAATTAAATGGACCGATCAATATATTAATATGATTCGAAATATGGATACTATACGGGTAGCTGATGGTACATATATTAAAAATAGAACGTTTGAAACAAAGAAAATAATTCAAGGTAATAAAAAGGAACACTAATGATAAATTGGAATCAAGTGCTAGACGGTATAAAAACACAGGACGGCGAAGTTCGATCAATGGGTGGAACTTTTTATCAAAATACAGATGGTAGATTTAATGAAATAATTACCATGTGGACCGAAGCTGGATATACTCCACAAAAAGTTGAATGGATTAATTATTATCCCGGTAAACATTTTGATCAAAATATAAGTGATGAGTTTTCTAAACAAGTAGGACTTACAGAAGTTCGATCATGGATTAGTAAAGTTCGCCCGGGAAAAAATGCACCGTGGCATCAGGACATCGATGATAGCATGGAAGAATATTTAAAATTAGGAACCCTAAAAAGATTTACCTGTCATATTGGTACTCCTGCACATGGACAAATTTTATTAATTGATAAAGAATCTTTTTATATGGTACCTCAAGGTACCGTAGTAGAATGGCCGGAAGTTATGTCTTGGCATGGATCAAGTAACTGCGGGTTTGAAGACCATTATCTATATCATTTTTTAGGATACAAATGAAATATATAGGAAACACTGGAAATCTCATTGATTGGCAATCTATTGTAGATTCTCTTTCGGATCAAACTCCGGGATATGTGGGTCCTCGACATTCTGGTGATGACGACATTGTGGGTATTAGTGATGTTTCTAAAAAATGGAATGACGCTGGTTTTGTATTAATTAAAGATGGTGGTAATGCAGGATGGGATATGTTTTTCCCACATACAAATTTTAATCAATCCATTGTTGATTTGTTTTCCGACTATGTTAATGTTAACCCTATAAGCTGCTGGATCAGCAGAGTAAACCCTGGTTGTTTAACACCTTGGCATTGGGATGCAAATGATAACGAAAAAGAATATTCTGCAATGCCAAACATGGTAAGGATAAGCTGTAATATAAGTAAACCTCAAGTAGGACATGTTATTATGGTCGAGGATGAATGTTTATATTTTCAAGAACAGGGTAGTGTGTGGCAATGGCCGGATCGTACAAGTTGGCACGGTGGTATCAATTGCGGAATGACACCAAAATATCTGTTTAACTTTTTTGGAGTCAAGCGATGAAGTATATAGGAAACACTGGCAATTTAATCGATTGGAACAGCGTCATTGAAGATTTAAAAAAATCAGAACCTGCACATACTGGTCCTAATAATTCTGTTCTTGACCCTTTAGAAATTGTTGGCATGGAAGACCTGATGACCAAGTGGAAAAATGCCGGAGTTAAGACCGTAGAAGAAGGTGGCACAAATAGATGGGATATGTTTTTTCCTGGACAACAATTTGACAACGAAGTTGTTTCTAAATTCTGTGACTTTGTTAAAGCAGATGCAATTGCGGCATGGATAGCAAGAATCACTCCCGGCAACATGGCACATTGGCATTGGGATACCAGCAGCCACGAAAACGAATTTGATCAAATACCTAACATGGTCAGATATTGTTGTTTTATTATGAAATCACAACCGGGTCATGTTTTTATGACTGAAGATGCTGCATATTGCAATCAAGAACAAGGTTCAGTATATCAGTGGCCAAGTAGAACAATGTGGCACGGTGGATTAAACTGCGGAATGACAGAAAAATATATGTTTCATTTTTTTGGACCTGCAAGATGAAATGTATAGTAACTGGTCACACTAGTGGGATTGGAAAAATTATATATGAACATTTCCTGTCTAAAGGATGGGAAGTTACAGGAATGTCAAGGTCAAACGGTTACAATATTGTATCGGATCAAGAGCGTGTAATTAATGATTCTATTGGTTGCGATATATTTGTAAATTGTGCCTACGATGGAACTGCTCAATTAGATCTTCTTAATGCTTTACATGATAAAGTAAAAACAATGATTGTTATAGGATCTGTTGCAGCCGATTGGGCAAAGATATGGAAAGACTACGGAACAAATAAACATAATCTTCAAGAGCGTTGTAAAGAAATTGCCTTAGAAGACAATCCGTTATTTGCAAATATTTTCTATCTTAAATTAGCGTTTTGTGAAAATTCTTCTTGGCCTATATTTGTTGATGACAAATATAAAGCATCCTTTTCAGAAATACTACAGATTATCGATACTTGGTTAGCAATACCAAAGATTTTTAGCGTTGAATTTATTTTAAAGAAAACACCAGAAATTATGGATTATGCTAGAAAAATGAATCCGCACAATTAGTATGTGTCTAAATGATCAATACCTAACTTCTTACGGAAGTCTTCTGTAAACTTACCATCAATACGTAGGCTGTAGCTTTGTTCCATAATACGTTCACCGCCGTGCCAGTCTACATCATTCCACCAAGCAGCACGAGTGTTTAGGTACACTTTGTTTTTCTTCTCTGGGTCCCAGATGTAGAACGCTTTCTTTGTATTAGGGCGAATGTGTATAAATTCGTTGCGATGTGGCTTAACAACATTAACACCGTTCTTAGCATCTAAGTCTCGATGCTCAAACGGAATTCCATCTGCTTCGCAATGAAAGAATATAACACGACCGATATATTCAAAAATTCCATCCTCTATAGTTTTTTCAACCCACTTAACTACATTAGGAAAATATTTTGATTCGGGAGTCATTGCTCTTGGAGCGGTACGGTCGTTCCAATCGCCTTGTGCCCACAGGAAATAATAAATGTATGGATCATAAGCACCCATAGCCATTTTAACATAACGTGTAAATTTATTTCGTATTTCAAAATTTTCAAAATCTCGATAAAGGTCAATGCCTCCTAGCTTGATAGGATCATTGTCCGGCAGGGCTAAAAATTCTTGAATGGCCTGATATACCGGCTTCCAGTGAATAGGATAACTCATATTCTCAAAGGTAAATCCGGGAGCCATCCAGGTTCCTTCTTTAGCATATTCTCTTGCCTCAGCAAAGCCTCTTAAAATTTCTGGTTGAAGTTGATCAAACGTATCCATGTCTAGATATTGTTCTAGATTAAAATAAGGTTGATTGTTAATGCCTTTGATCATGAAATATTTATTGTACCAACTAACCACCAACTAAATATCTGAAGCAGGGGATATTATATGAATTTGAGATTTGTTGGTAATTTTAAAGATTGGATACAACCAGAATGGCTAGAATATTTTAAAAATAATCAAGGTCAAGCTCGCCCCCCATCATGTCCGGTAGATGAATATCATACACGAGTTTATAAAAGAGCTGCAGAATGTGGATATGATATGAATGCTGTGCATTTTTGGTACTTCAAACATACAGATGTTCCTTTTGATATTGTGCCACCGTGGTTAACAAGTAAAGAATATTATTGGTGGATGGTAAAAATGTTGCCGTCTCAGTATATGAATATGCACCAAGATCCTGACGTTGAAAAGAATGTAGTACGGTATTGGATGCCCTGGACGGACTATGAACCTGGACATGTGTTTATCGTTAATAACGAGTTAATTACCGATTATAAAGCAGGTGATGTATTTGCATATGTTGACCAAGCAGCATATCACGGATCATCCAACATCGGATACACTCCGAGATTAGTATTACAGGTCACTGAATTTTTTGATTAATGAACTACGAATATTATTATAACAATGTTCCTGGGCACGGCCTTTGTAGGAATAATCTTATATACACTAGCCTTATATCAAAGGACAAAAAAGTTTTTGTCCAGTGGTATTACAATGATACAGGATATCATAAAGGTCAAAATCAAATTGTTGATCCTTCTCTTATGGAACAAAAATGGTTACGAGAAGTAAATTTTCTAACTCAGATGCGCAATTCCTATCCAGACCTAGTTCCTAAAATTATTAATATTGATTTAGAAAAACGTAAACTATATTTAGAAATTGACGGCCCAGACTTTTGGGAACAAGCTGGTTGTAATCAAGAAAATTTTGATAAAGTTTTGCCTGACTGGCAAGACCAAATGCTTAATATTATTTCAGCGCACAGGAAACTGGGGATCTACAAATATAGTATGCATCCTAGCAGCTATTTTATAGTTAATGGAAAATTAAAAAGCATTAATTATTTTTTTGCTTATAAAGAGTTTGAACCTAATTTTAGTATTGCAGATGTAGAAAGTCACATATATTCTACACGCCAGGATGAAATGCGTAAGCATATAACAAATTTAGGTATTGACTGGAACACTCCTCAAAGTTTTGATACTATGACTGAACTATGTTGGGAAAGTTTTAGAACTAATTATCCTAGTGATTTTATTGAGAAAGCAAAATGTATAAAGTAGTACCATGGTCGCCTGAATTAGACTTGTCAGAATTTTATGCTACTGCGGCTGCAAAAGGATTTGAAAATAATGCTAGCCAAAAGATGTTGGTAGATAGTTTAGCAAAAGAGAAAGAATGGTGCGTGTGGATTCTTTACTACAACAATAAGGCCGTAGGCTCTGTAGGCGCACATTCTTTTCCTGAGATGGGAGAGGACGCATATCGCATTGCTGTTCGTACTTGTGTGTTTACAGATGAGTTAGATGGTGCATATGGAAATGCTTTACGTACTATTTCAGTTATTACAAAACATCAAAACCCCACGGCACAATTTTTAATTCCCGCCTGTATAAACTGGTGCCCACCTTGGGCAAATTTATACATTACTTCTAATGAAAGTAAAGTAGGTACACAGCGTAGAGTACACAATATATTTGGCCCTGCATTAGAACACCAGGGTGTTATGAAACGTTCTAAAGAATTACACTATCGTGGAACAGATCAAACGGTATGGGAACTATATCCTAATAAATTTTATGAAGAAATAAACAAATACCCTAGGTGGCAATAATGGAAAAATATCAAGTATTTGATTACAAAATAGCAAGAACGCATTGCGATGATGAAAACATTTATAAAGGGGATGCAATAACATCAGGCCTTGATAAATTATTTTCAGATCCAAATCTATGCCCTTGTTTAGAAGATCAAAATGGTGTAGGCATTAGTACGTTCAGACTTAAAGATTATTTTTTATTTAAAGATGTTAGTGGAATAGAATTATTTAAAGAATGGTTTGAAAAACAGGCCCTGCAGGTTGCAGATTATTTTGGTCATCCTAATGCCACAGGCGTTGTTTATTATAGAGCATGGACTAATAAAATTTTTAAAGGGTGCTCTGGCAATGTACACGACCATGACCCTGATTCACATGCAATGGCAGTATTCTATCCACTTGCTCCTCCTGGGAGTGCAGATTTTGGATTAGTTAAAGATGGTTGGGCACATGCTAGAAATCACGAAATAAAACCAGAAAATATTTCCTGGCAAAATGTCAAAGAAGGAGATCTTTTGTTTCATGAAACTAGGGCCTGGCACACCGTTTCAGAACACCATAGTGAAAATCCAAGAATAGTTTTTGTTTTAGAATTTAGTTATGTAGAATAAAAAAGGAGCCCAAAGCTCCTTTTTTATTATTGTAAAAATAATTAAGGCGCAGTAGCCATTTGTCTCCAACCACCACCTAGATATGCAACCACAACTTTCTTACCTGTTGACATAGGATCCCATGTAGTTCCGTCTGCAATAGCAATCATGCCTTCTGCAGGCGATGCTGGTGCAGCGGTCAGCACAGCAAGTTTAGCAAATCCATTAATATCTAATGTTGCCCCCGGTTGATTAAATCCGTTATTGATTCCAATATAACCTCTAGAATCCATTAAGAATGTCTTGGTTAAATGTGTAATGTTTCCGTCACTAATAGCTGTAAAGCTAATACCACCCGGTACAGCACCTGTTGTGACAGAAGCAAATGGATCAACACCCATACCCATAATACAAGACGGAACATACGTTGTGCCGTCGTGTGCAAAATAAATGTCTGCTACAAGTCTGTCAGCGGTGTGTACTGCTGCTGGAGTTCCTAGTGTTCCTCTAGAAATATAATAAGACGTACCCGTTGAATATACACCATCAGTAATAGCGTTAACATCTGTATGATTTCCTGGTTCTGGAATATTTCTTCTTATTGTTGAAATAGAGGTATTAGTAGAATTTTCAATTGTCAGATATGCTCCAGCTACATTAATAGTAGCTGTTCTTACATCACCGTTGATATTACCTGTTACATTACCAGTTAAACTTCCTGTAAAGGCTTTTGTATCTGCATCATAAGCCGATGTAAGATCATTAGCTAAAATGTTTCCTTTATGGTCGCCTGTTGTATCACCAAGAACATTACCTGTTACATTACCGGTTAAATTTCCTTCAACGTCACCGTAAACATATCCAGTATGATCTCCAGTTACATTACCAGTTAAATTTCCTGTAAAACCACCTGCTGCTGATACAGATTTTGTTGTTGCATTAACAATTAAAGTGCTATCATCACCTACAATATTAATATTGTAATTCATTCCAGATACAACACCGTCACCTGTTCCGCCCGATCCTATAGAAACTCCGCCGACGGTTGATCCAGCTGGAAGATTAACGGCACTTCCAACAGATGTAATTGTAGCACTACCTAAATGTAAACTAGACCCTGAAAGATATAGGTCTTTAAATCTTAAACCTGATGTACCGATATCATATGCTGAATCGGAATCTGGAACAACGTTACTTTTAACGGTTCCATTTAAATTGATATATCCGTGTAGTGCATCAACTAGTAAAGAGCTATCGTCAGCAACTAAACTTCCATTGAATGCTGATGCTCTAATTACACCTTGATAATTAGATAAGTCTGGGTCTACGACTGCATCAATTGTTCCTTCTGATCCGTTATATGTAAACGAGATTCCTGTATGTGACCCACTTGTAAAAATTCCTGCGGCTTGGTCTCTTACGTCGCGAGGTGTGATATTAACTGATGCAATACCACCAGCTGTTTCACCGTCTCCGACATAAATTGTACCTAAATCGGTATCGTAAACTAGCTCTCCAGCCTGGGGAACAATATTCTGGCGTTGTGCGGTATTCCCTCTTCTAATCTGTAAAGGCATTATAAAAACTCCTGGATTTTAGTAGCTCATATATTTATGCCAGTCAAAAAAATAGGACTCCGAAGAGTCCTATTAACTACGTAGTTAATGTCACATTGTCGGGCCGTTTCCGTTCCTAAATCCAACACTTCCGCCTTCTGCTTCAATGCGCTTGATAACATCTTCAAACAACATTGGAGCAAAATCAGGCAATGTTTCTACGCAGACGTTATGATACCGCGGATCAATTTCATCGCTGTACAAGATTTCTCCTGTACGCACATCAAATCCACGCATTTTCTTAACACGATTTGCGTGTAAGTGTCCGTGAATGTTAACACCAAACCTGCCCAAACTTTCTGGATGGACTGGAATGTGACTCAAGATCATTCCGTTCATAACGTGATATGCACGTAATTCTCTAAAGTACATACGATATTCGTCGTCTCTAAAGATATCGTGGTTTCCACGTATTAATACTTTATCACCGTTTAAGCGCCTTAATGTTCCTAACGCCTTTCGATTAATAACAGCATCTCCTAAGTGATAAACTTTGTCAGTAGGCCTGACACGTTCGTTCCAAGCCTTGACCATAGCTTCATCCATTTCTTCCGGATCATCCCAAGGGCGTAATTTTGTTACACCATCGGCTCTCATAAAACGGCACACACCTGCGTGACCAAAGTGCGTGTCGCTGACTAAAAATACACTAGGCATTGTGCCCTCCTTTCTTAAAGTTTCAACATAACCATTGTGGCTGTTGATTCATTTTTCATTCCAACGTAGTAAGGTCTAGAGCCATCTTTAGGTTTACCCCAAAAGGTAGAATCCCAACGCCAGCCTTCTAACGATTTCACAGCCTGCTCAACCTTATGAGAATCTCTGTCCCAACGGTTCACAAGAAAGGCATAGCGATAGCCTTTGTGATACAGATTGTGTCTGCGATCTAATTTTATTAGCTTCACTTTGCCCTCCTTTCATTGAAGTCATATTATACTATTCTCTGCTCAAATAGTCAAGTACACGATTTTTTTCGTGTTGTTTAAAAGCCACACCTCGATTAATCCAATCTTGGTATAGATCTTCACTACCATAACTGCCTGGCGGTGACTTGTGTATAATGTATTCTACAACATGCCCTAGTGCGGCTTTGTTCCAAGGATCTGCTCTTCGGATAGCATAATAAACATCCCCACAAAGTAGACTGCTTAAGAAACCGCCAGGAGCATAACCATGAGTCCAATAATTTTCTAGAGCTTCTTTAGTGTGTGTAGGAACATCTGAATAATCACCCATTACCAATCCTCCACACCGGAAATTTCTACTTCAAGACAGCCCTTTACACCGTTGTGTTCGTGTGCGAAGGACATTGTGGTAATACTACCAATTCCGCTCGATCGTTCTTGATTTAATTCAAAACCTTGGACCTCAGGAAATTTATCTAAAATTCCTAAAATCTTTTCAATATCTTTACGAAGCAAAATCATATCTCATCTCCTTGTTCTCTACGCAATCGACGTTCAGCTGCCAATGTAAAAACCTTTTCGTTGTCGTTGGTCCAATCTATGGCCTTAGGTGGAACTACGATGCCCGAAGGTAGAGTTACACCGTTAATAGTGTGCGGCTCATTCTCATCATAGGTCCAACCCAGGGCCTTCATCATACGATGCTTGACCAGCAGGTTGGGGCTACGAAATGCTTCAGTATCACGGAAGCCCAACATAACACCAACTTCGCAAACAGCACCGCTACGGCAAACGCCTGCGTGGCAGTGAACAACAACGTTCATACGATTTTCCAATGCGTGTTGCAACAGGCGAACAAGCTCGTTGGCCTGCTCTTGTGAGCAACGCATTTCCTCGTCCATCACTTCGTCCTTTTCTTCAACGTCCAAAAACTGGAATTGATGAACTTCTTTGAACTGGTGTAGCGGAGTAGGAAAATCTCCAGGAGGATCACAGATTTGGATCAACATAGAATTTGGACCCGCATCAATGTGAAACCCCTTGCGGATGTCGCTAAGTGCTACATTTTGGATCCAGGGATTCATATATTATGCTTCCTTAATAGGTTGTGCAAGTTTTCAATATCGGCTTCAGAAATTTTTTGGTACTCGTCTAATTCTTCTTTAAAAGATTCAATGTCATAATCTATTTCAACAAGTTCTTTGCTCAATGGAAACTTCTTGTGCTTCTTGGCCGCCGATTTTTTCAAGCCCAGCAATTCCTTTTCTTCATCTGTTAGACGAGAAAGAGCTTCTGCTTTTACACGTTCTTGACGTTCCTTTTCGGCAACACGGGCCTTTTCGGCACGATCGGCTTTAACGTGAGCTACCCACCATTCTGCAACTTCTGGATTTTTAAGAACAAGGAAATCCTCTTTGCCTTGTCGAACAAGTTCTTCCATGGCCGCACAAGCGATACGAGCAAGTTTATCACATTGCTTTTTATATTCTTCAGCACGACTATAACCATTATCACTTTCATAATCACGACAGGGCATAGGGTTCTCCTTTCTGATAGTTCCAACCTTTACCACCTAGCTGTTGCCAGACTTCATATTTTTTTGCTTCTTCAACACATTCACGCGGTTGACCAATACTGCCTACAACTGCACCGCACTCACAGCGATAACTAATACCGCTAGAATGATCAAAGTATGCTGTTCCGCCACAGGGCAAATATAATGGTTCGTTCATTACATTATCGCTAGAATGAAAATACAAAGAGCAATGAACGGATTGCCAGTCATTAAGGCAAACATCGCTAGGATGGTTCCAAAGAATACTTTATCGTCGCTCATTTTACTTCACCTGCATTCTTGATAATGAACATAGTAACTTCGGGACCGTCGAGTTTAACGCAATCCACAGGATATTTGTTTTTCTCTGAGCCCCAACCATTTTTACCAATTCTGCGAACACCGATCATCTTTGGATTAATCTTACGAACAACACCTATAACCAAACTATTGCTCTGTGGATAGGCAACGCAGTCGCCCATATTGATTACTCGGCCAAGTTGGTCTCGATGTTCTGGAATTTCTTTTGCCATAACAGATCTAAATTGCCTTTCAAAATCTGTGAGCAGGTTGCTCGTTTGCCCGTTACGTGATCTTGTACAGAATCGTCTTGGAATCTGTAAGTGCGAATTTTGTCTCCTCGCATCCCTGATCCTACTTGACGCTTTCTATCGTTCGCTATGTTATTATTATATGATCTTTTAGCGGTTTTGTCAAGTTGATTTTGAATAGCAGTCATGGCTTGATCCAAACTATTTTGGCGGCTACGACATTCTGCTTTGGCTGTGATACCTGTAGGAAGGTGTGTGATACGGCAGCTATTTTGATGCTTGTTCCGATATTGTCCGCCAGCACCAGTACCACTATACCAATCAATTTTTAAATCAGATTGAGCAATAGTTGGTGCTGTCCAGGCATCCTCGCTGTCTATGACCGCGACGGTAACGGTGCTGGTATGAACTCGGCCCTTGCGTTCCGTTGGCGGAACTCGCTGGATTCGATGACCTCCGGGCTCATTGTATAAGCCGGATAGATCTTTGCCCTCAACTAGTAAACTACACTCGCCAGGACGAACATCTATCAGGCGGGTAGTTCAACCCAGTTTGTTTCCTAATTTGGAATATGCAGACGCAAGATCACTGACAAATAACTTGCTGTCTTCGCCACCTTCTGCGGCACGGATTTCAATAACTCGTTTCATAATATTCTCCTTATAAACGATAAGTTACACGACCTTTGGTTAGGTCATATGCACTGACTTCAACTTTAACCTTGTCGCCTAGAATAATTTTAATCTTGTGCTGTTTAAGTTTTCCGCCGGTATAGCAGGTAATAATATTTGGCATATTATCAAGTTTTACCCTAAACATACTTCCGGGAAGAACTTCTTCAATTTTGCCCGTTAATTCAATTAAATCATTCTTTGACATATCTGCGTTTGTACCAGCTGTACTTTTCTCCGTTTGGTAATAGTCCATTTTCAATGCCAGCAGAACCAAATGTTCCTACTAACACTATACCGCCACCATTTATGGTAACTGGTATTCCTAATTCTGTTGCGAAAGCCAATGCTTCCGATAGATCTTTTACTGCTTCCTCACAGCCTCTACCCGCTGTGTCCTTCCATTCTACTTTATACATTATTATATTATATAGCCTTTTTGTGTCTGTGTCAAGTGGTGCTCCTAACAAGAATCGAACTTGTATCGCATCCTTACCAAGGATGTGTTCTGCCATTTAACTATAGGAGCGATTTGGCCCGGCTAGCAGGAATCGAACCCACATTCACTCTTTAGAAGAGAGTTGTATTCTCCATTATACTATAGCCAGAATTTGGAGCGGGAGACGAGGTTCGAACTCGCGACATCTACCTTGGCAAGGTAGTGCTCTACCAACTGAGCTACTCCCGCATTAATAATATTCTACGTCTACTGCTAGAATATATCTATATTGATTACTTTGTACGATTCCTGGCCTATGATATACTTGACTAGGATATACTATCCAACTAAACTCTGTTGGAGTGATAAAATATTTTTCATCACTATGAATTCCACTCGGAGCCATTTCAGTACCGCATGTATCTCGGTCCTTGACATCATCGGGAATATGTAGATAAAATATTCCGCTTAACATTTTGGCATCGGGTTTAGTTGGATGCCAATGATGGTGCCAAAGTTTTTCGCGATCTTCGGCACCCTCAAGATTTGTCATAAAACTCCATGCCATCATGTTACCGACTCTAACTTCTCGACCTAAATACATAAACACGCTCATTAAGAAGCTCATACGGTATTTTAACCATACTTCTTCTGGACGTGAAAATATGTTTTCTTTAGTTTGATACTTTGGTGAATTAGTAAAGTAATTACCAGAAGCGATAATATCAGTAATAATGCCTATGGCGGTATCATTATCCTTCTGATTTATTATAGAACTAAAATTAAATTTTTTAACTAGATCGTTTTGGTCTACTATTTGCATATTATGGAGCGGGGTAAGAGAATCGAACTCTCCGCATCAGCTTGGAAGGCTGAGGTATTACCACTATACGAACCCCGCATTAAAACTATATTTACAGCAACTTCTTTAGTGCTTGAGAAAAACTGGATCTATATCTTTATGATGCCCAACCTGGTATCTTATTGGAGGAGTATCCGGTAAAATTAAACCTTTATTTTTCCAAACATCTCTTCTTATAACTTGATGTAAAAAATTTGTTATTCCGTCGTAGACAAAATCACACCAAGGACCAGTTCTTAATTCTTCTAAATCAATATTTGTTTCGTCACACCATTGAATAATTCTTATATACTTGTTGTCTATTTTTACAACAACATGATATATGTTATTATCAGCATCTACAACTTCAAAAGATTTTCCGTTTCTTTCTGCCCACAATTTTGTTGCTTTAAAAATGTCACTGACAAAAATTTGTTCGTCTGTGGCATTTCTACCTATTTCACTACCTGCTCTAATCCTTGAATGTTGACACCAATTAGTGCTAGTAATTTCAGTTAGAATAAAATCTAATTCATCCATTCCAACCATAGTGTAACCAACATACGATAATCCATTGATGTATTCGTTTACATTTAGGATTCCTTGAATTTGTTTTTCACGTACCTTAGAATTTCCAATATAGCTAGGATGATTTAAACCTATGGTAACCGTCATATCAACATTTGCTGAAGCAAGATTTTTTACAAAATCAATATCGGAAAATTTAACACCATTAGTTAAAATTTGAGGAAGTTTTCCTAATTTACTAACTTCGATAACTAAATCTTTTATGTCTTTCCTTAAACTCGATTCGGCACCAGCCAAGATTATATGATAAATGCTGTCTGGATATTCTTTAAATCGAGTTATAAGATCTTCTAACGGAACATCTTTAATTTTATTATCAGGTAAATGATAACAATGCGGACATTCTAAATTACATCTATCTGTAACTTCAGTAAGAATATAGTTATCAAAATTCCACATGGTATCCATGTTCTTTATCAACCCGTGATAAAATTCAGCATCATTTTCAATTAGATGATGACTAAAACCATGTGTTATACAATGTTTGCAAATATAGACTTTATTGTTTAATTCGTATCTATATGCTGGAACATGGTAATGACAATGTTGACAAAGGCTTATTGTTGCATCTAATAATAAACCATTTATCTTTTTTATTTCGTCGATAATACCGTTAATAGAATTATCTTTAAATTGATCAAGTCCGCCAATATTCATATTTCTATTTATTGAACGTATCTTATCGTACTTGGTCGGTGTGACACGATTCGAACATGCGACCACCTGGTCCCAAACCAGGAGCTCTACCAGGCTGAGCTACACACCGAAAATTGGTTGCGGGTCCTGGAATTGAACCAGGGATCTGGAGCTTATGAGACTCCCGAGATACCACTTCTCCAACCCGCGATAGGTCTTAGATAATACCTTCTGCCTTTAATGTTTCAACAACATCGTCAGTTAAAGGAATTTCTGTTTTGATGTTTAATTCAAGAACCTCATCATTGAGTTTCTGTTTTTGTTTTTTAAGAGTTTGAATTTCACTCTTAGCCTGATTAACCTGTTCTTTAGATACTACGGTAGTAGTAACATAATCATTGTAACCGTAAATACGGCTACGGCTTTCGCCCTTGTCTTCGGCAATTTTACGAAGTTTGCCTTTTAAAACTTCAACGGAAGTATGTTCTTCAAGTTGAGCTAATGTTTCTAGCTGTGCAATTCTTTTGTCAATGAAGGCAGCTTTTGTTAGCGCCAGGTCAATGCCGGCACTTGCGTTTGCCTGTGCAACAAGACCTCGAATGTTGTAGAGAGCCAAAGTTAACTTTTGACGACGAGTGTCAGCAAAAAACAATCCTTCATTGGCTTTTTTGATTTCTACTTCAACATCCTGAAATTCGTTGATATTAATAGATGTCTCAATCTTAATACCCTTGATTGCATCATTGATGCTGTTCTGAATTGTGTTTGCTTTGCGTAGTGTAATGTTCATTTGTGTCTCTCTTTTAATTTAAAATAACGGGTCAGTAAAAGGTCAAGTAATAGACCGGACAATATGCAAACGGATAGCTATAAAGCATCTCCTTGACAACATTCAATAAACAGGCTACAGAGGCCTGAATATTTCCGATCAGCAAATGACAGGTATGTGGATATCGGTTCACTCAAGCACGAAACGTTTTCAAGACGTTTTGCCATTGATAAGATTCATTAGCGTTGTAAGCCAATGAAATGTCTATCCTCATCTACCTTCTACCTCGCCGGTTGTGTATTGCTACACAACAAAACTAGTATAAAACAAAAAAGACCTAAGGTCAAGTCTTTTTGGTAAAACTGGAGGCCAGGGTAGGATTTCCACCTACCTAATCCAGATTTGCAATCTAGCGCATAAGTCGCTCTGCCACCTGGCCATAATTGGTGCTGTCTGCCGGAATCGAACTGGCGACCTACTGATTACAAGTCAGTTGCTCTACCTGCTGAGCTAAGACAGCGTACTACTATATATCTCTTGGTGGAGGTTATCGGACTCGAACCGATCACCCTTAGCTTGCAAAGCTAATGCTCTCCCAGATGAGCTAAACCCCCAAATATTACTTATTGTCTGTTGCTTGAAGTGTTTCTTCAGCAACTAACTTTGATACTTCAGCAATACGATAATCTTCAAGTGCTTTTTTATATGCATCTTCTGACAATCCATGCCATCCAATGCAATCACCTGTGGGCGAACGTCCGCAACCACAAGTTCCTTTCTTCATATCTTCTACTTTTGGAGTCACTTTATTTTTCCTAAAAATTGCGTCGTAATTATCGTTATATGCTTTAGATGATGTCCTAGTTTGGATAGCATCACCTGTAATATCATTCCTTGCTACCATTGTCGTTTTGTCCTTCTCTGCGATTTCTTTCACGTTTTGGTTGAATCAATGCAGCAAGTTCTGCTTGGATAATACTACGCTTAACTTCGCCACGCTTATGTGAATCAAGATATTGCGCTAATGTTCTTTTACCCTGCTTACTCATTTTGTAACTCGGACCTGGTTTTAGCATTATTTTTTCCTTTTTAATAAATTTGGCGGAGTGTATTGGATTCGAACCAATGATCCAGGTTTTTGCCCGAATGCCTTCTTAGCAGGAAGGTGCCTTCGACCAACTCGGCCAACACTCCATAATTGGTGCATCCTGTAGGGATTGAACCTACGACCTACGCCGTGTAAAGACGCCGCTGCTACCGCTGAGCTAAGGATGCAAAAACTATTCTGAAACACACTATACCATCATCTCATTGGGCGGCATTTCCCATACTCGAAACTATGTTTTAAGTTAATGTGTTTTAGAATAGTGGAGGACTGAGATTACATCTCTCCCACAAGTACCTCTAGCATTACCGTACACCTTGCGAGTATACGTTCTCTAGACATCCACTAAGTTCATGTTACCATGTAACCTAGTCTACTTGCAGTATCGCCGTTTTTAAAGCCAGGCATTAGGCTTGTCGTTATATGCTACTCTACACCATCTATTCCGTTGACCTTGCGAGCCATTAAGTCTTGCGAACTACGAAACTTCCAGTATAAACTGATATCACCTTGCGAGCTTTATCAGACTCAGTTGGCTTGCGCCCCGAGCGTTAGATACTTTTCACACATAACCGAGGCAGTCTTTGCATTTTTGTTAATGATGGGATTTGAACCCACAGCATTCTGTTTAAAAGACAGACGATCTACCATTGATCTACATTGAACCTACCGCGATGAGCTGCCTCAGTTGCTTCATACTCTTTTGGAATACAAAATACAACTCACCACATACCTTTTGCCTCGCGAGCTACTCAGTGATGTTTCACGACCGATGTAACAACGTTTCGCAACGTGTTCCACCTTCCATTAACATTGCATACGAGCCCTTAGGAGCGACCCTTCGGACCAATACACTACCCTTTCTCATACCAGTTGACTGATTGGTTTTGTAGTGAAGTCAGCACCACCTGTTACTTTCCATTCACTCAAGTTCCCCTTACGGGCTTGTAAGCAAACGTTCTTTCCACTACATCAGCTTTGCTGTTACATCCACCGGTCTTATCAGTGAACGCTACCTCGCGGTAGTGAGCAGGCTTGTTTACATGAACCATTGCTGGCGCTAGTATGTAGGCATTCTAGCTTTGGGTGAGTCACCTCACTTATTCTTTGTAGACGGCAAGCCGCCTACAGGACAATAAACTGCCCTTAAATTTTTACCATTAAAAAATAACATTACACCCTATGGGATGAAACGTATTTCTGAGTGGAGTTCGATTCTCCTCATAAGCCATTGTTCACGGTTTTTTCAGAGGAGTAAGATGGCCCTATTCCTCATGAGCCTGTGCGTCCACAAGCGATACCCGCTAATGCTATTTTTTAATGGTGCCCCAGGAGAGACTCGAACTCTCACGCCTCGCGACACTGGCTTCTAAGACCAGCGTGTCTACCATTCCACCACCAGGGCAAAATCTTAAATTTAATTTTTAATGAACTAAATGCTATTAACAAGCATATGTGACTATTATATATTCTATCTGTATGCTTTGTCAACATATTTTGGTTAACAAACTAAAAAAGCATCAGTAAAAAGAGTGAGTCGTTCCAATCTACCGACCAACAAAGATGCAACTATGTTCACACCTTGTTCTTATCGCCGACCTTTCGGTTGATGCTTAAACTGGTGCCGCCTTGAGGGATCGAACCTCATTCCTCGGTGCTTCAAACCGGTGCTATGACCACATCAGCTAAAGCGGCATATTTGGTGGATCTTGCAGGACTTGAACCTACGACCAACAGCGTGTCGAGCTGCTACTCTACCACTGAGCTAAAGATCCTTGGGGTGATGGACGGGAGTTGAACCCTATCTACCTGTTTCACAGACAGGTGTGCGCACCGGTACACTATCCTCACCATAGTTGGTATAGCGTACGGGGATCGAACCCGCCTACGTAGGTTGAAAGCCTACTGACCTCACCAAAAGTCGAACGCTATGTAATCTGGTCTGGGTGGCTGGAATCGAACCAGCGCCTCGAAGATCCAAGCTTCGTCGACTACCATTATCCTACACCCAGAATGTTTTGTTTGGCATCCCGGGTAGGATTCGAACCTACTACCCTCACGTTCGTAGCGTGATACTCTGTTCCAAATGAGCTACCGGGATATTAATTTTCTCTAATGCATCGCGACGCATTTTAAACGGGCGATGCTCATTGGGTCGATGTACAATAATGTACTCGACACCTTCGATTGTTTCAGTCACACGGATATCGTCACAGACAAAATGCTCATTATTAAAACGATTTTTTAGCATAGTTGCTTTCATAACAATCTCCATAAAAAAATTTGGCCGGCCCTGCAGGATTCGAACCCACGACTTCCTGTTTCGAAGACAGGCACTCTGTCCAACTGAGTTAAGGACCGATAATAATGGTGCCTCTGGCAGGACTCGAACCTGCACACTCAGGCTTATCTGGCCTGTGCTTTGGCGAGGTATAAGCTCGCTTCTTTACCATTAAGCTACAGAGGCAAAACTTGGCAGGCATGCCAGGGCTCGAACCTGGAACGACGGAGTCAAAGTCCGTTGTGTTACCATTACACCACACGCCAACAGAAATAAATTTGTTGTAGTAGTTCCACCATCGTTATAGGAACCATTCACCTCTAATCAAGCCAGCTGGAAGGACTCGGTACGCTATTGCAGTTACTTGCCCAGAGTTACGTATTTTTTGCTAGGGTATTGCGCCCCCCTCTGTTTACTTTTGCTTTGGCTGGCCAGCTACTAACAAAAGTGACTTTCACTTACTAACACTACAACAAAACTTGGTGCCCCAGGATGGAATCGAACCACCACACCCTGCTTACAAAACAGGACCTCTACCACTAAGGATACAAGGGCGAAATTTGGTGGAGGCCGACGGTATCGAACCGTTCTAGTCAAGAATCTTGCAAGGATTCCCCGCAGCCCTCTGCTGCCCCCAAATATAGGTTTTCTGAGAGCCCAACTATCCTCCTGGGAGGACTCACTGGATTGTCTCGATAGAGCAAGTCTTAGGACCACCAATAACCGTCTGTGGTGTCACGCAGCCGACCAAAACTGCGCTAGGTTAGGCAGGACTCAAACTCTACGTCTATCTCAGAAACTTGGTGGTAATGGAAAGAGTCGAACTTTCACTGGACACCGTATGAAGGTGCTGCACTACCGTTATGCTACATTACCATAAGGGAGAACATTAGGACACCATCCAACCTGATCAGTGGCGGGGAATCGAACCCAACATTGTAATGTTCTCTCTTATAGTAATGGTAGGAGCACAGGGACTTGAACCCTGAACCTACCGGTTAAAAGCCGGTTGCTCTAGCCAGTTGAGCTATACTCCCATATTGGTCCCTACCGTCAGATTCGAACTGACACCTCATTGATTAAGAGTCAAGTGCGCTACCATTAACGCTAGATAGGGTTAGTCGTAATTAAATTGATTTAATGTGCCAACCCTAGACCAATACGGGATCTAGGGTGACACTAACGTTTACCACGTTTCATGTCATTCTCCTTAATATTTTTTTAACACTTGATACAAAACGAACATTATAACTAACACAACAAGTATTGCCATAATGTTCTCCTTGTTTGGTGCCTCTCCCTGGTTTCGATCCAGGTACCCCCGCCTTATCAAGACGGTGCTCTCCCGATTGAGCTAGAGAGGCAAATTGGTGCAGCCAAAGGACTCGAACCTTTGCGGGAATCTAGAATGCGGCGCACAGGGCGCCTACCCCTCCATTACTGCATAACTTGGCGGAAGCGGTGAGATTCGAACTCACGGACCATTTCTGATCGTCTGTTTTCAAGACAGGTGCAATAAACCGGACTCTGCCACACTTCCATAATTTTTTTAAATACAATATGAAATATTCATATCTTCAGCATGCCTGGAACTCTCGTCAAAGATATCCAAAAGGCATGTTCATTAACATCTACGTTTGATGGTACCCCTGCTCGGACTCGAACCGAGAGATAGTCACTCCTTTTGAGAGAGCCGCCTTTACCTATTTGGCCACAGGGGCATTGGAGCACGAGACAGGATTCGAACCTGCATGGTGCGGATTTGCAATCCGTTGCGTCACCGTTCCGCCACTCGTGCATAGAACTTTGGTACTCGGTAGGGGAATCGAACCCCTCTTCCCGCCGTGAAAGGGCGGTGTCCTAGACCGATAGACGAACCGAGCATTGATTGGCGACCCGGGATGGATTTGAACCACCGACATTTGGTTTTGGAGACCAACGTTCTGCCAGACTGAACTACCGAGCCATTAAAACTTTTAATTTTAAATTGTTTAAATCTTCTTCAGAATTTATTTCATTGGGGAATCGTTCATAGTCGTATTCAACTTGAATATCAGTGATTCCTTGAGTAAATTCATTTTTCATAGCATTGCCAATAAACACGTTTATACCTGGATTAATTCCTAATCCTTGTACGGCAATTTTAAATCTTGAAGGACCATTAAACATTAAATGTTCATAATCAAATGTTTCACCTTCTGATACTACAATAGGAAATGGTACTGAAAAAATCTGTCCATTTTCTATTACAGCAATTGGATCTGCAATTGGTTGCACCATTGTTGCTGTTCCTTCAATGTTATTAAACAATGCAGGATATGTGGCATAACAATGTGTAATTGTAAGTTTTCCAGCTAATACATTTATTACAATGTTATTGCTACCATGTAATTTAGTATTAGTAATAAAAGAAAAAAGATCATCAGACCCTAATTCAGTTACAACACCATTTACTTTAACGATGTATTCTGTACCTGGTTGCTTAAATCCGTATATGCGAAGTGTTCTAAATGTATCCATAATTTATAATTGGCTCCAGGGATAGGGATCGAACCTATGACCAATTGGTTAACAGCCAACTGCACTACCGCTGTGCTACCCTGGAATAATTCTGTGAATGATTTTTGTTATTTTAACTTAGGCTAACATTCAATCCCTAAGATTAGTTGCAACACAACTTGGCGGTCTCACGGGGTAACGATCCCCGTCCTCTGGCGTGACAAGCCAGTGTGCGTCCATGAACACCTTGAAACCAAATTTGGTACCCGAGGCCGGACTCGAACCGGCATGCCTTTCGACGGGAGATTTTAAGTCTCCTGAGTATACCATTTCTCCACTCGGGCAAATCTTATTCAACAAACTTATTATATCATCTACAGATAAATTTGTCAAACATTTTTGGTGGACCGTAAAGGAATCGAACCTAACTGCCGCCACCCTACATATTAATGGCAACGGTTTTACAGACCGCCGTAGGGAATACGATCCAAAATGTGTAACACTCTCCTCTATGATTTTAGACGCTCGTCAAGGGAGCGAATAGAAAGTGTGTAGTAAAACAGACTGACGTCTGGCAGACCTCCCGAAGGAGCCAATCTGCTTTACTACGCTACCTTTTTACGCATCTAGGTTATCGCCCTAGACTTACCATCCGGTAGGCCGCCCACATTAGTAGCAGGATGTTTAGAGTGCCCTGCAGGGTCGCGTTCCCTATTAACACTTTGCAATTAGTCGAGTGTTACTTCGTCTTCTTGCTTGTTTAATGCCTGGTGATAAGCACGAGCACGATTAAACTTTTCTTCTATCAACTTTTCAAGTTGATCATCGTCAAGTTCGTGTTCGGCTAAAAACTTGGCATTTCTTTGTTTTCTAAAATCTTCAAATTCCATTTTTAAAATCCTACAAAACAAAAACCCCAGGGTTTTTAATCCTGGGGTCCTTTGAAGTTTGCCTGTGTATTTTGTTTACACTAGCGTCCTCCCGGACCCCGTTCCTGGTGTACGATCATTAGATAGACTAATCTCACATACTGACCAATATGAGGGCGCAAAGCCTCCCATCTGGGCTATATGTTTAAATTGTCTTTGTAACGATGTAGTTTTCATTTGTTTCAGTTTTTCCTTTTTTGCATTATCTCTAACGCATGTATCAATTGTACAACTACTTAGCCTTCTTGTCAACCTCTTTTGGTAAACCTGGAAAAATTAAGTAGAGAACTGCACAATCAATAAACTTATTATATTGTCTTTTTATTTATATGTCAAGAGAAAAAGCGGGTTATAATGTGGCTTTTTTGCAACATTTTAATCTGATTGTTGAATTAGTAAGTGCTTACCAATTTCAAACAATCCAATACCGCCTGGAAGATCTAAAGCCGCTACGTGTATCCTAGCAACGCCATCTGGATCTATGCTGGCTGCAACGAACTCTTTGATTTCTCCAGATTCAACTTTGTCTCGAAGAACGTCAAGTACTTCTAACATATCTTCTTTTCTGCGATCGTCTTGCTTTACATTAATGCTAACGACTTCCATCATTTTCCTTTCAGACTAATATGCTATCAGCTATATTATACTGCAAAACCTCTTCGGCTGTCAAGTACACATCACTGGCAGGTAGTAGTTTGGATTTAATTTTGGACGGAGCGAGACCAGTTGCTTCTTTCAAAATGGCAATCATTCTTTCATTGCAGATTTCATTTTCTTTCATAGATGCTTTGATATCGTGATATTTGCCTTCTGTAGTTTCACTAAATTGATGACACATGAAACTTGTATGTTTGGCAGCATATCTGTGTCCTTTTGTTCCGCTGGCAAAAATTAAAAAAGCGGCACTCATAACAGCACCAAGCCCAATAATTCGAATTGTATGCGGACTAGCTTTCATTACATCAATTAAGCCAAATGCTTGATATAAATCCCCACCTGTGCTATTGATGTAAAGAGTTAAAAGTTTATCTTTAGCCGAATCTAAATTTTCGTAAATTAACCATTTAATGCATTCCCCCACGGAATCTTCATTAATTTCACCGTTTAGGTAAAAGGTACCTTTTTCAAGTAATCTTAGGTCAATCCGATCTTCAGCATTGAAATCCTCAATTTTTTTCACACGATGCTCCATCTTTAACTTACTTATCTCAGTAATGATTATAGCATCTGTTTATTTAGAAAGCCCCTACAGCCCAGCCAATAATAGCTATATAGGTCAGGTAATGGAGGAACTGATCTAGCCCTAAAAGCCACCAAAATTCTTCGTGGGTGTTTGGTCCCCAGCCAAATCGAGCATTTATGTTAGTTTTAGCCCAATCAATATGATAATGAACTACCCCGTCAAAAATTGCTGAAATTAGAGCAAAAAACGGGTTGAAAAATGCCAAGCAAAAAAAGGTTCCTATAGAATGCAATCCTGCATGTAGAAGTCCACCGGGATGTCCGTAGATTCCTTTATTTGAATATTGATATTTTCTTTGAAGTAAAAAATCAACGATAAAATGTTTTACTCCAAATAATGCCAACAATAAAATAATAATTTCAATTTGAGTCATAACTATGCTCCTTAGTTAATTCACATACCAAAATAAAATGATTAAATGCCTTTTGAACAGCAGGGTTTAACATTAAAGTTTCTGCCTCAGCCATCATTGCTTTTACGCCTGCTTCTGCGGCTTCGCGATAACTACACCATTCAAGTGCGTACATCTTATTGCCCATTGCTTCATTAAATGCTTGCCATGCTTTATTTTGCTCTTCAGTTAACGGTTTATTTTTTTCTGGAACACGAAGGGCACTGACATTCATAATATGTTTGCTAATAGCATCTTCGGCAACACGGCCAGCGGCTATAAGAGCCGCATAGTTCGGATCAATATTGAACCGACGACTTGAACCCCCTGGGTAGCACATAACCAAATGATTACCGCGAGGAAAACTATCCATAAAGTCGTTATCATATTCCGCGACAGGGACATATCTACGTCCTTTCTTTTCGTAATAAATTTTTTTCATTAGTGCATTCCGTGTTCTTCTGTATAGAACATCCAACGATGTTCCTCATGATTCCAGTGACGATTGTCGTAGACGGTAAAGTGTAGGCAATAACCTAGCAGTCCAAACTCAACATTAAAGCCTGCGTGGTCTTGCTGTGTCGTTACTTCAAACTCGATACGGAATAGCTCAGGACCTTTTGTGATCTGAGCTTCCCAAAACTTATGCGGGATAGGAGTTTCGCCCATCCAACATTTGATATTTTGAAAACGATCCCACCACTTAGGGTTGCGGATATTGATGTTAAAGTAAATCATTTAAAAGTTTCCAACGCTTCAGTATCGACGTTCTCAGTCATATGTAGCATAAATCGGTAACCATCCCAGGCTTTCTTAACTGATTCATTCTCTGATAGTTCGGTAGGAAATATATCAACCCAAACACTATTCTCAGGTTGCTTATGGCGATGGATGCCTTCGCGACGTGGCTGAATCAGTTTGTTGCTATCCCAAAGACTCTTTGCAACACGAAGACATTCTACTTCATCTAGTCCTGCAAGATAGTCACTTCGAAATGAGTACTCAGCTATAACTGGGGCTAACTGAGCTGGCTCACGGATACAGGTTGCTGTGATAATAAAGGCAACTTCGTCTTCGCTGATCTTACCCATAACAATATCACGAATACAACGACCTAGACTGAATCCAATTTTCACTTATTATTCTCCAAGTAGAACATGCCAACACGAACCAATGCTTCTGCATGGTCTCGATCCTTAGGTACTACAACAGCTTCACCGTCTACTAATCTACGATAGTCTTCTAGAACGGGAGCAATATCGTTGTCATAGATTTGTGCCATTTGTCGAAACAAAAATTCACGTTCATCTTTGGTCATTCCTGCTGTAAGCTCAGAGATGAATCCATTGCCGATGTCTTTCTCAAGACCGTAGTCGTGTCTAAATGTATAGCACATCGATGTAATAACCTGTTCACGAGAATTCATGTGCTAGACCTTTCTTTCATTTTTGCTTGATGTTCGGCTTCGTGTACATCGCAGAGTACACGTATCCATCCGCCATGTCTAACTTCACCGAATCCGCCACAATCCTCGCACAAATGCCCTGTTAGACTTTCTGCAAGACTTACAGCACCTCTGATATAATCATCGCCACCTTGATAGTAGAAGCGTAGTGTACCAAACTTTTCTTTAACCTGTTCTACAACAACCTGGGGACACTCGTCTGGAATTTTATGATTGTACGGATTTGCAATTAGCAAAGCAGTACGAGTATCATTGGCCCAGTCAGTGTGACGTTGAATTGTAGCACATAGTTTTTCAAGCAGTGGCCACCAACCTTTGCCTACAGCAAACCCACCGTAGCGTCCACTAAACATACGTGGATACTCGGTTTCCATCTTCTTAGCAAATTCTTCGTATTGATTCTCGTTCATTGATCAACTCCAAAGTGTTTTCTAATCGTTTTATCAATTCTGCGTTGATATTGCTCGTCGGTGAATGTCATAGGAAATAAATCTGCACATTCGCAAATAATCATTTTGGCAAATTTTTCTAAAGTTTCTTCCCATTTTATACGATCTTTACCAAGACCATACACATCGATATGAGATTCTCTTTCAAACTTTCTAATGAGTTCATTCATTTTTGTTTCCATTCATCGGGCATAACCCATTCGCGTTGTTGAATATCTTCTACACCTAATAACTGCCCAATACGTTTAACCATATCGTGTTGATGACCGTTGCTGGTATAGGCATAGTCATAATGCATTTGAATAAAAGTGAACGGGTCCATGCCTTGATGTTGCATCTTGACATGTACCGTTCCAAAGAAATCCTTCTCGTACCAAATCTCAGTAGGCAGAAATTCTACAATAGTTGCTTGTTCAATTTTCATTGATTTTTAATTTCCCATTTTAAACCCTGGGTCCAGCAAATAAGACCGTAGAGTTCTTTATTACCTTCCGGACAGATTCTAGCTGTCCAATCGTCACGTATACTGACACTTTTTTTGTTAAGGTATCTAGTTTTAAAGGCAGTACCGGGTTTGGTAACTTTAACATTGTATTCTAAGCTACGTCTCCAATAATCACGTTTGCTTCTTAGGCCTTTTGAAAACTCACAAAGATATCCATCTGGAGTAGTAATATTCCAAGTACCTTTATCAGTCTTGGTCCAACTATAACCGTGAATAGTCTCGCCAATTTTTTTGATTTCCTCGGCTTCCTTTTGAAGTGCAATCAATCGGTTTGAAATCTGTTGCATATCGCGAGGAGTCAAACCCATTAACTGGGCTTGAACTAGAATACGTTCTTGCTTGTCGGTAAGTTTTGCTCTACTACGTGCCATTTGAATCTTTCTATAATCTCTTACGATATCTAATTATAACATCGATAGGATAGAAAGTCAAGTTAACTCCATCGTAGATTGAATAATACTGCGTCTTTTGGATCGTTAAATCGATATTGGGCAACATGGTCGCAGGTGTAAGAAACATCTGACACATCCTGAACATGATAATTTACAAAACTAGAGCATTGTTTTCTTGCCCAATCAGCAGCTTCTTTAAAATATGAATCGGCATGTTCATACGGAATTTTTTCATCGGTGAGATAAACTACTTTCATCCCCACCTCATTAAAAACATAGTCATTTCTTTTTTGGTTTTAAATTTGAAAGTATCAAAACTTGTTCTAATACCACAATTATGAGATTGGCACCATTGATGTATTTGGTCCATATCTTCTTCTGTTAACCCTGTGGTAAAAGATTTATCGCCGTCTTCAGAGATTACTTTAACTCGCGCAGACAACGAGCATCGTCTTTTTGTATTAATCCAATATAGTTGTTTTGTACCAACCACGTTGTACACCCATCCACCAGTTACTGGAGTTAAGCCCATTTTAATGCAAACATTGAAGCGTCTTTATCGTTTTGAAAATACCAAACTCGTCCATCGCTCATTTTAATATCACGAAACTTACTTTGGCAATGTTCAAGACACCAAGTTAACTTTTCTGAATAATCATTTTCATTTTTAATTATAACAGGAAAGTAGGTTGATAGCAACCCCATTAATTTTTCATCTCGAGTTAAGTGGCTATCCACCACTTTTGGTTTGGGCATTATTTTAGCTACAGGTGCGCCCATTATTTCCCGTACCTTAAAAACCATTCTGTTAGGGCAGGGCCCATTAGTTTTGCTCGGATTTGATATTTGTATCCGTAGGTTGTTGGATCTGCCATTCTGTACCATGTCGGGGTGTCTGCGGCATTTTTCATTATCCATTTTCCTGATTCACTTTCTTGCCATTTAATTAATGGTTCGGCAGCATATAAGTCGGGATCTTCTACATCACCCATCATGAATTGATGAACAATAATTTCTTTACATTCTTCCACGCGATCTCCTATTACGTTGTACTTATGTTTAGGCGGCCGGTGAGTGTAGGGAGAATGATATTTAAAGTATGCGTCAGCTAATGCTTGGTTTGCTGCTGATGATCGGTCTGGCGCATCTGGCCATATTATAGAATTTTTAACTTTGCCCATAATTTAATATATCAAAAAGTTCAGCGTATTCTACGTGAGGCTCCATATGAAATCCTGTGCCCCACACTACCCAGCAACGCTGTTTGTAAATTTTACGAAGCCACACATATTTGCCACTGATAGTTTTAACAGGCAAAAACGCAAATACCTGCATCCAAGGATAGCAGTCTGGTCCGTTGAATATACGTTGTGTTATCATCATGGTTCACGAGCAAACCTATAAGTTTTATCTTCTAAAACATATTCGCTAAATGCAATACTAAACATAAAGGCAGCTTTTTTATTTTCAAATTGAATGAGTGGAATTTCTTTCTTGTCAGCATCTGTAGGCTGTCCATAGTTACGGATAACATGGAATCGATCAAATGGACCGTTTGCAGGATAATTTTGACACCATCGATACATTTCGCTGGTTACTTCTTTCATAGTATAACGATAGGTAAAGTCTGGGCGATTATTTCCACCATCACTCCAAAAGTATTCCATTATATCCACCTTAATGTAAAGTTAACTGCATCGCCTTGGTCTTCAAATACAAAATTAGTTCCACGATTTTCGTAAGGATTCTTGATATGCTCTTCACACCAAATCCTTATATCTATCGCATGATGATTGTCTTGAAACCTAGATATAATCACTCTAGTCCAGCCTAATTCTACTAACATGTCTGATAAGATGTGAAAGTCTATTTCACTCTGCATCTGTGTCCCAAGTTCTTCGATAATTTGGTCTTCTAACTTCATAGTCTACTTATTAAGTCTTTTTCAAACACACCCCAACCTATTCTACTTAGGGGTGTATTTTTTCTTGCCTGCACACATAAGTAACCATCAAGATCTATAGTTACTCTCCACATAGCATATCGTTCATCGTATAGATAATCTTTTAAATCTCGTAACAATAACCCAGGTATCTTTGTATTCCATTTTGTTTCTAGAATAGGAGTATGATTTTTTCCCTTAAGAATGTCTACAACTTTTAATTTTTCAATAGCTTCTTGATTTAGCGGCATGAAACTGACACGATCGTAAAGAGTATGTATACCTGTAGGAGCGAATGCTTCTCTCTTTACTCTTTCGAAATCGTACTCGCGTATAATGACTTTACGTCTAAGAGTTCTTACCGCCATTTTAATACAAACATAGTTCTGTCTGCCTCACTTCTAAACCAAAACTTACGATTGTTTTTATACCAACGCTGTGCAGGTTCTGGGGCCCGATCTTCTCCCCAGATAGGACTTGTGTCGTCACCAAATGTTTGATAACACCACGCTTCCATCTCTATCCAATTACCTCCAATGGGCTCTGCTGTATAATAACGAGCACCGTAGACTTTGCCTTCTGACAGCATGATATCTTCTATAGGACGACTATGAATATCATTCATCATTCGCTGAAGAGCAGCGGCAGAAATGGCACTCTTGCCTGTATTCCGTCCTGTGATCTGTATTAGACCGCGTCCTTTATATTGTGCCATTTTCTTTAATAATTCCGATTGCCAAGGTTGTAAGTTCACGATGCCCACTTTAAACAAAACATAGTAAATTCTTTGCCGTCTTTGAAGCACCAAGTATTGGTTTCAGAATTGTAGTACCAATTAGGTTCATAATGGCCGCCGTGATACAACTTTTGCTGACACCAAATATAAATGTCATCGCGGTCGCCTTTTACTCGAGTTTGAAAAGGCCAAATACTTTTGTTTAGCACTCTCATTTTATCTTGTTTCCTTCCGCCTGTGCCCACCGAAGCATAAACATTGTAGCATCTTGTTCGTCTTCAAACTGCCAATAAAGGGCGTGGTATGTCTCAGATCTCCATAGTCCTCGACAATTAGATTCACACCATTCATTCATAGGCTTAACATTGCCTATTTTAATATTATCAAAGTTTATACGATAAGAAAAGGTAGCACGAGCTCTTGTTGCTAAGATCTCGTTCACACTTGCTACCTTTAAACCTTTACCAAGTCCCATCACCATACTTTAAATGAAAAAGAGTTGCTTCTTTGTCGTCGCTAATATTAACGGTGTACATAGGATCACCGGAGTTAAAACGATGAGTGCAATCTGTAGTAGGGCAGTTCTTAGACATCCAGTCTTCAAACTCATAATCATTTTCTGGATATACCCAACAGGTCCAGCCACGTGGAGGAACCATTTCTCCAAATGGGCTACCAGGATTAATGGGAGTAACCCCATCGTGAAATTGCCAATGATGTATTTTTGTTTTCATGACCAGGACCGGTGATCTTCGGCAACCCATTCGTTGCCATCATATTCTCCGATGTGCCAAGAAACATCTCCGGGAATTTCAACAATCTTGAGATTGGCATGAGATCCATTTGCTTCTGATCCTAACTCTTTAACAATCTTAACTAAGTAAGGATCATCACGAGCAACATTGCGATCATAAAAATCATTTTCTTGGATACCTGCTAACTTGCAGTATTCACTACGAGCGCGAATACTTAGACCAAAGCCACCGTAGCAGGTATTGATCACAACATGGCGAACACCTGTTTTTAAATCTTCTAAAAACTTTTGCTTATCCATTTATATTTCAACAACTTTCTCTGGATCCCATCCAGTAAATTCACTATAACCATAAGGTTGTTCGTAACCACGAGGATTACATACAACACGAGTTTCACCAATGACGTAGTCAAATGGATGGTGTGTATGTCCATGTGTCCACAATTTAATATGAGGATTATCCAACATAATATTTTCTAGACTACTATGATAAGCACCATTCATTAAATAGTCATGTTTGTATTGTTCATGACAACTTTGAAAAGATGGAGAGTGGTGACCCACTACAACAATTTTCTTATCTTTATTTTCTTGAACAACTTGAACAATATAATCTCGAGTAGCACGATGACGTTCAACGGTATCTGCAGGTTTAAGTCTGCGGAAACCAGCTTTGTCATTGTTAATGGCCCTATAGTCCATCATCATGTCAGTAACAGCATGAAGAGTCAACGGATCAAATTTGTTCATGTCAGTCCACAAAGTTCCACCAACAAATAAAACATCATTGATAATTTTAGTATCTCGTTCTAGCAGATACACGTTATCGTGTACCCCACAGGCAGCTCTCATGTCATCAATAGAATCAAAGAAGCGTCCATCGCTGTAAAATTCGTGATTACCCATAACGTAAACAACGTGAGGAAATTGGAAGCTAACACGCTTCAGGAAATTGCGAAAACGAACTCCGTATTCGCTCTCGGGCTTATGAACTTTCGAAGCCACCATGATATCTCCGCCCAAAATCAACACATCAGCATCGTTGGTATTTTGAACATTAATATCTGAAAACTCTAGGTGCAAATCGGATACAATTTGGATACGCATTTTAATCACTTTATTAGAAATATGTGCATATTATAGCATCACTTAAAAGTTATGTCAACGGGTTAAATACACATATAACAATAACACTAAACATTGGAGCGATCAATGAATGAAATTTTCAAAATTATAGGCGATTTGGGCTTCCCTATTGCTGTGGCATTTGCAGGCGGGTATTTTGTATACTTAACCATTAAACTTTTGCTACAGGGCGTTTTGGGTAGCATAAAAGGAATGGCAGGTATCATTGTTGCTCTTGATAATCGAGTTAAAACTATGAACCACGATGTTGTACGTATTGATACCATTGTATCAAACGCACTAGGACTACGTCCTGACGTAGATCGCATTGCTAGAGCAGATGGCAAGAACGATGCTAGACGAGATTAATGAAAAGGAATTTTAAAATGTTCTATCTAGATTATAATTGGGATTTAAGTCCTAATGGTATTATATTCGACGAAGAATTGAATATAGATAAGCTAGGTTGGAAACACGGAGATCATTTTATGATTACCAATAGAAACGGAAAAGCTATGTTGGTAAAAGTAGAACCTATGGTTGCTTTTGTAAAAGGATATCGTGTTAATTTTGGGGATACCAAATAGTGTATATTGAACTTGACTTTCTTCTTTTAATATATGCGTTTTCCACTATATCATTAGGAGTTAGTGTCTATGCTCTATGGACCCTGAAAGAACTAGAAGATTATTATAAAACAAAAAATAAAAAACCAAAAATTAATAATTGGGAAATCAAAACCCCAACTAAAGTTAATAGGCCTAAGGGTCATTGGGATTAAGGAGATATTATGGGTGAATTAGGTGAATTAGTCAATAAGTATGGTTTCCCAATTGTTATGGCAGTTGGCATGGGCTATATTATTAAGTATGTATGGGAATGGTCAACTAAAGAAGTTAAACCGGTTATTAGTGAAGCTAACACCGTTCTTATCGCCCTTATCGATCGTATTCGTATGTTAGACAACGATTTAATTAGGTTAAATCAAAAGGTAAATACCGTATTACATTTGCGAGGCAAGATCATTGAGTCAGATCGTGTTATGGAACAGATGAAAGTCGAAAAAGAAGCTAATCAAAAGTTTGATCAAGCTACTAAATTAGACAATGACGAAAAGAAAACAGCCGCAGCAGGAGAAAGTTAAAAATGAGTAGAACAACAATTCCAGTAGCCCCAACTAAATCAGCAGATCCAAAGCTACCAACACAACCAGCACCACAGCCAGCAACTCCGCTAGATACACCTGCTTCTTAATTATCTGCAAAGGCTGTAGGTTTGAGGTTTAAATAAGTCTGATATTGTATCGGCGGAGCCTGCCATAAACGCAGGCCAATAGTATAGTTTAACACCAACTAACACTATCTGGTCAAACCACCAACACATAATTTGTTCTTGTATATAAAACGGGTTCATTATTTTTCGTGGGCAATAAACTCACCATTCCAGTTGTCTGGTAGGTCTTGTTGTTTCATAAACTCACAACGTTCAATCCAAATCTTGTAATACTTGTCCATTTGTCCGCCAAATGTGCCTTTTAATTCACCACAAATAATTGCGGCGGCATCAAACTTCTTCTGTTTGTATAACTCTTGCATATTGTTATAGCGCACTAAGTCTTTCGTCCAATCGGCACCGTTTGGACGTAGTGCTGTATAGATTAGGTCTGCTACTGACTTGCCCTTAGGTTGTAGGTTGTCAATACACAAGTAGAAGAAATCGTCTTTAGTTCTGTTGTATGTTTCAGCACCGATAATACATAACACGCCATAGGCTTTACAACGTGCTTCTAGACGTGCTGCGGTACTAACCATGTCGCCTAAAATGTCATAGCTGTGTCTATCAGTTGACCCCATCTCACCAATAAAGCCAATGCCCGTGTTACAACCCCAACCCATTGCGGCTGGCGGTAAGCCTTGTGCTTCCATTTCTTTTGTGTAAGCATCTACTGCGTCTAACATCTGTAGGCCAACAGCAACAATAGTGCGAGCATGGTTAGGATCTTCAATGGGTGCGCCATGTATGTGCATACTTGCATCACCTACATACTTAATAACCATACCCTTGTTGTCCATGATAGGACGACTGATAGCATCCATGTAGCCGTTCATGTACTTGCCAAGTCCAGCAACATCATCACCATAGTGTTCACCGATAGGAGTAAAGCCACGTAAGTCGCTAAACATAACTGATACGTCTTTACGTACACCACGCTTGATTAAGTCTGGATCTTTTTGTAGCATCTCTACTACTTCCTTAGAGCAGTAGCCTGCAAATTGTTTCTTAATTGCCTGCTTCTGTAAGAACTCACTTACAAACTTGACACCATAGGCATGCAGAGCGACCACAAGTAGGCCAACTCCAGGGGCAGTAGCGTCAAATAACCATAAAAAATTATTGAACACAATCCAACTGCCAACAGCACTACCGCCGACAAGAATAATCGTTGTTGCCAGACCGACATATACATACCTTGTTAAAAATATTAATAATATTCCTGCCAATGCTAATGTCAAAATCTCTACCCCATCAGCATAGTCAGGTCTTTTAATAACAACGTTATTAAACATTGTTCCTAAGACTGCGGCCTGTACTTCGTGTGGCCAAACACTACCAACAGCAGTTGGTACAGGATTACCCAAACCCGCAGCAGCAACTCCAACAATAACAACAGCGCCACCAAAATCTTTTGGTAATTCTGTCATAGAATATGCAGTAGATTGTTGGCTCCAATCAATCCAAACACGACCTAACTGGTCTGTAGTAATAGGACCAAATTTAGGAATACGCATTTTTTCAACACCACCATCGAATAATTTAATTTGCGTGGTAGAATCACCTGCGGCAACTCTTAACGCCTCCATTGCTAAACTTGGATATACTTTGCCATCAACACTTACTACTAGTGGCATTCGTCGATTTACTCCGTCTACCTCTGGAAGTGTATTAACAATACCAACACCAGCAGCACGACTTTCTAATTCAGGAATATTTGCAATAATACCAGGATATTGAATAATCATATCTTGAAAATCAGAGCCGATGATTGCAGTACCAGGCTGACGAGGAGAGTTTTTCATTCTATCAGCTGGCATGTTAGGTAATACCACTGGAAATTTTTCAAGGATAGATGCTAATTTTGCATCACCGCCTTGACGATCTTTTTCAGTCATTAATACGTTGAATATCACCAGTCCTGCATTTCTTTTGTACAACTCGTCGATTAGCTGAGCATAAACATCTCGTTTAAACGGCCATTGACCATATTTGTCTAGAGCATTTTCATCTATGTTAACGGTGATGATATTATTTTTTGTAGGAGATTGATTAGTAATTAAAGTATCAAAATAACGTAATCTTACGCTTTCTATAAAGACAGGATCAGCTATTCTTATACTTAAAATAAGTGCCAATGTCAGTAAAGCTGTCCACGGACTTACTAAGATTTTTTTAGCGTGGAACTGCGGCAGCTTTGGCAGGGAGATCTTCATCATTGTGGTGTCCTAATGTTGTTCCGCCTTTATTTCCAGCATTAAATTGTTTACATCCTTCTCCAGGAACATTAATACAATTAGGCGGCGGTGAATAGACAGGGGTTGGGCTTGTGGCACATCCTGAAATAATAAATGAAATTAACAACGTTAATTTACGCATCTATTATTTATTGCCCTTGCGTTACACTGATTTTTGCACAGCCCCCTGATGTTGCGCAATTAAAGTTAATAGAATAAAATTGTTGAGTAGAACCACTTTGAGATAGACTTAAATCAACAGGTAGACCAGTTAACGTAACTCTACTCATATGGCTAGCTGAACCTTGTTGTAATATATCTACATTTTTATTGCCGCCACTTAATGTAACCTCTGAATAGTGGCTTCCGTTGTCTTTTTGTTGTAAAACAAGTGTGTTTGAATTTCCAGAAATATTAACAAATGCACCTTTGGCTCCGCCTGTGCTTTGCTGTGTTATAGACACATCGTTATAACTAGAACTTGCTCCGTTACCTATGGTTAGATCTACATAGTTGACCGCAGTATTGGCAGTTCCGGATTGATTAACGGTTATATCGTTGCTGTATCCGTTATTGTAAATTTTTGTGTAATTATTTTTTGTTCCTGTTTGATTTACAACAATAGTATTTGATGTTCCAATCTGTTCAATGTGTACTTGGCTGTCTGCTGTTGTTCTATTAACAAAAGTTGTTATCTTTGAGTTATTTGTTGTATCGGCATTAAAAGGAGCACTAGTGCCACCGCAGCACAAAGACCCTGCAGTTACTGGGTCAACAATAGTTGATCCTGTAGCAGTACTTGTGGTTGTATTATTTGAATCGTAATATAATGTAACTTCACCAATTTGAACTGAATCGCAGGCTAACCCACAATTGCTCATGTCTTTTGTAGTATTAAATTGAATATAGTAATACACATAAGCATTTGTATTGGTAATAGAATATGTTGGCGAATCACTATATCGAGCAGATGGTAAACTGATAGCTTGACTATCTACAATTTTAGTCCACGTTGTTCCGTCATTACTTCCGTATAAAGAATACGAAGCAGGATCTCTTGGTTCAAAGTCATTTGCAGTAGTGAATTTGATTTGAGCAAGTACTTTACCTTGACTTAATTTAATAGTAAAACCTGCATTAGCTTTGTCAAAGTTTAGATATTTTGTATTAACGTCACCGTCAACAGCATTAGGAGCACGTTCAGCTGTTGGGCTGTTATTACTAGTTGGTGTTACAGATGTTATTAACGGTCTTACACTGGTCCAGACAGGGCCGGCAGGAGCAGCAGTTTGACCAGCAGCCAACGGAGTAGTTGAACCGTTGGTGGCGTAAGTGTTTACTTGTGCCACCGTCGGATTTAAAGTTCCAGTCCAGGTAAGACCAGACGTATTAGCAAATCCAGAAGTCATACTAAACAACTGCCCGGTATTATTATCGTTTCCTACAAAGAAGAAATAATCAGTTCCCATGTTAATAATGTGTCCAGTACCCATTACAGCCTTTTGTGTTCCTGCAGAATTGTATTGAACAGCGTTCCATGGGTTGGTTGCATTGCCTGTTGCCGCAAAGGCTACATAATCGCCAGACGCCCAACTTAATTGGCCGTTGGTCCAGGGAATTTTGTATGCGGTTCCAGGATTCTTACTATAGATTTGACAAGTAGTGGTATACATACAGGCAGATACGTTCCATTGGCTATCTGCTATTTGATATCGTCCAAATTTTAAATCTGCAAGACCTGTTGCCTGACTATGGGCACTGATACAAAAACTCCAAATAAAAGAAAAAAGAATTAAAAATCGTTTCATCTTATTTTAGCCACGCCACTTACTTGTTTAATATTGACAATGTTTCCGCCTGGATCAGCATTTCCAATTGTTGTAAAAGCTATACTATCATTGTGTTGTATTGTTATAGAGGTATTTGAATCAGCACCTGTTGTTTTAATTTCTGCATAGTTGTCTTGGTTTGATCTAAAGGCTATGCCTTTTCCTCGACTATAGATATCAGCTGCATCTGGTTTATCCCATATTACACATATGTTAGAACTAAAATTACAACCACTGCCTGCTGCCATTGATTGCATTGCTAAAATTCTTGCATTTTCTAATGCTTCCGCAGATTGCTTAACCATTTGTGCCATTCGTCTAGTTGCTTCTTGTTCAAGGTCTTCTAGCTCTCTATCTTTTGCTGTTTTTAGTTGTTCTTTAATTGCATTTTGAATTTCTGTAGGTCTGGCTAAAATTAAATTATTATTAATTTTTGATTCAATAGTGTTTACAACAACTGGCGGTGTTGGCGGCATGCTAGAACTATTAACAAAGGTTGCTTCAAACGCTTTGTCTAATTCTACGGTCCCAGCCATTGTACTAACACTAATTTTTCCAACTTTACATTTGTTTTCTTCTAATTCATATTTTTTCTGTTCAGCTTCATCTTTACAACTAGGCAACAAAACAACAAGGCTTCCTCCTGCTTCGTCGACGGTCATAGTGAAATCAGTACCTCGAACAGCAACAGATGCTGTTGGTGTTTTAATGTTTACTTGTTGGGGATTATTTTTAGCAATTTGACCGCTTGCATATCGTACCGTACCAGCTCCTACTTTAAGGGCTAATTTTCCAGCATCACTAGCTTTGGGGTCAAAAACAAAGTCATCTATGAGTAGTCTACTATTTTCTGTGACTTTGACTTTTGTATCATCTTTAAAGGTAATGTTACTTACGCAACCGCCGGTCACGTAAGTATCCATACTTTCAATACTAGCACCCTTTTCTCCAGATAATTTTTGTTTTGCTCTTTCGATTGCGCATGAGACTCCTTTTGTATCAGAGACCGTACCAATACCTGCCCAGCACTGGACGCAAAGTGTTAGCGAAAATGCAGCTAACAGCAAGGCTCGCATATCTTACCTCGCTATTGCTGTTGCAGGACTTATAATACTGCTAGATCCTGTTGTTCTAACCGTAACGGTATTGTTACTTCCAGTATTTTGGATGTTTACCGTTGTATTGTTAGTTCCTTGTTGCTGAATAACAAAAGAGTTGTAGTCACCTTGCTGCGTTGCTAAAGCAAGAGTGTGTACTCCAGAATCTGTTTGTTGAGCATTAAGAAAGTTATAATTACCATCAATAGTAATATTAGTAGATGATGTAGCACCACCGCTTAGATTTTGTGTAACTTGGTTATAACTGCTATTTGAGCTAGAAGAACCAATATTGACTAAACTAGTAATACTATTGCCGGTTATATTTGTTAACAACATATTGTTGTTTCCATACACCGTTTCGGTAATGCTATTTGAACTTGAATTCGTCGCAGCAGCACCACCAGAAGTAGGAACACCAACGGTTAATCTACTTTGGTTGTTGTTTCCAATTAATCTACTTGTAAATGTATTCAGAGATCCTTGGATATTGTACTGGCTGCTATTAGCATTGCCTTGCTGTTTAATATCAACAATGTTAGTTCCTCCTGTAATAGTTCCATAATTAGAACTACTTGGAGAAGCTGGACTTAATGTTGTAAGTCCTGTATTGTCGACAGAAGTTGCTGAACCATTAGTTACGCCACCAACATTGTTAGTTCCGCCTAATTGTTCAATCGTAATTGTATTGCTACTGCCAACTTGTTCAATGTAAACCTTATTAGGTCCTGTAGCATCGGTTGCCCATGCTGCACTGGCAAGACCGGCTAGCAATACGGTAAGTAATTTACTCGACAACTTACCAGCGCCTGTTCTACTTTTTTTCATTATATTTTACATAGTCAGGTTGTTTGTTTTTATTATATTCCCCGACTCGCTCCTTGGGTAACTACCCATAAATTATTTTTATTTTTCACTTCCTTTCATATCTTTTGCAGTTTTCTCGTCTGCCTTGGTTGCGGATTTGGATTCGACTTTTTGTTCTTCCTTGGTTTGTGGTTGAACCAACTCATTCTTTTCTTCCTCCTTAAATGCCCAGTGCCCTTTACGAACACCTTCGTTGATAGTAGTAACAACTGCTGCTTGAACTGCTACATCAATAGCTCTGTTAATACTCTCATTTATACTACCGCCTATTTCACCTTCTAAGGCAGTAGCATTTGCTCCCAAGCTCGTGCCGTCACCGACAAATCTTAATACGGTGACTTTGTCCATATAACTTAAAACGGTTTTAGTTACGGTTGTATTAGTTAAAATTTCACCCGAACTAACACTAACCGTTCTTAAATTAACCGTAACGGTGTCTGATTGATATTGTGTGCTTGCACCAATACCAAATATTCTTGCTCCACTTCCGCCAGTTAATGTATTGCTATCATAACCTACAATGCCGCCTTCCATAATGATTCCGGCAAACAACATCGGTGGTAAAGATTTAGCATCTTTTCCTTGATATTGTTCTCTCATTTGACGAATCATTTGACGTTCTTTAATTAAGTTTTCTAAACCAACACGTTCTAATGGAACGAACCAGCGTTGATTTCCAACTTCTTGTAATGCTTTAATCAAATATGCCTCACCGCCCTGTGTAACTGCAGAACTTAAAGAAGCAATATTGGCTTGGTATTTTCTTTGTCCTGTTAGGTCTCTAAAACTATAAACAGCAACAGGTATAGGACCGCCCTGTGGTGGGCGAACTTGATTCTCTTTCTTTTTAAGGAATTTACTTTCTTCTACTTTTGGTGCATCAAATTGTTCGCCGGTGATCTTTTCACGAACAGCAGAACTTGTTGCGCAGCCTGTTAGTATGGTTACAATTGCTAAGGATATAAGTGTCTTTTTCATGTCTTACTCCTTAAAATGCAAATGTTCCGGCAGGAACTTTAATTTCAGCTTGTTGGCTAGGATTTGAAATGTTATTAATTTGTATAACAATTAATCCAGCATCGGCACCTGATCCTAATTTCCATTGAACGGTGTTACCTGCTAGATTTTCAATTTGTCCACACCAGTCACCTGCTGTAGTACATGTTGGTGCGCCTGTGGCTCCAAACAAACTATCAGTTACTTGTTTTGCTAATTGGCTATAAATCCTACTCTGTAAATTAGCAATAAATTGTGCTTGTGGGGTATTTGCTGCTGCTGCTTCTGCTTTTGCTTGTATTGTTTCAGCTGCTGCTCTATTCTTTTCTTTTTGCTGATCTTCTAATTGTTTAATAGTCAATACGTGAGAACTATATCCAACACCACTAAACGCTGGACTATTAAAACTATGATCTAATTGAGCTGCCAATACAACTGAAGGCAACATCAGTGTCAATAATATTATTTTTGTTTTAGACATCGATTCGCTCCCGGATTATACCGTATAGTATTTAAAGGAGAGAGGATCGAAATTATATGGCGTTATTAATTTGTTCTAGAACAAGAAATGTTATTTTTGTTTAAAAGAAGTAATAGATCCTGGATTTGATCTAAAATCAAACAATGTACCAATAGTTAAATTAGGTATAGATGAAAATGCTTCAGCATCTTCTACATAATTAATGGTTAATGTAGGAACATTTATAGTCAATAACCCAGTGTGTTGATTAACTGACTTATAGTAATCAAATAATAGACCAACAATAGCCTTTCTCATTGGTTCTATTTGAATTCCGTTGTTATCTATAGCAGCAACAATTTTATCAATATCTTCTGAAAATTTAGATCCAACTACTGCTGTGAACATTTCACGGAACATTTTTTGAGTGGTTTTTGCACCCATCTCACTAAAAATTTTATTAAGTTGAGCAATATTTCTAGTGCTGATTGAAGATATACCAGTAACTCCTTGGTCATTAGATGTATCAGCAGTGGCGTCTAAAAACACTTCTCTACCAAGTTTAGAATTGATGGTATTAACCATAATTGTTCTAGCTTTTTCAACTGGTTGTTTACCTAGAGCAAAATCCGATAAAGATTTTCCCGTAGCATCAGATGCTTTAACTTCTACACGTTTATTTCCAACAATAATATCACCAACCGCAGGTTTAACGGTATCTTTTCCAATAACTGCCAACATTAATTCTCCCTTACCAGCGGCTGCATTTTTGCTTCCGGGAGTAACTGCTACAAGGTGTTTAACAATTTCTTGATATTTTGTTGGAATGTTTAACTTAATTCCTGTTCCTGAATTTGCTATTAACTCTGGTAAGTCTATCAATCTTTCTGGCTTAGCACAATCTTGTAAAAATGAAATTAAATCTTGCTGATCTATTCCTTGAGTTGCTAAATGGCTAAAAGTCTTTGTAACTTCTTTAGAAAAATCAGGGGGTAATTGTTTTAGATGTTGAACTAACGATAATACTTGATCATTAAATCGTTTAAATGCATCACCTGCCGATAGCGAAGAACCAACATTAAACCCTGCAGATTCTGCATCTTTAAGTTTTTTTTCTGCTATGGCTTTCAACCTCGGATCGCTGTTAAGAATTCGTTGATAATAATCTTCATCTGATTCTATTGTACTTAATGTATCATCACCAACTGCTTCTTTGGTAATTTCCTCTGATGGGGGGATAGCATTAAGTTGCTTATCTTGTTTCGTACCCTTAACTTCCAGCTGTTTTAAAATAGCTAGAATTTCGTTCTTTAATTTAGGATCAGTGTTAGGATTTTTCACAATATCCACTAGTTGAGACACCGTATTTTGATCCTGATTTGGAGCTGCAAATTCAAAAAATCTCATAGTTCTGTATTTATCGAATTTCTGGGAACAGGCATTCTTGAATAAACACACGAACATCGTCTTCGTTTAATCCTAAACTAGCCATAACACGCGGTGTATGCGGGTTTTGTTTCTGGTTAAAAGCGTAATAATTCTGCGCTTCTGTGGTATCATTGGCTGTATTGTTTGTTTCTGCTACGGTGCTAAGATAATGCTCTAATGTATCTTTAGCCATAGCAATGATTTGCTCTAATTCTGCTTCATCTTGTACGTTGCTGGCAGCTACCATACTTTTGCTGAAAATGTTAGTGGCCCATTCTGGTAATTCACGCACTTTACGCCATTCTAAATTATCAACGTAATCAGCAAACCAATCCATCATAGGATGTTGCTTGTCTCCTGCCGCTGAGTAATCATGAAAGCAGCCGGTAATTTTATTCTTACCGGCTACTACGTCAAAACCATAAATTGGTGCAGGATTATGTAAGTGTGGAAAAATGCAACAATGCATCATCCAGAGTCCTTTGGTGTTGCGAGCATCTACGACGTCAACATGAGCACGACGATAAGAATCGGACCGCCAAACGCGATTAACCCACCCAGGCTGATTAAAACGATCCATTCCAGGTTCGGAAATTTCAGTACCTGTTTTGTTGAACGATTCTTCAAGGAGGTGTTGTATCCCAATTAGGGTGTCCCAAACCTTACTCTCCACGATAGAGATCTCGCATCATTTTAATAGCGTATTCAAACGCTACACGAGCTTCATCTCCGAGGTCGTCAGTAAGTGTTACGCGAATAGCAGTTTTCATAGCATCGGCGTTTTCGAAGTCGTAGAACTTACCACTGCTGATGTGTGCCACTTGTTTCTTAATGATTTGACCACCGAATAGGTCGCCCATATGGCGGCAATATAAATGCGCCTTAACAAGATGTTTGCGTTGTTCATCATTGCCTAGTTTGTGTAAGTATGCCTGGTACTCTAATGTAGCAGGAGTAAGATAGCAATAGCTGCCATCATCTAATTCTTGGAAGTCTGCGTGGATAGCACGTAGACGAGGCAAGTCTGGCATTGTAACAAGGAAGCCCTGACGCTGACAATACCATTCGATTGGATCGTAGATTGCTAATAGATTGTATAGATAATTTTTGTAATCTTGTTTTTCAATTTTTCCGCTAAGAAGCATCTTAGCAAATGTTGTTGTTTCTGCTTCGTGGTGTAAATCTTTTGTGATTTCTTTTAAACTCATTCTTCTACTACCTGTATTTGTAATGGAAAACCGTTTGTTCGAGAGACTTGAGTTGCTATTAATCCTCTATGTTCGGCAATTTCATGAGGGTAAATTCCAGCAATCGCACTTCCTGTATTATGAATTTCTAAAGTAAGATCTCGTGCTTTATTTTCATTATGTTTAAAAATATTAACTAACAATTCTACAACAAAATCCATAGGAGTTTGGTCGTCGTTAAAAAATATAACTTTCCATAATTTTGGAGGTTGAATTGTAGTTTTTATTTTCTCATCAATTTCGATGTCAGTTAGTGTTCCCATAGTTTCTCCGTTTGTATGTGGGGGTTTCCCCCCACATAGTATTACTTAACCTCTACAATATCAATAATCTTTGGTTTTGCAGACTCTGGAATGTTACGAATTAATTTAATAGTAAGCATACCATTTTTTGTTTCTGCTCCAACGACTTCAATATGCTCTGCCAGAGGAAATTCTTTAACAAAGTCTCGAGTTGCAAGTCCTCGATGTAAGTATTGTTCAGGTGCATAATCTGTTGTCATGCTTTCACCCTTAACAATAAGAATATTGTTTTCTACGGTAACGTTAATTTCGTTTTTATCAAAACCTGTTACCGCTAGTTGAATCGAATATTCATTCTCCCCCATTTTTAAAATATTATGTGGAGGATAATTGTTAGAAACGCTGTTGGCGAATCGTCTTTCCATCTGATCAAACATTTGATCAAAACCTACAAGTGCTCTGTTGAGAGCATCAAAACGTGCTAATTGATTGTTCATAATAGTCTCCTTATAAAGTAAGAACAATTGAGCTCTATGCTCATTAGCGGCCCTTTTAGGTACCGCTAATAATATTTAAACATCTTTCTGTCTGTGTGTCAATCTTTTTTAGTTTCAGTAAATGTAGCATCTACTACATTATCGTCTTGAGTTGGTTGGGCATCTGGAGTTTGTCCTTGCTCTTTTAACTGACGTTTTTGTAGCAATACTGACATTGCAGGTACAACTTTTTCTAATTCTGTTTTGATAGCATCAATACTATCACCTTTAGCGGCAGATTCAACATCTGCTATTACTTTCTCAATATCAGAAATTTCTGTTTCTGTTAGATCAGAACGGAATTCTTCAAGATCTTTTTTAACTTGATGTAATTGAGATTCTGCAGAATTTTTAACATCGATTAATTCTCGAACTTTTTTATCTGACTCTGCATTAGCTTCAGCATCTCGAATCATTTCATCGATTTGTTCTTTGCTTAGACCGCTATCGGATTTAATAGTGATCTTGTTTTCTTTACCTGTATTTTTGTCTTTGGCACTAATATGCATAATACCGTTAGCATCAATATCAAAGGTAACTTCAACTTGTGGCATGCCTCTCGGTGCAGGAGCAATTCCATCAAGTTTAAACTCGCCTAATAGTTTGTTGTATTGAACAAGCTCACGCTCACCTTGGAACACTTTAATGTCCACAGCAGGTTGATTATCTTCTGCGGTAGAGAATGTTTGCTGTCCTTTGGTTGGAATGGTTGTGTTCTTTTGAATAATCTTGGCCATTACACCGCCTAGTGTTTCAATACCTAGTGACAATGGAGTAACGTCAAGTAGTAGAACGTCTTTACGATCACCACCTAACACAGCACCTTGAATAGCTGCGCCAACTGCTACTGCTTCATCAGGATTAACATCTTTACGTGGTGATTTACCAAATAGTTTTTCAACTTCTTCTTGTACCTTAGGCATACGTGTTTGACCACCAACTAAGATAACTTCGTCAATTTCTGAAGCAGTTACACCTGCGTCCTTCATAGCAACTCGGCACGGCTCTAATGAACGCTGAACAAGGTCGTCTACTAATGCTTCTAGTTTAGCACGAGTGATTTTAATGTTCATATGTTTTGGGCCACCTGCGTCTGCTGTAATATATGGCAAGTTAACATCTGTTGATGCAGAGCTTGAAAGTTCAATCTTAGCTTTTTCAGCACTTTCTTTGAGACGCTGTAGGGCAAGCATATCTTTCTTAAGATCAATTCCTTGTTCTTTCTTAAACTCGTCGCATAGGTAATCCATAATGCGTTGGTCAAAATCTTCACCACCTAGGAATGTGTCACCATTGGTTGACAATACTTCAATTTGTTTATCGCCATCTACGTTTGCAATTTCAATAATGGAAACGTCAAATGTTCCGCCACCTAAGTCATAAACTGCAATCTTTCGATCAGCTTTGTCTTGTTTATCTACACCGTAGGCCAGTGCGGCTGCTGTTGGTTCGTTGATAATACGTAGAACTTCTAGGCCAGCAATTTGTCCAGCATCCTTGGTCGCTTGTCTTTGTTGATCGTTAAAATAAGCAGGAACGGTAATAACAGCTTTGGTAACTTCTTCGCCGAGGTAGTCTTCGGCGGTTTTCTTCATCTTGCGAAGAACTTCTGCTGAAATTTGTGGGGGTGCCAATTCTTTGTCTTGAGCACGTACCCATGCATCACCATTTTTACTTTCCATAATTTCATATGGCATTAGGTCAATGTCTTTTTGCACAGCCTGTTCTTTGAACTTACGTCCAATTAAACGCTTGGCTGCATAAATTGTGTTCTTGGGATTTGTTACTGCTTGTCGTTTTGCTGTAGCACCTACTAGGATTTCATCCTGTGTGTAAGCAACGATTGAGGGTGTTGTTCTTGCGCCTTCAGAGTTTTCAATAACTTTTGAATTACCGTTTTCGATTACGGCTACGCAACTATTTGTGGTACCTAAGTCGATACCGATGATCTTAGACATATTCATCTCCTTTTAAAGTAAGATCTAGTTGGGCTCTTTGCCCTTGTTAACGCCCACCTGGTACGCTAACAAAAATATTTATCACTTAAAATTTAAAATATTTAAATTTAGGCAATAAAAACATCATTTATTTGACGGCCAACCCTGATAAATGTGGTGCATTTGCTTAATTGCTTAAGACTAGGGGCGCCCACATATGTACAAGAACTGCGCAATCCGCCTAATAAATCTAAAATTGTATGTTCTACAGGACCTCTATATTTGATATCTACGGTCCTGCCTTCAGAACTACGATAACCAGCAATACCGCCATGATGTTTATTCATAGCAGTATCTGAGCTCATTCCGTAGAATGTAACTTTTCCATCTTTTACTTCGCCGCCGCCTTCGTCGTGTCCTGCCAACATTCCACCGAGCATGACAAAGTCTGCACCTGCTCCAAATGCCTTAGCCACATCGCCTGGGCAAGTGCAACCGCCATCAGCAATAATATGGGCACCGAGGCCATGTGCCGCATCAGCGCACTCAATAATCGCAGAAAGTTGCGGGTAGCCAACCCCAGTTTGTATCCTAGTCGTACATACCGATCCTGGTCCGATTCCAACTTTGACAATGTCTGCTCCTCGTAAAATAAGTTCCTGGGTCATATCTGCTGTAACAACATTACCTGCAATGATTGTATGATAAGGTCTGTCTGCACGAACCTTAGCGATAAAATCACCAAAATGTTCTGAATACCCATTTGCTACATCAATGCAGATAAATCTAATGGTGTTAATAGCATCTAAAATATTACTTAATCTTTCATAATCTTTATCGCTGGTTCCTGTACTTACAGCAAGATGTTCAACATTTAGCCCAGTTAAATTTTTTGACCATTGTGATATGTCCGTTGACTTAACAATACAAGTAAACATGCCATGGTTTTGTAGTGCTTTAGACATTTCAAATGTTCCAACACCATCCATATTGGATGCCATGATAGGAACACCAGACCACTCTTGTTTGCTATGTTTAAATGTATATGTTCGATTTAAATTAACTTCTTTTCGACTCGATAATGTACTACGCTTAGGACGAATTAGCACATCACGAAAGTCAAGTTTGACTTCGTCTTCAATTCTCATAATTATCTTTGATTAGAAAAGGGGGTAATCATTTTTCCATCATACATAGTAGAACTACGCAACTTTTGAAATACATTTTGTACTCCAACTGCTTGATTCCAAGCATCTTCTAACGCATGATGTTTTAATACAGGTGGACGGTTGGGGTCAATCCCAATATCAAATAAAGTTCTGGTATCTCGAACTTCCCAGAATTGCCAAGGAATTGCTTTTCCTATTTTTCGAAATAAATGTTCGCATATGATAATATCAAAGCCTGCACCGTGACTCCATACACGCTTTGCTCCCCAACAAAATTTATAAAGTTGATTCATTGCATCAACAATATCAATTCGACCATTGGGATCAAATGCTTCATCTTGTGCCGCTTTCTCTTGCTGGGCCCACCAATCTAAAGTAGCCTGGCTAACGGTACAATTTAATTTATCACAACTATCAACGTCTACACGTACATAAAACTTTTCCATTGCTGGTTCTTGTAGTTCCATGCCAAACGGATCAAATTTAACTGCTCCGATTGTTAATATAGTTGCGGTTGGAAGGACGTCTAACGTCTCTAGATCGATCATAATATCAGTGTTCATACTAATATTATAACTCCTTTCTTTTTAAAGGTCAATACATTTTTTTAGGTAGTTGATTGTCTCTGATTTTTTTGAGCCATCTAGCTCTGGCGGCAGATTTTTGTGTTTTTCTAAGAACGCTAGGTTTTAAATAACATTCCTTTTTTCTTAGATCTTCCATAAGTCCGCTATCTTCGACTTTTTTCTTAAAACGTCTTAGAGCTTTTTCAAACGGTTCTCCTTCTTTTACAAAAACCTTATTACCTGTGAGAGTGTTATGTTTCATAATTTTCCAATGTGTTTAAAAATAATTTTTTTAAATCTTCCTTTGCATAAATGATAGAATCATTGACTTTATTTAGATCTCTTAAAGTACCAAAGTAGTATGAATTGGATTGTGCGGCCATATATCCTATGATTAGTTCAATAGCACCGTTTGCACTAGCATCGGCATTAAAAATAATCAAGTTTGCTTTAGGCTTCATGGTGAGTAACCAATCTACTGGATTTCCCATTTTCCAATAATATAAAATAACTCTATTTTTATTATCAATTTCTTTAAGAGAATCTGATACTATTTGAGTTTGTTCGGGAGAAAGATCTACTAATACAATCCTAATTCCGTCCAGTAACGTATCGTCTGGAGGAGTAACAATAATTACGGAATTATTCATTTCTTCGCCTGTTGAATTTTATTCCAAAGGGTATTTGATGTTTGTTCTTCGTTTTGATGGTAACCTTCGATTGTTTTTGTCACTTGGTTTCCGTCTACGTTTTCCATATAAGTTTCTTTTGCTGGAATATAATCGCCTGGGCGTTCGTCAAGTCTTTCGTTAGCCCATTCAACAGCTTCTTGACCTTCTTCTGCTTCTGGGTTTTCAATTGCCCACTTCTTAGCTTCAATTGCGGCTTCATCGTTTGGTTGAATATAATCTTCCCAAGGTAAATGATCAATAACACCGTTTTCAAAAAGTCGTCTTTGCTGTTTTAACGAACTTCCAGGATGGTCGTGTTTCCATTTTGCTTTTGCATCTTTAATGGCATCAGGTTCGTTTTCATCAATGTCATCGTCTACATCAACTTCGTCGTCGGCATCTTCAGCAACTTGATAATCTTGAATATTAGCATGTCTCGGAAACGCCCAACCTACCGGATGAGGATCTTGTTTTAATACAGGCTCTTCTGTAATTGCTTCATTAATTTCTTCTGTTGGTTCATTGAACGCAAAATCTTCTGCGATTGCTTCGTCAATATCTGAAATAACTTTTTCGGGTTCGTCTTCTTCTCGGAACCATTGAAAGGAATACTGGCTTGCTAAAAGCAGAATGACTGCTAGGGGATCAAATACTATAACAATAATTATAATGACCCATCTTACCGCAGCTTCTAAAAGATTTTGATCAGGGTTATCGCCATATATTAATGCGGCGATGTATTTGATTGGCCCAACTTCAGCCTCAACCTTACGGAGTTCCTTGGCGATTGGAGCACGTTCATCGTTGAGAATTGAAATCTCTTTCTGGGCCTTTGAGATATCATTTTGTAATTGAGACCTTTCTCTTGCTTGACCTCTTCGCAAGGCAGCGGCTTTATCTGCACCTTTTTCGTCTGTTGATCTTGCCATAACTTGATCAACAGATTCGTCCATTTGTTTAAGAGCCTTTCGAGCAGCATCGATGTTCTCCTTTTGTGTTTTTATTTTTTCATCGATAAGTGAAACCTTATCTGCAACATCACCTGTTGGAACCGCTTGGTCAAGGTGTGCTTTTGAAAGATAGCCAAATATACCCATAGATGTAATCATCATCAGTATAGTAATTGCTATCATGAGATAAATTTTAATCAGTCTCGGCGCTCGAGTCCAATTCCATTTTATCCATACGGTAGCGACTAATTTGCTTACCTCTAATGCCACACCCATAATCATAATAGGTATAGCCGCGGCAGCAAATATGGAAACCAAACCTGCTACGCTATAATAAACGGCGACAGCGGAAATTGATAATCCGCTGAATAATGTTAGCCAAGCTATTAGTTTATCGCTAAAAGTTATTTTCATGAAATAATATTTATTAGTTAAACCATCTCCAATAATTGCTACTATTTGAGAAACAGGCTGTTGCTGCCATTGTTTTCTCTACATTGTATGCAATTACCTGAATATGCATACGTCTGCAATACCCATCAGATACCGGCCAAGTCATTACAGGAACGGTAATCCCACTAGCATCATTTTGATACCATGTAACTGCTTGACCATTTTCTGCATACATTACTGCATGAGTTACACTTTGATTATAAATTGCAGATTGTTCTTTGTCAAGAGTTTTAAACCAGCCAAAAGACATTTCAATTAATTGGTTAGCCCAAGAACCACCGCGATAGTTAAAAAATTTAGGATTATTAATTTCGCCACTTATAGCATTATTACTAAACGCCAGGAGTATTAACAATCTCCCAACTACCGTCCAGTTTTTGACAACTGATACCAGTTCGTTGAACATTCTTGCCTCCAATTTGCATCCAATAAGTAAACTCACCGCAATTAGGTGCTAGTCCCATTCTTTTTGCGGTCAGTCGTTTAATTTGATCATCAGTACACTCGACGGTTGTTGTGCTAGTAACCTTCTCACCATTTTTAGTCTGAATAGTTTGTTCAGTATGGCAATATTGAGGTTTCTGTGCTTGAACCTTAGGAGTTGAAGAACATCCTGATAGGCAGGCAATCAAAATAAACATTATAATGATTGCCATCCAAAGATAATTCTTTACGGTATAGGGATGCATTATCGTCCCGCAACTTTCTGTTCTTTCGCCTCTTGGATCAATTGATCAAAAACAGCCTTAGGCATTTTCAATCGAACAAAGGTATAATGACGACCACTCATTGTAAAATGGCCTACTTCACGTTGAAGATGTTCTCGAATTGTTGTGTTCTTTACAACATAAGAGATTTTTGTGTAAGTAGTTTTTTTATCGTTATCAAAAACAATATCAGTATTGCTGTTAACTTCGCTATTGATACGTTTTGCAAAGTTATTCATAGCAATTGCATACATTTGTTCTTCTGCGGCTTGTGCGTGAATTGACTCACCTGCACCGCAAGCATATGCATATTCTTTAGTATTCCAGAACCAACCTTCTGATCCTGCTTGAGCGCAATCTTGATACCAACTAGGTTGAGCATAAGTTTTGCGTTCTTCAATGTCCTTCATGCCAGCGCAACCAACTAAGGTCGCGATTAGCGGAGCAATTAATAGTGCCTTTTTCATTGTGTGCCTTTCTGTGTGTGAATTACGACATTATTAGTATAGCATCGCCGCCAACCAAAGTCAACGGCAATGTTTACCAAATTATTTAAAAAAGATCAATGCCATCATTGCGGCTTGTAAAATGAATCCAAACCCAATAGTGACTAAATTAAGCATGTCTTTTTGAACAGCGGCTTTAACAAAAAGTAACGTAAGGCCTGTCCAAACTAACAATACAAGATCCACACCAGGCAAACGATCAGTGAGCCCGCTCATTACTGCTAACAAACTTGGAACGGTTGAAGCATGTAATACAATAACTGCTAACCAACCAAATGTTTCTGCGCTGATATGGCTAAATTTATTAACAAAAAATTCTTTAATTTGATTAAGGTCAAACTTTGGCATAGTAGGGATGTTCATTTAAATGTCCTTGCTATTAGTTTTTGGTTTATAAAAAATATGTTGTCCAATTTGTCCAATCTTTTCTAAAGGCCATCTTGGATTAACATAGGCTGCATGATAGTAAAGTGCATCTTTTAATACACTTAACGTAAAACCTTCCAATAACACTTTTTTGGCTACTTCATAACTTTCTTGGTAAGCGGCATTATTAACTGGTCTTGCTTTAGCGGCTGAGTCACATGCCCACGAGAATTGGCAAACAACTTTTTCCATAATAATATTTTTTTGATATACAACACCGCACACATCATGTCCAAATCTTCCAGATTTAACACGATTCATAGTTACTTGTGCTACCGCAACTTTACCTTCAAATGGCTCATAGCCAGCTTCACGATAAATGTTCATTGCCATGCAATCAAGATTGCGTTCAACGGTTTTAATTGATACAACTGCTGACGAATCAGCTAATGTTGTTGTACGAAGTTTAGTCATTTTGGCTTGTGTAACATTCTGTACCAACAATGACACTAAAATCAACCCAATCAAACAGGTTGTAAATTTAACTACTTTTTCCATAAGTCCTCCTTTGACTTGGTGTTATGTTAGCGCATTACTGCACCGCAATAACATTACATTAAGGGAGTTTAACTTCACGAGGCTCTGAAAGAACCCTACTTTCGTGTAGTTGTCTCCATCGGACGCAACATGCTCATAACATATTGTGCCTTTGGCGACCCTTGGCATCCCGAAAATACGGGTTTCTCATTAGCCAAGACCCGCCGGATCATTTCACTTACGTGCATTATTAATGATCCAACTATCTTAGTTTCTTTGCGAAACGTAGTAATATATACCATCTTATCCAAAATCATCGGTTAAAATAGGTAATTATCGACGCATTTTGGCAATATCTTCGGCTTCTTTGTCGCTGAAGATTGGCACGGCATTACTTTTATGCATAGTACCAATGCCTTTAATAGCTGTACCAGTATAAACCTTATCCGGTGCCTTGAGACATGGTCCGGCTGTGAAAGGCAAACTATTAATTTTGGGAGTTTCTCTGCGATATGGCTGAGTAACCACTGGAGACATAACAGGAGCCTCAAGGCCACGTTTTCGTTTGCGTTCCTCTGCTTCAATACCCCATTTCTTTTGGAGCTCTTTCCAAGATTCGTCCAATTCACGAGCCTTTCTTGCCTGTTCGGCATTACGAAACTTTTGTTTGCCTTTCTTTTTGCCTGTGGTACTAAGCCACGGGCCTTCCAAATGCATACTCATATGTCACCAAAATTGTTTAATACAGAATATAGTATAACTTCAATTTTGAATAATGTCAAGAACTTTTGAGCATGTTAATTAATGGATAGAAATACTCGGTTAGCGGATCCTGAATACTTCCTGCAATTTTATAATCTACATTGTCTTCTTCGCCGCGATTCACAGACCAAACTTGTTTATTAAGTTCGTTGGCCAAATTTTGAGCCTGCATATAAGAAGTTATATCAGTGCCATCATTTTTAATCCAATGATTTGGTTTAGACATATCTGGAATAGTATATCCAAACGCTTCTGGGTTCCTATCAATTTCACTGCCAGCAATGTAAGATCCGGGTCTATAAGGATTTATTACTAACCCAATGAAAGATGCAGCATAATTTATTGGGCAATCTTCTTGCATGAACCATTCTGCCTGTTCACGAACGAATGCTTCGTCTTCTCCAGGAAGTCCTATAATATATCCTGCATTTAAAGAAACGCTGTCGCCCCATTCATCTCTTATATCATATAAAACTTTTTTCCTTTTTTCAGAACTCATCCCTTTTCCAGCAAACTTACTTGCCTCTGGATGGAAAGACTCAATACCTATAAAACAAGAAGCAAGTCCTGTTTTTGGTAAAAGTTTTAATTGTTCTCTTTGCGTTGCAATTACATCGATTCGTATATAGGCTTTAATTTTTAAATCAAATGGTAACTTTGATTTAATTCTTGCTACCATTTTTAATTTTTCTATAGAATCGTTAAATGTATCATCTGCAATAAAATATCTTGTCACTCCCCAATTATTATAATTGTCTAACATTTCTTGATAAATTGTTTCTTCAGTTTTAAGATAGCTGGCAATATCTTTTTGTCCAATTAATGGGAATGAGCAAAAACTACATTTAAATTTGCATCCTCGTGCTATTTCAATTGTAAGAATTTCGTTTGGTTTTATTTGATCGTATTCTGTGTAGGTTGTTGTACTTTCTCTCCAACCCCATTCTCTAGCATTTGAATTTATATCGTGTTCTAAAACTTTTGGCCAAATTCTTTTTGGTTGTGTAAGCAAATCAATTATTTGATTTTCGCCTAGGCCGTTTATAAAATAATCTGCCGGGAAATCTTTATAGTAATCTATCTTTGGTCCGCCAATAACTATTTTAATTTTTTTGTTTTTTTCTTTTATAATATCAATCCAATCTTTTGCTTTTCCAGTGGCTGCATGATAGGTAAGAGAAGTAGGATCGATGTCATCATTTTCACCTGTTTCGGTTTGCCATTCTACATTACATCTTCTAAAATTTGGTTCATTTGATGTATCAAACGGATTACGATAAGGCCACCAAGTTGTTGAAAACCCTACCAACTGAGTATTTTCTCCGATGGCAAGATTACAAATTTCGTTCCAGGTTTCAAAATTTAATGCTGATGAAAAATCAATTACAAGAACAGAAAATCCATGACTTCTTAAATGGCTAGCTAGCCTGTGAGCTCCGTAACCGCGTGACCAGTTAGGATGGGTGGCTGTATCAGTTACCATTATTACATCAAAAGTTTTTCTCATACCATATTTAATGTATGTTTGTTACAGCCAAAAAAAATCTCGTCTAGGACGAGATTTTTAATTTTTGTATTATCGATTCATCACGAATTTAACACCTTAGCTACGCTGTTCATTACTGCGGCAATGCGGCCAATGTCACGAAGTTGTTCTACGGTGTAGCCTTCCTTCTTGAGTGTGTCGTAGTGTGCCTTAACACAGAAATGACACTTGCCAACAATACTTGCGGCAAGACTGAACGCTTCAAAGTTTGCCTTGGTAGTTCCGCCATGACTTGCGATAGCATTCATGCGTAGCTGTGCTGGCAAGCCTTTGAGTTGCTCGTCATCTGCCATTTCAACGTAAGGATACCAAACGTTGTTTTGTGCCATAATACTTGCGGCAGTCATTGCTGACTCTGCGTGTACTGGTGCATCTGCTAACAGGATGCTTAATACTTTGCCGTTGCCTGTTGCAGCCAAAGCCGCCACAGCACAACCATATGCTACATCTTTATCCAAAGTGCTACGATCCAAGACAGCATCAAGGTTTAATTTTGTGTCCTTTGCATAGTCTGGGAGCGCACCTTTAATTGTTTCACTAAAACTCATTGTGTGTCTCCTTTAGTTGCTTTGGCTATAGTTTTATAGCCACGATATGTTGGATGTACATGATCGGGGCTAGTATCATGCTTTCTAGCATCTATTACAAAGTCGTTGTATTTTTCTGCTACTGCAAGAACTGCCCGTCTCTTATCTTCTTTGATGTTAGGAACAATCCAATAAACACGATCAGCATTTACTAGTTGCCTTAGGTTATCTAGTTCCTCTGTTGTGTTTATTTTTGCTGTATCGTTTGATCCTAGGCTAATAATTACATTTTTTGCCTGGGTATTGCCTTTGGTGTGTAATACATGACGATTAACATAATCATAACTATTAATTCCACTTTTGGCACGAGTGATACATTCTGTACGAATTTGTCCTACTCCTACTGCCAGGCTATCGCCTAGAATCAAACAATCTAACATAAATGGTCCTATCAAAGAGTTTCGCCGCCTACTGCACGATTACAAGCACATAGTTCGCCAGTTTGTAGCGCATCTAATACACGAAGTGATTCTTCTGGGCTACGACCAACGTTCAAGTTGTTAACGGTAACGTGTTGGATAACGTTGTCTGGGTCAACAATGAATGTGGCACGAAGTGCAGCACCTGCTGGTGCAAAAAATACACCAAGTTGATTAATTAGACTTAGTTCGCCACGCTGTGTGTCGGCGAATTGAACGTGTGTGATTTTAGCAAGGTCTGGGTGTGCCTTTTGCCATGCTAGTTTACAGAACTCATTGTCTGTTGAACCTGTTAGCAATACTGCGTCACGATCCTTGAAGTCGCCTGTGAGTTTGTCATAAGCAACAATTTCTGTTGGACATACAAATGTAAAATCCTTTGGATAGTAAACGATGACTTTCCACTTGCCTGCGAAAGATTCATCTGTAATGTCAAAGAATTGATCACTACCTGGGTTAACGCCTGTTACGGCAAATTTTTCAATTTTATCACCAACCGTTTTCATTTTGTCTCCTTTTGTGTGTGTTTGAAAACTATGTAAGACATTTGTCCTATGCACTTACTATACATTTAATTATCCTATTAATCAAGCAAAATAATAGGTTTTTTCTAAAAATATTTTAATAACGATAATAGGATTTTTCAATAACGTTTAAAATCAAGAGGTTAAAAAAGGCCCCGAAGGGCCTAAGCTAAATCTAATTGGATTAGAAACGGTGAATGTAACCAACCTTGGCAACATTTTGTTCGCTGTCACCGCGGATTTGATCAAAGCCAACGTAAACATTGTCTTTTGCAGTTACATCATATCCAACCTTGGCACGCCATGTACGTGTTAGGTCGTTTTGAGAATCACTAAATGCGTTCTGATATCTCCAACCTAAACTAGCGGTAAGCCCGCTACCTAGCGCAACACCAAGTCCTGGCTCAGCTGACCAATAACCGTAACCAGTTGCTCCGCTTGAATATTTTTCACCAACTGCTACACGAGTGTAAGGTGTCAAAATTCCATAAGTGCTTGATGCAGTAACTCCTGCTTCAACACGATTTGCTAGAGCATGTGTACCATCTGTACGATATTGTTTAAAGGTAACATCACCTGCGAAGTTTTTATTAATAGATTCTTTAACGCTAAATTCAACAACGTTCTGGCTAGCAGTACCGTTCTTACCATTTGCGTCTTGACCTTCTAATCTTACTTCTACAGCTGAAGCTGAACCTACAGCCAAAGCCAACAGAGTTGCTAATGCAATTTTCTTCATATAATTTCCTCTTATGTGTGATCGTGTGTTAAAAACTTTCTGTATTAAACCAATAACAACACGACAAAAAATAATCAGCATTAACGCTGATCATTAGCAAGTATATAGCATAGAATATAAAGATGCAATAAAAAATGGCGTCAAAAGACGCCATTTTGAGCTATTTTCTGTTTCGAGGTATAGCTACCCAAAGCCTTAAGCGGCTAATGCGAAACGTGTATCGTTTGCGTTTACTTTGTTTTGCTTCTACGACCGGGTAACCCCAATCCTAACGGGTTTCACATTCCCGTGCTGTCCACTTCCTTACTCCTTGCCCTGTCGAAACCTTGTCAGGCCCCTCAAAAGAACTCTTTAGTATAGTCTATAGCACTTGTCTGTCTCTATACAGGATGAAGAATTCTTTTGGTGGACCTGGGCGGAATCGAACCGCCGTCCAGAACACATTTCTATCTGCTTCATACAGCAATAACTTATATTTAACACTCAAACATCATTTGTGTCAAGTTCTTCATCGTCATATTCTTCATAATCGGCTTCTTCAATCCATTCTGCTGTGTTTTCATATGCCTGATAGTAAGATTCATTTGGTTTCATAACTCGAAACTTATTGCCATGTTTTAAAGCGGCTACAAGATACTCGTTTTTGTCCAAAAGATCACAGACAATAAATCCGCTGCTACAAGAACCTACAATATGTTTAATCTTGCTGTGTTGAAACTCTCCCCGCAGTAATGCCTGATGGAATTCTCCTCCGTTACTAGCAATGATACGAGCTACCACTAATTTTGGATGTGGTAAGTTTCTATCCAAAAATCCAATTTTAGTTAATGTAGCGCAATTCTCTCTGTCAATAGAGAGCTTGCAATTCTTAAATTTAAGACTGCCTTTGGTATGTTCGTTGTCGGGAGTTTCTTTGGTTGTCCATGGTATTTCTGCGGTAACGTGATTTACATAAAATGTTACACCATGGCTTTTAACGACCCACATAGGAATTGTGGCGTCTTCTAAGTGTTTTTTGTTAAAATGGAACACTAGGTCCTTACATTGATATTCAATCTATTTTGTCATTTTCTTTTCCTTTTAAAAGTGCAGGGCTTCCACCTGTCTCCCACCTCGTTTTAAAGTCCGCGTGTCCAGGACTTTTTATTTATTAGAACGCATCCCAGTAAGAATAAGTTTTCTCTTTTACCTTAGTAAGGACAAGGCTTGCACCGTCCTTATTAGTGAACACGTACTTAGTACCGTTGTCATCAATTTTCTTCAGATCAGTCGGAGAAAAACGAATGCCTTCCCAGTCCCAAACTTCATCGTCTGTGCCTTCATTCTCAACCACTTTGTAAGAAACGTTAACATTCTTATTAAGTGGATTGCCTTCCCATTCTTTATCTTCAAAGTCTTTTTCTTTGACTTCTTCGCCATTGATGACCAACTTCATAGTATAGCGTGAAGTAGCACCGTACTCTGGCTTGGCGTTCAGCATGGTCATTGCTTCCTGCGGAGTTTCGTTGTAGCGGTTCATTTCTTCAACCAATGCCTTAAGCATGTCAAAGTTGAACTGATCAAACGTACCAGCAATGCCAACAATCTTTTCTGCATGTTCTACAGCCTTAAGGTTATCGTGGCAGTATTCACGGATGAAATCTGCATCAAGACCTTTGTACTCAAGGTTGTAAAAGATACGACCTGGACGGTTGCGCATATGAGCGTTTACACGCCACTTATCATTACAAGTAAGCACGAACAATTTCTTAGAAGGATACACACCGTCAAGGAGTGTAAGCATGGCTTCTTGCTCGCTTTCGTCGTAGACTTTTTCAAACTCGTCAAACAACACAATAACAGGTTGTTCAATAGATTGGATAAGTGTGTTGAATGCCTCACCGTGCCACGCATTGTTGATTACAATAGTTGGAATATCACGATCATAACCTCGTACAGATAACATTTTAGCCAACATGGTTTTGCCAGAACCTTTTTCACCGTTCAGCATGACACCAGTGGATGCAGTACGATCTGCAAAGGTATTCAAAATACGATCAGCTCTGCGACCTGCATCGCCGTATACTTTGCCTTTAATTTCAAATTGGTCAATGGTTTCAAGATAAAAATTTCCGAACGGATCAACTTTAACCGTATAATTTCCAGCAGGGAGTTTTTCGTGAAGGTCCATTGCCTCCTTAGAAGAAACCTTAAAAGTATTGCCGTGTTTCAGGAAATAAGTCATGTCTATGTCTTTCAAAAATTTAAACAACAAATATATTATAGAGCCGTACAAAGGGTCAGTCAAGACCCTTTGGTTAAATCAAGCAAAAATTTCTAATGCTGTACCACATTCTACGCAGAACTTAGCAGTTGCTTTATTCTGTTTGCCACAGGTAACACATTTTGGTTTGTGCTTAACGGTAACAGCCTCTTTAACAGCTTCTCCGCCCAAAATCTTAAACACCATAGAATGCTTAACACTTTCTAATGCACCAACGTAAGTAGTACTAAACTTTTGATCGCTCTTAGAACCAGGAACGGTAATGCCAACATCGTTTAGCAATTCGTGTGAACTATTCACAGAAGTTGCATCATAACTAGCAACAGAACACGTTACACCATAGTGTACATCGTTAAGTCCTCGAAGGATCCCACCTTGTGGGTAGATGCCGCCAATCTGTGTAGTATTCCAGCTAATAGGACGAGCAGGTTGTTCAAATTGGAATTCTACTCTTACCAGTCCGTCTTCAAGTCTGGTGCCGCGGTGTTGTTCAACGGATCCTGTTCTTTCGATAAATTTGAATTTGTTGCCTTCATTGAGATTGCCGTTCTTGACTGAACGCTCAAGGTCAACTTCTTGTCCTGCATTGAGAACAATCCCGCCAGGGACCATATCATCACCATCAATAAAAACATTAACGACAGCACGGGTCGTATGTAAGTTCTTAAGTAGTATTGAATATTCTGATCCAAATGGGACATAGACGGTGTCCTTAAATTCACGTAGGACTTTGCCTTTTACTTTGATAGCCGCAGCTAATTTTGATTCGTACATCATGTACATCTCCTTTTACGGTACACACTCTAAGTACCTAACATTTAAAGAGTGTTGGTTTGTAGCACCCGCTACAAATTTATTTACACATTGTTAAGACCAATGCGTGAATATCCGAGTTTAGATTTAATCTCTTTTTTGTTCTTTTCTGGTTTCCAGGCTCTTGGATCAACGGTTTCGCCTGTAAGTTCATAACGAAAGTCTGGATCGTAAACCATGTATCCTAGTTTGTTCCATTTGATTACTCCGTTGTCAAACAGAAAGATACAACCGCGACACATACAGAAACTGGCACCATTGTCCGACCATACATTGCCGTTGACCGTGCCTACATACTTTACAACCTTACCCGTGTGCATTTCTCTCAGTGCTTCAAAGTAATCAATCATTTAGATACACCTCAATAAATGGATCCTCTTCTGGGAAATAATGCACATCGTACATTATTCCGCCAATGTTGTATTCTGCACACCAGCTATGTTGATTATTAGTCTCTCTAACTGGTTCTGTCATTTGAAGCATAAGCCAAACACGATCGTGTTCTGCGCCTTCAAGCCTACGTTTAGGAGGGCCCATAATTTTACGAATCCACGCTTGTGCTTCTTCTTTGGTTTCAAATGGCATAAAAAATCCTTTGGTGCGCTAGGTGGGAATTGAACCCACTACTCGGAGTTTTAGAGGCTCTTGCTTGACCAGTTAGCTTCTAGCGCATTAGTGTATTATGCGATAGTTAAGCAGTTAAGTCAAGACGTTCTTCTTCAGTTTGGCTAAGTTTATTTGGACGCAACGGATCTAACCACGTGTCTGGAATGTATGCTTTGGGTGTATCACCTAGCATATTTTGGAGACCGTGATCAGTAGAGATCCACCAATAGTGATCTGTAATTTGAGCTTTGCATATAATTCCGCGAAAATCAAATTCTTCGCCCTCATTAAAATGTCCAATATAGTTTTCCACCAATACGGTTTTTCCTATGTTCTGCGGACGTAGGCTCATTATAATTTTAGCAATGTCACCTTTTTCACATTTCATATTTTTAAAGTGTTAATTGATCCGCCTAGTGTTCCTCTTGGAAATACATTAAATGCTAGACTATATCTAAGTTTATTTGATTTATTTTCGCTAACAGCATGATATAACAAAGAAGGAAACATAATAAGATCGTTTTTCTTTGGAAGTACATCCCATGTTTGAGCATTAAAAAAATTTAATTTTGTTTGATCAATTTCAACATCAATCATCTCGGGCCATAGATTATAATGACTTTTGTCTTTTAAAAATGTAATAGTTCCCGAATCATCGTTAACATCGATATAATAAACTCCGCTGATTAAACTATTATTGTGTCTATGAGAATCAGCCCAATCGTTTAAAGAATGTCTATTAATCCAGCTATTTTGAATTTGAAATTCTAAATTTTTATCACATCCTAATACTTCGTATAAAAAATTATTTACATGATATTGTATTCTATTTTTTAATGGTGTAAATTTTTCTTGATCTAGAATATATTTGTTAACGGTATAATGACCATTTTTAGAAGGCATTTCTTCAAATTCAAGAGTTTCTATTAATTCCCTAATGTTTTTTTCTAAACTACCTAGTGGTGTTCTATATAACGGGACAGGGAATAATGGTGTAACAGAATAATCTATCATAGAGAAATTTCACTATTTCCGCCTTGGCCAATAATTCCTCTTGGGAATACATTAAATGCTAGACTATATCGTTCTTCATTAGATTTATTCTGTGCAACATTATGATTTAAAAGAGATGGGAACATGAGTATTTCGTTTTCAATAGGTTCAATAGAAACTGGAGAATGAAATTGTGTAGTTTTATTAAAATCTATACAAAAAGTATCTCTCCACAAATTTGTATGTCCTCTATCTTTATGAAATTCTATGTCTCCGCAGTTTTTAGGTGCTTTCATATACCACACACCACTAATCAATGCATTGCTGTGCCAGTGGTTTGGATGATATCCGTTAGGAAATGATTTATTAATCCAACTGGTTGTAATTTCCCATTTTTGATCTTTTGAAACACCTATAACATCGTAGACAAAATAATCAATATGATCTTGTATTTGAGATTTTAATTTTTTTAATTTTGGTAAATTTAATAAAAATCTATTTGGAGTTTCTAAATGTGTAAAATTTTCATCTCCAAAATTACTAAATTCTTGATTATACAAATATGCATAAGTTAAAGGATCAACAGGGTCTAATTTAGACTGATAAAGGGGGATAGGCCAAATATGATGAACACTTCCTTTTATCATTTAATCCATCCTATTTTTTTTCCTTCAGCTTTTCTACGATCGTGTTCTTCAACAGAGTTAGGATAACGACAAGCCCAAAAAGCCACAAGGGCCATAAAGATAGCAGTACTGATAATTCCAATTGGTTTAACTCCTCCTGTAAACATAAGCACTAAACTAAGGCTCATCATAAAAAACATTAGGTAACGCATCTTCTGTGGGAACACACGTTTCTCATTCCAGTTAGTAAGGAATGGTCCAAATATTTTGTGATTGTATATCCAGCGATGCATACGTTCGCTGCCTTTTGAAAAACAATATGCGGCAAAAACTACAAAAGGACTATATGGAATACCTGGGGTAATTAAACCAATATAGGCCATGCCTAATGATAGAAATCCTAAAACATTCCAAAAAAACTTTTTCATATTAACCTGCTTTCACATCTCCGCTACCGCTGGCAGCATGACCACAAGTAGCGGCGTCGCCTGCACGACATATAGGAATACCATTAGCTTTGACCGTTCCTGACGAACCAGACATAACTGGACCAGAGTGCGGAGATCTTCCATGACCAGAAACTGCCGCTCCTTTAACTGCCACTGGAGAACCATTCACCTTAACCGTAGGTGCAAGATTACCTACAATAGTTCCGCCTGCAGCATCTACTCCTACTCTTGATATTCCCGGCATGTTAGACTCCTGCTAAGGCTATTCCAGTTGTGCTTTGCAAATACTGATTAGCAAAATCTTTTTCTGTTGGCACAATAGCCATGATAGTTCCAGAATTAAGAACAATCTCTTTATCTGGGTGGACCGTAAAGATATATGGCATCATACCAATACCTTTTTGCGAAACACTTAAGACCATAGGACGTTTAACTTTGTGTCCGTTTGGTGTAACTTCAACATATGTTGCTAAAAGTTCTTCACCTGTTGCCATCTTAATTGTTACAACTTCACCTTCTGCTACACCTTTATCAATTAACATTTTCTAACCTTTTCTTTAATTCTTGAAAACCACCAATTAATTCTTCATCTAAAAAAATCTGTGGAACGGTACGAGCTGTAGGAACAGCTTCTAATAAATCTTCTTTTGAGTATCCGTCGCCAATTTTCTTTTCTTCAAACTGAATGCCTTTTTGCTTTAACAGAGCCTTAGCTTGGTCGCAATAAGGACAATGATATTTGCTCCATACAACTGCTTTCATTTAAACTTCCTTTAATTTGTAAAAACTACACTTCCTGACTTGTCAGTAACACGAACCATCATAGCCCCCTGTTTTTTCTTGTTCATTGCGGCTGCAATGGCTGATTGTTCTGAACTATAAGTTCCAACTGCTTGCCAATTTTCATATGGCGATCTTTTTTTATAAAAAACTTTATACATGATTATATAGTCGGTAATTCTGAATAGTCGATTGCATCTGACATGACGCCAATAACATAACTTGTAGACTCTGTTTCTTGTAATGCCGATTGCTTTTTGCTTGTATCGCTATGCTTATTGAACCACGGAATAGGAGTGGTCTTGGGACTAGTATTCCAATACTTAATACCAATATCTTTTAAAGAAACTAATGCAGTATAATCAACAAAGTCTTTTAAGATATTTGCGTTAAGTCCAATAACTGGACCTTTCTGGAACAAATAATCTGCCCATGCTTTTTCTTCAGCAATAACGTCTTTGTAAATTTGAATTACTTCATCCTGGCATTCTTGTGCCACTTTAGCAAAACGAGGATCTTCCTTAACAACTTGGTTAATGATATAAGCTGTCCATGCCTTGTGTAATAATTCGTCTTGTAGAATCAAGCTGATAATGTTACCATTGCCAATAAAGATCTTGTTCTCTACCATTGCGAGTGAAGTAGCGAATGATACCATAAAGCGGAATGCTTCTAAGGCATAACTTGCGTGTAGTGCTAACCAAATTGCTTTAATGTGGTACTCTTCCTCAACCATCAATCCAGCTTCTACATTACAATTAGCCACATGCAATTTGTCATAATATTTGCCCACACTCGAAGCCATGTCAACTATTTCTTTTGTATCATGGATAGTATTGAATACTTCTTTAGGAACATTATAGATGTTACGGATGATGTGGCTGTAACTACGACTATGGATATTTGTTTCAAAGAACGTCCAGTTATAGACTAGTGCTTCTAGTTCTGGTAGACTTACAACAGGAGTAAAAATTTGACTAGGGCCACGGCCTTGTAAACTATCTAATGCTGTTTGTCTTAACAAGTTGCTTGTAAAGATATGTTTAACTGCATCACTGGCTTCTTTAAAGTCGCCAGCATCTTTAGTTAAACTAATTTCTTCCGGCACCCAAAAGAAACCACGAGCAGTCTTTTCAAAATCTGCAATCTTATTATACTTAACTTCTTCAAAGCGTTGGATGGTAACTGGACCAGCTGGGTCCAAAAACATCTTACGATTTAAATAGTCTGTCTTTGTGTTTAAATTATATTGTTGTTTACTCATTATTATACTCTAAAACTTTCACCGCACCCACAACGATCCTTTTCGTTGGGATTAAAAAATTCAAAACCTTCATTAAGTCCATTACGTACCCAATCAACCGTAAGACCGTTCATATATACCAAACTTTTAGCATCAACTAATACTACAAATTCATCAGTGGCAAAGTTAGTAACTCCTACTTCGGCCGTATATTCATCTACATATTCTAACACATATGCCAATCCACTGCAACCAGTAGTTTTGACTCCTAATCGAATTCCTACTCCTTTGCCTCGATTCTTAAGAAGTTGCTTAATTTTAATTTTAGCTGTGTCGGTTACGGTAATCATTTACTGCCGCTTTAATCGCATCTTCTGCCAATATGCTACAATGTATTTTGACCGGAGGGAGGGCGAGTTCTTCTGCAATCGCAGAATTCTTAATGCTTCCTGCTTCGTCAAGAGTCTTACCTTTGAGCCATTCTGTGACAAGAGAGCTAGACGCAATTGCCGATCCGCAGCCGTAAGTTTTAAATTTAGCATCTTCAATTATGCCTTGATCATTTACCTTAATTTGTAGTTTCATTACGTCACCGCAAGCAGGTGCCCCTACCATGCCTGTACCAACGTTGGGATCTGATTTATCAAAACTGCCAACGTTACGAGGATTTTCGTAATGATCAATAACCTTGTCTGAGTAAGCCATTTATTTTCTCCCAGTTAATGATTTTCCATTGGTTTTCTAAATATTTTTTCTTATCCGATTGATAGTCTAATGCCCAGGCATGTTCCCACCAGTCAACTAGTACTAAAATATCTTTTTTTATTTCATGATTTTTTATAGTTTTAATCTCTCCAGATTTTGAAAGATAAACCCATCCACTACCTTGAACGGTCATAGCAATTTTTAAAAATTCTTCTTTAAATTTATCAAAGGTAGTAAACCGACTCTCGATAAACTCTAAGGATTTACCGGTTGGTTTATTTTGAGAATTATATTCATGGTATTGTTGAAATAAAATGTTGTGAAGGAAAACACCTGCTTCGTTGAAACTTGGATCGCCTTCGCCTGCATTATATCTTTCTGCATATGTCTTGGCTAATTTTTCGTAATGATAATCTATAGTAGATTTTGATATTGAAGGATTTAATTCGTTTGAATCGTATGGAAGTTTTTCTATTTCTAGTATGTGTGCTTTTCCTTCCTTCAATACGTTTCTAATAAAATTAAAGGTCATAACTTGCAAGCCTCACAATCTTCTTCTTCGATTAATTCTCTTTCGTTATGGAAACCATTATAGTGTACTTCGGGGGTCTTGTCTTCGTGTTTAGCACCTTGTTTGTTAATCAAACTATAGTAAAAAGTCTTAATGCCCCACATGTGTGCTTGCATCAAATTCTTAGCAATTAATGTAGTTGGAACTTTACGGTCTGGAAAGTGTGCTGGGTTGTAGAACGTATTTGTAGAGATACTTTGATCTACATAGGCCGCAAGAACTGCCGCAGTTTTTAAATAACCTTGACAATCTTTTTGTTCCCACATAAGTTGATACTTGTTTTTTAATTTGTGATAGTCTGGAACAACTTGTGTAAAGCTACCTGCCTTTGATTCCTTAGTTGAAATAAGGCTCATAGGCATTTCAATACCATTGGTGCTGTTAATAACAACACTAGAACTTTCAACAGGGGCGATAGCCATAAGTGTGGCATTTCGTACTCCGTATTGTTTCATCTCTGTTCGCAATGATTCCCAATCAAGCTCTGGAGTAAAATCTGTTAGATCATTTACACCATTGGCTCTGTGTTCCCATGGAAATTCTCCCTTGCCGTATCGTGTATGTGTGCTATGCAGACAAGCGCCACGCTCTCGGGCAAGTTCAACCGTAGATTCTGTTAAGTAATAGGCTTGATGTTCCATCCAGCTTTTAACTTCAGCCAAAGAATCTTTTTCACCATACTTCAATCCACGTTTGGCATGCCAGTATGCTAGGTTAGTAACACCGATGCCTAATGGTTGGATTTCGTCATTACTCAATTTACTTTGAATACTTAAGAAATCCTGATAGTCTAGAATATTACATAGACTACGCTGTAATATGCGACATGCTCTGCGCATGTCTTCTGGGTTACGGAACGCACCCCAGTTGATGGATCCCAGTGTACATAACGCTATGCGTCCCTCCTCGTCGTCTAATCTCTTAAATGGACGGGTTGGTAATAAGATCTCACAGCACAAGTTACTTTGATAGATTGTATGATACTCAGGATCAAATGGTCCTTGGTTCATAACATTATCAATAAACACCAAATAGATGCGACCTGTATCTGTACGCTCCTTAAGAATGCCGCTCTTGAATACTTCTTCGGCACTCATTGTTTTCTTTCTTAGGTCTTTACGTTTTTCGTACTTAACATATAGTTCTTCAAACAAAGAAGTATTTTTATAAAATGCTTCGTATAAGTCAGGCACTTCATTAGGATCAAAGAAGGTAATATCTTCTTTATTTTTAAATCTTCTCCAGAAGAAAGCAGATAAGACTACTCCATAGTCCATGTGCCTTACCCTAGTCTCCTCAGTTCCTTGATTGTTCTTAAGTACGATGAGATCATCAAACTGATGATGCCAAATAGGATAAAAAACCGTCGCACTCGCATTTCTGATTCCTCCTTGTGAGCATGAACGAAGATCACCAAACCATTTCTTTAAAAATGGTATCATACCGGTGTGCATGATCTCCCCACCGCGAATGGGGCTACCTAGCGGACGAAGACGTCCAATCTCCAAACCGATGCCAGCACGTTTGCTGGCATATTTGGCCATCATTTCACCTGATGCAAAAATGCTGTCAAGGTCATCATCGCTACGGATAAGAACGCAACTACTAAACTGCTTTGTCGGGGTTCCGAGGCCAGCGAGAACAGGAGTAGCAAGAGTGAACAAACCATCACTAGCAGCATTATAGTACTCCTTTATATAACGCATACGAGCCGTATTTGGCTCTTCTTTATGAAACACCGTAGCAGCCGCTATCATATAACGGACCTGTGGTGTTTCATAAATTTCTTTTGTAGCACGATTGCGTACTAGATATTTTTCAATTAGTTGTTCAATGGCTGCATAAGAATAATCTTCGTCTTTAGAATGATCTATCATGTCATTCATTTTATCCCAATCTTCTTTGCTATACCAATCTAATAGTTCGGGAGTGTATAATCCAACCCCAACGTTCTTTTTTACTATTTCATAGAGGTGAGGAGGCTCATATTCGCCATATACATCCTTACGTAGCATACTCAAACGTTGTTTGCCTGCTACATATTGATAATTGGTATGTCCTACATCGGGATTTTGTTCAACATC